GCCTATATTATGAAGATGATTGCTCATCAAATGCATAACGGAGTTCGCAGCAACCAAAGTTGCCGTTCACCAAGGCTAACCAACCGGGCTTACGGGTTTCCCCGCAAGCCCCGTCTATAACCGGCGAACCGGTTTAGGCGGGGTTGTTGACATTTGTGGATGTAATCGAAAACGGTGTTCATCTGTGCCTGAGTTGCGGTTTTGGTGGCGTCCATATCAAGAAATGTTTTTCCCAAAGACGGATTACGAACCGCAATCCAACCGCGCCGGTACAGGTAATCGAGACCCTTCCCGCTCCAATCATAGGCCATGTCTAAGACTTCCTTATCAGAGAGGTTCAGGCGTATTCTGTTTTGCATGATGATGCGCCCCGCAAGAGCCGCATGCTCTCCGAACTCGCAAGGATACCATGTTCCGTCCGGAGCAATCATGCCGTATTCAGATAACTTCTGGATATTGTTAGATTCGTTCACACAAATAACCCCTTCGCTGTCAGGTGTTGTTGTCCAAAAACTCCTGGCATTCGGTATCGTTCATCACGAATCCGAAATACGCCACACGCTTAACGGTCGTTTCCCAGACACGCATTGTGCGGCTCCGGGGCTGTACGACCCAGGAATGACAACGCCAAAGCCCGTCCTCGGAAAGAGCGTACCCGGTCGCAATAGAGCAGTGACCACGGTTTGCATCCCAAAGATAAGCGGAATTCGCGTGACATTGACTGGGCTGACCCTTGCGCATATAGCTGCTGCCATAGAAGAACTGCCCCCGACTGAGTGTTTTTACGGCGTCTTCGTCGTAGGCAGTCATGCAGACCTCATCTCCTCCGAAGCCGAGAATCTTGTCATGCAGTGCTTTCATGGCATCGAGCATCTCCTTGGAGAATCTCGATTCGCCGTTATATACCTGATGGCTGTCAATCCACCGCTTCCAATCATCACTCATCGGATTCCAGTGAATCGGCGTAGACATCTGCTCGGGTGCTGTGATGGGTTTCAGGCTATTCCAGCCTTTTCGTGTAAGTGTCATCTCGTTACCTCCGCTGGTTTCAGGAGTTTATCGATTCTTGCAATGATTTCATCGCGCTTCTCTCCGCTCGGAATCGAGTCACTGTGACCCTTATCCGTGAGAAGCGTGTCGAACATGGCAAGAATTTCATTCGGATTGACCGGCTTCTCGGCAGAGGCACGAAGATAGGCTTCGATATCTTCCACGAGATTCCAGTATTCCATGCCATACAGCATCGCACTGTTTTCGTTGCTATGCCGGTCTTCTTCCTCGCTTGCATCACTGCAAACGATAGGAAGTTTTATCTCGGCGAGATAATCGTCAAAGATATCCGCAGTATAAGCGGCGAGCCAGCGAATATTGGTATTCATGATTTTTCCTCACTTTCTTTCAGCTTTTGCCGCAAGCATCATCCCGCAGCATTTGTTCAGGCAAATGACACTGACCACGAGCAGCGCGATATTGTGCAGCGTGAAGGACTGTGCCAAAGCACTGATGCTCAGGAAGATGAAGAGAACAAACAGGACAGCTAAGGTTTTGAAGAAGGTATAGATGATTCTGTTCATGGTAATGCTCCTTTTTTGCTCCGGTTATCGAAGCATGTCAACGATTTTTCCGACCAACTCATCATTGGTCACAAACTGGTTGCGGCCCCTGGCACCGAGCGATACAGAGGAGTAATCCTTCATATCGGCGGCATAGCGAACCATATTCTTGTCGGCAATCGGCTGATAGCAAGACCGTTCTGTGGTCACATACACGCATTTTCCGTTCAGGACATTCATGATGTGTCCGTAGCAGCCCGTCTGCTTGCCGTTGCGCTGCATGTTTTGCAGGTTATGCGTCAGCATCAGACCGTCGTTCTCCTTCTCGGCACAGGAGAGCATAGACAGTAGTTTTCGAGTCTTATACGCAGTGTTTGTCATAGTAAATCGCCTCATTTTTTAGAAATACTTGTAAGCAGCGTTCAGCCGCTTGTTGTAGAGTTGGAAGGTGGTCAGGTTCCCGCAATAGACCTTGCTGGACGAGATAGGGACATTCACCCCGGCTTCCATGTGCGAGAAGAACATCGCAAGACAATCTTCTACACTGTCGCTCGTGGTGAGTGTCTCGTATACCGGATACGAGTACCCCGCTGCCTGACTGTATGTGGCATTGAGCTCATGGACAAAGAATTGGACCTGACCGGAAACTGAACTTGCATCCAGACCCGATGCATAGCACCAGTTCAAGAGATTCGTCTTACGGCCGTGTGTCCATTGCAGAAGCCCATAGCCTCCGTCGTTCGGATTCTCGGCAGTAACACGAAGCCCGCTCTCCATTGCCATGCACCCCATCACAGCTGCAGTGCCGGCCTTAGAAAGACCTGCATCCCGCAACGCTGTATAGATGGCGTACTCATTGTCAGAAAGGTTCTGAGGCATCGTGTCCGTCACAGGTTCTTCTGCCGGTTCCTGTGCAGTTTCTGCCGTCTCGACAGAAGGCTCAGAAACAGGCTCTGTCTCGGTCACCTCCTGCTCAGGTATAGGCAGTACCGGCGTGAAAGGCGGCTGAGCGTTGAGTTCACGAAGATGAACCTCCAACGGCGTGACATACTCGATATCGGAATCATCATCAGATGACTTTACCGGCGCAGCATACGCAGGCGTCGAGAAAAAGCAGGCTAAGCAGCCTATGATGGTGATGATGCTGAGCATAAAAGCGGTGGTCCCGGCATAGAATTTCTGTTTGTCGTTCATTTTCATTTGTGATTACTCCTTTGAATAAAAGTTCCCGCCGACAATAGCTGTTCGGCGGGATGTGATTGATGTTCGGTTGTCGGAAAAACTTCATGCTTCACGGACTACGATGGCGGTATATCCGCTGTTGGCAAGATACCGATACGCTGCATCATAGGCGTCGCTGAGCGTTGGGGCTTTAACATACCCGATAAAATCGAAGCAGATAACCATGCCGGAAAAACCTGGGTTACCGGCATAGATGGCGAAGCGGGTGTTTTTCTTCGAATTGCGATTAAACATAGCGGACCTCCTTGCAGTCGCGTTCAAAAAGATGGATACGGATTTCTGAAAACAAAAAAAGCAGACCTACCACGAATGGTAAGTCTGCCTAATTTGAAAACAGAATTGTGAATGATGTACGCCCGAAAGATTCGGCTGTGTAGAATGTTATCTATCGTACAATACCAATTCTATGCCGTTCGCAAGGATACGCAAGAGAAAAACAAAAAAAGGCGAAGTCTTCCGAAAAAGACTCCGCCATGGTTTTGTGTGCGATTTTTGCATTTCAGTGTTGTTATTCACGGCACATTTCTCGCATCTTATTCTTCCTCAAGCCATTTCTTGGTGATGTCAAGAAGGCATTTTCGGAATTCAGGAGCGGGCTGCATCGGAATCGAAGACCACTGAGAATCGAGAACGACAGGGTATTCGTACTGTTTGCCGTTATGCGAAAACGGTATGAACTGAACTTCTCCGTCCACGAGCCATAGCTTTTCCGTTCTGATGGGGTCGATGTACTCCGTCAGCCAGCATTCGTGCGTGACAACGGAATCCGCCACGAAATACTTTGTCTTATCGTCCAGTATCAGTGCTGGGTTGTTATCCTCGACACAATACACTCTTCCGACGAACGGCAGGAGCATCGTCTCGGCGGCGTGTTTCGCGCTTCTCCCCTGCCGAATTTCCGATAGCAGGAAACTCGATATGAAATGCGGGATACCGATGCCGGTCAGGCAGTCATCGAGTGTGTGTCCGGTACAGATTCTCGGTGTTTCCTGGTCCTCCCCCTTCATCCGATTTGTAGGGATTTGCGGAACGACCTTGTCCGGCAAACATCCGGTATCTGCCATGAGATGAAATAGTATCTGCATTATTGGACTTACTCCTTCGGCAGTTTCTTGCGAAACGGGTCAAGGTCTCCTGGCCTATAGACCGACTTGACATAAGATTTGATGTCGTCTTCTTCAAGGCTCTCAAAGAGATTCAGCCAGCATTCGGCTTCAATCCGCATCTCGCCGCCCATTTGATACGCTTTCTCGCACTGCACCAAATCAAACTGAAAATCGTTCTTGTAGCGGCAGTTTTCGGCTGCTTTTGCAAATTTCGTAAATGTTCTGGTATTCAAGGTTTACCTCCTTTTCTGAAAATGGAAACAAAAAAGCAGACCCTCATTTCGAGAGTCTGCTCTAAGCACATAACAGATTGTGAATCTACCGGTATGGGGAATCAGAAGATGGTATCTATCATGCACTTACTATTCTATTCGATTCGCACAACTGTGCAAGGGGGATTTTGAGATGCGGCTACGCTTTCGATGGTTTCCCCGCAGCTACGCTTCCCGCTCATTCAATGGCGGCAGCTACGCTTTCTATGTCGTCTGCGTTCAGGTTGATGTATTGCCACGATTGCGGGGCGCGTTTCAGGTGCAGCTGATGCATGGGCAGAGAAAGTTTGCGGACATTTGAGATATTCCAGCCATACAGCATGCCGGTTTTGTTGCCATACTCGAACAGCGCGGCTATATCGATACAGCTTTCCCGAATAAACTTATCCGCCATACCGGACAGCTTTTCGCCGTCTGCATAGTAAGGAGACAATCCTGTCAGGCAGTTCAGCTGGTCGATGTCCTCGCAGGTAAAAGCCCCGATGATTTCCCCTGCACCGCCGTTTGCCTTTGTCTCATAGCAGAATACAGCGAATGGAAACGAGATTTCCCAAGGTCGAGATTTGCGGACTTCGAGCGTCTTTTCACCCGACATGATTTTAGCAAGCCATTCGCGTTTTATCGAAATGACGACCGCTTTGCCGTCATTTACCGCGAGTGCATTTTCGAGAACCGTCACAACTCATCACTCCTCATATTCGTAGTCACAAAAGCTGTTGACCTTTCCTTCTGTCTGTTCGTATTCGGACATAAATTTTGCGACAGCCAACTCGAAGTGCCCACGGCTGATACCGGTGACATCCGAAAAATCGAGGAATGCGTGCTCAAAGTTGCTAACCATAGCCACGAGAATGTACGATTCAAGTTCCTTGGAGAATTCTTCCGGAGTGCCATCGAAATGGATGGTGACATCCTTAGATTCGTCGTCAGGGTCAAGATAATTCGAAACAGCCTCATCCTTCGCACTGGAGAAGAACCCATCGACATTGTCACTCACTCGCAGTTCAGCGGAATCGCTAAGCGGTACATTCAGCCCACCTGCAGCTTCCGATTCGGCCATCAGTTGCATAACATAGTAGCGAAACATGAGGAACGCGCACACACCCGTAGGCTCAAAATTCTGAATGACCTTTTTCAGCTGCGCCTGACGGTTGTTTACAACTTTATAATTTGCTTTCACGGGAATCTCCTTCTTGAAGAAATAATTGTTTTACAACGCATGAATGTTTGATTTGCCGGGCGCATACATCAGCGGCTCGTCCGTCACTTTTAGAACGGTGCCGTCCCCTTGTCTGCACGCATACAGGATTGCTTTGAGCATCTCATAGGCAAGTTTGCTGTTGTAGGCAAGCCCTGCGTTTGAGATACCGAAATTACCATTCCAGCCAACTCTGAGTTTTCTCAGCTGCGGAAGCAGAAGGTCACGGGCTTCTGCTATACCAACGCCGCCCCAACGAGCGTCATGATACGCCTGCAACTGCGGTTTATTATCGGTATCAGCTATATCGAGAACTTCATAGATGATGCTGAACTGTCCCATAAGGATTCTTGAATAAGCATCGAGGATGGCAGCAGCTTTTACCCAAGCACTTTCGTTCATGTCGATGCGCTTAGTATACGGGTTCTCCTTGTTCTCTGCCTCGATATTCGTTGCCGAGAGCGCAGTATGATAAATCTCCTTCGCTGCGTTTTGCATGGAAGGTACGGGAGTGGTGACCTTGAAATCCGTGAACATCGTATACGCCTTTTCAATATCGGCATCATGCACACCGTAGGCGTCACCCACCTCTTTGCAGATGGAAGAAAAATCATTGCCGTAGAATGTCTGCATTACCTGCATGACATGCAAAAACAGCTGATACTGCTTTTTAGTCATTTCAAAAATCATGGCGCACCTCCGTTACTTTATTAGCATTATACCACAAATGTGTATTCGGTACAACCATGAACAGCGAATCGTAACAAATAAGACACAAACAAAAAAGTGCCCCTAAAATCCTCGACTGGAATCGGAGATTTTAGAGGCAGTGGCGCTCATGGAAGGATTCGAACCTTCGGGCAATTTCTCACCGGCGGTTTTCTGGACCGCTGCCATCGACCACTCGACCACATGAGCATATGGCGCAGAGAGCGAGATTCGAACTCGCAAGCCGGAAATTGACCCGACGACGGATTAGCAATCCGTTGCCCTACCGTTAGGCGACCTCTGCAGATTTGCACCCATTTTTCTGAATTAACAAACTTTACTAACTCGTATATGAGTGCTTGTATGACCCCTGGCAGACTCGAACTGCCGACTCCAGCTTGAGAGGCTGGCGACTTGGACCAACTTGTCGAAGGGGCCTTATGGTGTGCCGGGTAGGATTCGAACCTACGAACCGTAACGGAGCGGTTTTACAGACCGTTTGCTTTAACCACTTGCATACCGACACATATGGTGCTCCCGGCTGGAATCGAACCAGCGACACATAGGGCTTCAACCTACTGCTCTACCAACTGAGCTACAGAAGCAGATGGTGACCGAAATGGGGCTTGAACCCATACTCTCAAGCGTGAAAGGCTTGCGACTTAACCAATTCGTCTATTCGGCCATATAGCCGCAATCCTGCGGCGAGGGTTTATGCGATGACAAGGATGTCATCAATTTTCGTATTGAGCATCGCGGCGAGAATCACAAGGTTGTCGATGGTAGGAAGTGCAGTGCCTGCCTGCCATTTGGCGACTGCCTGTGTGGATACACCGAGCGTGTCTGCCACATCCTTGACCTTGATGCCTGCTGCTTTTCGCAGTGCCTTGATATTGGCACCTGTTTGCTGGATATCGATGGTTGGAACGTTCATTTTCTTGCTGCCTTTCTATATTGCAGGCAACAAAAAAGCGCTGCCTGCCGAAATGAATCGACAAGCAGCGTTCGGAATGCAAATGCCGTCAGAAGACGCACCGCAGCCGTTCGAGGTCTGTTTTTGCCTGTCGATGGGTATAGGAAACAAAGCTGGATTCGTAGGACTCGAATTCAGATTCGTAACTATACTCAGCAAACGACATAGCATTAACAGTCTTGCACAGCATCTTCGGTTGTCTCCTTTCGTTTCGTTCTGTTTACATTATACCACTTTTGTGGTTCTGGTCAATCAACTTGTGGTTGATGTTTATTCGCAGTAGGCATCGCCTTCGTGAAGAACGCGGTCGGCACCGAGTTTGTGCTTGCTCATCACACATACGCTCCTTCCGGGAGCCTGTCCGCATCCGGCAATTCGTTGACCGCCAGTTCCCTCAATGTTCCTTGGTCTGTATCCAAGCCGATGGTATACATATACACTACACGGCTATCCCGGAATACTTCGGCCGGGGTCTTGCTTTTGCTGACGATTTGTTCGATTTGCTGCTTCGACGCCGGATACAGGACCCAGCGTTCTTCGCTTCGCACTTCTGTGCAGTTACAGAAATACAATTTTTCGTTCTCATCCTTGCATACGCAGAGCAACGAAATGCCGTCATAGCTCCAGAATACTTTATCGACAACAAGTTCTTTTCCAAACAATTTCTTGAAATTCAGCCCCTCAAACAAGGGTTCTCCGTGCAAACTCATATCTGCTCCTCTTTTGCCTCTTCATTCCGCAACCTATGGTTGGAATTTCTTGTTTTTATCTTCGCCCAAGACGCGAGGATTCGAGGAAGTGAACCTATTGGTGTGCGCTTTTAATCTTGTGCTTGCCCATGCCTAGTATGTGTGGGAACACCTCATATACACTGACATACAGCATTCCCGACTTATAATCAGCATATTCTACCGGACGCTTTTGTTCATAAACCTTCACATTCGAACCATCATCTGCCGTAAGCCAGAGATATTTGACATGCTCAGCATAGCGAGGGTCTTTTGCACGATACATTTGCCCTTCTTTGATTTCAAGGCGTCGCATACAGGCTTGTACGCGGGAAAACTCAACAAATGCACCGTAGTCGCCAATCACAATACGGTTGTACCCGTTTGCAATGACCGTGCCGTTGGTGGTTTCAAGCGAAATTGTGTCACCGGAAACATTGCACCATTCCGGCAACGCTTTCTGAAACTCGGCTCGCACATCGCAGAAAAAGGTGCGCGGGATGGGTTTGTATTTGTATTCACGGGCAAGCTGTTCTTGGTACTCGAGCATCCTAACGCCGATTTCTGAGATTTTGTGTTTCACAATTTCACCCCTGACTCAGCATCTGTGCGGATGCAATTTCCCGAATGTTGCGATTCTCTTTTTCGGGAGCCGACACAATGCGGCGATGAGAGCGCATCAGCGTCAATACGCGGTTGCGGAGCTTTTCGTCCTTGATAAGCCGAGCGACCTGTTTGATTTCTGATTCACGCAGATACATTGTACTGTTGATGAGAACGCCATGTACCTCGCCGTCTTCGGAACTCTCCTCGACTTTATTGACATTGTCATAGGCGTAAATCACATCAACATCAATGGTGACGGACGCTCTCTTAAGAAGTTCGGTCGTTCCTTGGGTTATCAGCCACTTGTGTGTGTAGCTTTCGTCAGAAATGTATGTTTCGCCAATGAGTTCCAGCGGCGGTGAAACAAGATGGTTTGTGGAATAGCGGATATGGTCTTCACTTTCGTTGAGATTATCCTGCCAAAGGCGCATCGGTTTGATACTCTTGTCCTTGAAGTGAACATAGGTGTCCCGAATGAATGTGCAGATGGTCCGCTTAATATAGTCGATTTCCGGCATTTCTTCCACATTGCGAAAAACAAGGCGCGTAGACTCTCCCTCGCCGTACTCTTCGTCGTCCGTCACATAACGGACTTTCTCCAGCACAAACTTGGGTTTTAATGCCTCTTTAACGGCTTCGAGAGAAAATACATTCCACTGCATCAGGTTGTCCTCCACTTCTTTTCCCACTGGTCATACTCGGCGATTTCCCGCTTTATGGTTTTGCCGTCTTTCTTATATACAGTGATACGATGTGCATAGTCGGCAGAGTGTTTCAGCAGCCGTTGCAACGCTTCTTCCTCTGAGCTTGTTTTTGTAAATCCGCGATAGGAGCCACCGGACCCCAAAATGTCAGGTTCATACCAGCCCGTCTCGTAGTATGTAGTCTGTTCTGTTGCTTCATCCAGAACGACCTTCCCCTGCTCACCATAGTCACCGGTATAGTTGCTGCGGATGATGTTAGCGGCACGGTCATTTCCCTGCTGCTCATAGGCTTCGGCAATGAACTCGACATAAGCCCTGAATTTTTCCTCGTCACCTTCACGATGCGCGGCGATGAGTTTTCCGATGGTCACTGCGTTTATGATGTTCATGGACACACTCCTATAAAATCTATTCTAAAATTTTTGGTACTCCAGCCGGGAGTCGAACCCGGAGAAAAACGGGGTTTGAAGCCGCTGCGTATGCCAATTCCGCCACTGGAGCATAGTATGTCGTCCGCAAAAGCAGACGACAGTTACATGGCTTGATTTTGCAGTGAATATCACATTTTATCGCTATTTTTATGATTGTATTATACCATATTATGATGCAGATTTGTAGTGAGTACAAGTATGATTCACAAACAATTAACATCTGAACGAGTCGCATCTTGTTCGCTTGCTTGTCGTATTCGTCTTGTGCGAATCAGTGCTGAAACTGCACTTTCAGAAAGCAGCCAAAAACAACAGCAACACAAACGCGAGTCTTTGCAAGTTTCTAAAATGGCGTTTCCTCGGCTCAGGACTTGCTCTCTGCGGGTGCTGGCGTCCAGTATAAGAGCGTTCCGAGGATATCGCACATCGGTGCCGCCTCGAAGAAGCAAAGTGTTTCCGGAGCGTCTCTGAGGCGCTGCTCGTAGTCTGTACGCTGCATGTCAAGGGGAACCAGCACCTTGTAGGAGCCGAAAGGCGCTTTCAGAACGGGAGATTCGGATGTCTGGTTCTCAGAAGGGTCACTCTCCCAGCCGCAGGTAACGAGATAGTCATACAGAGCATAGGGGTTTACAGCAGAGACTGTCTTTCTGCCATCAAGCATCTTGTAGGCACGGAGATACTTGGCTTCTCGTGCAAGGTCTTTGCTTGTGAGAGGATACGGGATTCGGTTAAGGTCCATGTTGCTGACGAGGTCTGCGCGTTTTACCTTGACGGCAATGTCGTTTTGCTTAACACGCCAGATATACTCTGCGTAGGTCATATCTTTTTTCCGAGTCAGTACAGAGACCGCCTCAGCCACTTCCTGAGGAAATTCCGCTCTGATGGTATCTATCGTGGTGCCGGTATCCTCAACTGTGTCATGAAGGTAGGCGGAAGCTTTCACCAGCGGGTCAGGCTCAACGCCGTCTGCGACAACGGCCACATGCGCCGTGAAGTAGTCTTTTCCTGCCTTGTCGGTCTGGCCCTTGTGCGCCATCATGGCGAACGCCTTTGCTTTCTCAATGTAATCAATCATTCGTATCACCTTTCTTTGGTTTGTAAGCGGCACCATACGGGTCTGCCGGGCAATAAAAAAGGCTTGCCAGTTTCCCGGCAAGCCTCGATGGATTCAGGTCTTTGCGGACCTATGTTGTAGTGTTGGAAACGGGAGATTTACTCCGCAGCGCCCTCAACGATTACGACCTCAGCCTCGGTCTCCTTAGGCATGTCGGCATCTTCCTGCTTGGTGTCGGTGCTGTCCTCGGAAGTCTCGGCAGACTTCTCGGTCTCAGCAGACTCAACAGGAGCGGCAGGCTCTGCAGGAGTCTCAGCAGGTACAGTGGGCTCAACAGGAGCAACGGGCTCGGAAGAAGTTTCAGCAGGTACAGCAGACTCAACCGGAGTCTCTGCGACATAGGTCTCGGCGTTGATGCTCTCGGCGCTCATTTCCTGCGCCGGAACCTCGACAACAGGCTCAGCCCCGGCTACGATAGGGTTTGCAGCCACCTTGGCACTTGCGGGCAGACGAGCGATGGACTCAGTCTTGGTCTCGCCGCAGCCAGTGCAAGTGTAGGTCTTGACACCCTCATGCTCAGTGGTAGGCTCGGTGGTAACGACACCGTTATCCCAAGTATGGTCTTTCTTGGGCGTGGTAGAGAGAACGGTGCTCACTTCACCGCAGACGGTGCAGTAGATTTCGGTGCGACCCTCTTCCTTGCAGGTAGGCTCAATGACACGCATCTCGGCATGGTGACCGGTGGAGTGTACAATGTTGTCCTTGTAGGAGAAGCTGTCATCTTCGTTGCACTTGTGCATCGTGTAGCCGTCCTCGGTGCAAGTCGGCGGGACAACGGTAACGGTGAAGGTGTACTTGGTGGGCAGGACCTTTTCGGTCATGGTCGCATCGCAGTTCTTGCAATGCAGGGTCTTGACGCCGTACTCGTCATGAGTGGGCTGGGTAGTGATGACACCCTCATCCCAGATATGACCAGTACCACCATAGGAGTAGGTCATGGTATGGGAAGCATCGCGCTTGCAGTGCATCAGCATAGTGCCCGGCTCGGTGCAGGTAGCCTTTTTCAGGCATTCGGTGTGCTCGAAGTCCCAGTCGTGGCTCCCGATAGCAGGCATAGGAGCGAGAATTTTGCTGTCGCAGCCATCATTAGTGCAGTACATCCAACGCTCGCCCTCAGTCTCGCAAGAGGGCTCTTTGACGATTTCACCGAGACCCGTGTACTCGTGGACATGGACCTTGGCAATGCTCTCGGTCTTGGTTTTGTTGCAGACGGTGCAGGTATAGGTCTTGATGCCCGGCTCGGTGGCAGTAGGCTCCTTGGTGATAACGCCCTCGTCCCACTGATGCTCCTCATTGACGGGGATATCGCGGACATGCTGCTTATCGTTGCAGCGCTCACAGACCTTATCTACGCTGCCAGCGTCCTTGCAGGTGGCGGGAGTAGTGACTTCCTTGTACTCATGACCCAGCGCAGGGACGATGTTGTCTTTGAAGGACTTGGTGGCATCTTCCACGCACTCGTGCATGGTATAGCCGTCCTCAGTGCAGGTGGGAGCGACCACGGTCTCGTTGTAGGTGTAACCCAGAGCCGGAATGCTCTCGGTGTAGGTATCACCACAGTTGTGGCAGGTGAAGGTCTTGACACCGTTCTCGGTGTAGGTGGGCTTGGTGGTCACAACGCCATCATCGTAATCGTGACCGGTTGCGGGGATGACCTCGGTGTAGGTATGGCTCTTGTCGTTCTGGCAGGTGAAGGTCTTGACGCCATCCTCAGTGCAGGTAGCAGCCTTGGTGACAACGCCGTCATCGTAGTTATGACCCAGCGCGGCAATCTCCTCGGTCTTAGTCTCGGTGCAGCCATCGTTCAGGCACTTGTAGGTCTTCACGCCAGAAGCCTCACAGGTAGCGGGCGTGGTGACAGTACCATCGTCCCACTTGTGACCCACAGCCGGGATGACCTCAGTCTTGGTCGCGCCGTCACGAGAGCAGGTAAAGGTCTTCTCGCCATCCTCAGTGCAGGTAGCAGCCTTGGTGACGACACCCTCGCCCCAATCATGGTCCAGAGCGTCCACGAAATCGCGGTTCTCGGTCAGCGTGGCGTCCTGGTCGCAGATGTAGACGGTGTAGCCCTGCTCAGTGCAGGTGGGAGCAACCGTATCACCCTTGTGCCAAGTCTTCTCCACCATCGGGATATCCTCGGTATAGGTATCACCGCAAGCAGAGCAGGTAAAGGTCTTGACGCCCTTCTCGTAGATGGTCGCTTCCTTGGTCACGACACCCTCATCATAGGTGTGCGGGGTCTTGTCGGTGAAATCACCCTTGTAAGTAAGACCCGGAACCTCATTGCACTCATAGATGGTATAGCCTTCGGAAGTGCAGGTGGGGGCAACGACCTGCAGGATGTGGTAGGTCTTGTCCAGAGAAGGAATCTCCTCAGTACGGGTCTCACCGCAATCCTTGCACTTGAAGGTCTTGATGCCGGTCTCGGTGTAGGTGGCAGCTTTCGTCACGGTGCCGTTATCCCAGCTATGACCCTTGGCGGCAACATAGTTGTCGTTGTAGTTCATGCCGCCCCACTCGTTGCAGATATGCTCATCATAGCCCTGCGTGGTGCAGGTGGCGTCATGATGGCGCACGGTGAAGGTGTAGACGGGCTGAGACTTCTTCTCGGCGGGAGTGGCAGCGGGAGTCACAGCAGCAGGCTTCTGGGCAGGAGTCTTGGTGCCGGTGGTGGTTTTATGGGTGTTGTAGACGGGAGCCTTAGCGGGACCGTCCTTAGTAGAAACATTGTCGGGGTTCGTGTTCTGGCTGGCGGCGGGCTTCTCAGCCTTGTCGGAAGCGGCCTCAGACTCAGCGGTCTTGTTCTCGGTGTTGGCAGCATTGGAATCGGGCTTGCTCTCGGCTTCACTCTCAGCCTTGCTCTCGGACGCCGCCGCGCTGGTATCTTCCTTCTCGGCAGTGTCGGGGGTTTCGGACTGTGCGGTGCTTGCGGAATCGCTCAGGCTTGTGGAAGGAGCAGAAGAGGCAGCATCCTGATTCTTCTTGCCCTTACATCCGGTAACAGAGATTGCGACTGTAGCAGCCATGGCAACTGCAAGCACATTCTTCATCATAGACTTTTTGCGCATGATTTTACTTCTCCTTTTTTACTGTGTGGGGTGAGTCCCCACATCAACGAAACGATGTGAAGAGCGGAGGACTTCTGATATTTCGTTTTCCCTGTCGCTCTATATGCATTATACCACAATTTACCTTTAAAGTGTACTGAGTACAACCATGATTAACGTAATGTTCACAAATCGCAACAGAATCCGAGAGGCTCCCATCGGGAGAAAAACGATTCTGGTACGATAAAAAGAAGCGCAAATAAGTAAAAAGCAGCCGGGTACAGAGTGTATCCGACTGCTGATGGCGGATAGGGTAGGATTCGAACCCACGGACGCGGATGCATCTCTGGTTTTCAAGACCAGTTCCATAAACCACTCGGACACCTATCCAAGAATCAGAGAGTGTTAGCCGCAGAAATCTGCGTTGCCCGCCATCTACCGCGTGGAGGTCGCTCTCAAAAGATGACTGACGAGACGAATTTGTCTCGCCCATGCCGCAGCCGTTTTCGCCACTCGGCATGATGTTTTCGGCTTGACGTAACCCTGTGTAAATGACCCTCAGATGGGGGCGGTGCGGGCAGGATTATCGTCTTCGTGGTGTAGTTAAGGAGTACCGCACCAAATAAATGACCGTACTGCGCTTGTGTAACAGTACAATGCACGCCCAGAGACGATTTCCAAGATGGAGATGTGTCTGGTGGTGGAAGCAAAGGGATTCGAACCCTCGACCCCCTGCTTGCAAAGCAGGTGCTCTCCCAGCTGAGCTATGCCCCCATGATGGCGGGAAGGACCCGCCAGTACTTACGCGTAGTGAAGTTCGCCGTACTGTTTGACCTCGCGCTCCAGATGCAGCGGAATGGTCTTGGCGCTCTTCTGCGTGATATCCTCACGCGTCAGAAGGCGCTCATCGACGCCAGCTGCTTGCAGTACTTCGTACAGGTTCGAGGGGCCGGTGCCGTCGTAACCCGCAGTCAAGCCATTGACTTGCAAAGCGAAGCCGTGCAGATGCGGTGCCAGACCCGGTACAAAATCGAGTTCAACAACGACTTCGTTACTGTTCTCGTTCAAGCGCTTGACCGAGAGAGCACGGATGTTCTGACTTCCGAAGGTCTCAATCAGCTTCTTAGCCGCCGCTGCGGTTTCAATCGTTGATGTGCCTTCGACATTGATAATTGCCTGCTCCATCTGAATCATCTCCTTCCCACTTAGAGTTGTCATGCGCTATAGCAGATAACGCTCTGCCGTGCAGGGCTTTACGTTGCCCATTCGTGTTCGGTTCCGGCTACGACGACTTCCGTAAGGACTTAGCCAACCGTCAGCAAGTGCATGCCCCCGCTGACAGCTTCTTGGGCGGATTCTCAAAGAGCGCGTCACCCAATCGGACCGTGGAGCTTGATGGCAGACTCGAACTGCCGACCTGCGCGTTACGAATGCGCTGCTCTACCAACTGAGCTAACCAAGCACAGTAGGGTGTTTTATGCTGGTTATCACCCCTCAGCGAGGAAGCCAACCTCGCGTCCAGCACCATCCGGTAGCAGCCCCGGAGGATTCTGCGCTGTATCCTCTCCGATGTTTTTCAGCACCATTCGCGACTGATGCCGAGACTTTCGGATACCTTCAGGTGCAGCACCTGTTTGCCTATTCTTTTATAGGCTGTCCATTGGCATTCGGACAGCGGACCACAATTGGACCATGCTCGCCAAATATGATGTCGTGGCGTACGGTGACGGCGACGGTGGAGCGGGCAGCGGGATTCGAACCCGCGTGACCAGCTTGGAAGGCTAGTGTATTAACCCCTATACGATGCCTGCATGAGAAAAAGCGGGTGAACCCTCTCTTAGCCCCGCCATGATGTCCGTTTAGTAGGTCGTCATCCCCGAAACATCATCTTTGTGCCTCTTAGCGATTCCGCGAATCTCTGCGTGGACGATACGAAAGAATCCGGAAAAGCATTTTGGACACTGGTCAACTTCAATTCAAGCCCTGCCGTTACTTCCCTGTCAATTCGGGTCAACGGAATGCTATGGGCTGTGTAAGACTGCGGCAAACTTACCAGATGCCGCGCAGCAGTCTCGCCTTTTTCGGCTATGTCGCGTCTGGTTGCGCCCCGGCTTAACGGGGATGCTCGTACGATGCATGCTTAGCGGGACGAGATTTGTTGTTTCTGCGCCGAAGCACAAGAGGAAGCACTCGCCCACACAGCTTCCTGACCGTTTAGGATACCGCTTGCACAGGGAATGCAATGCGGTTCCTGAAAGGACATTCGTCAGCGGCAATTATGGTCGCTGTCCACCACCCGCCGCGTGGAGGCTGTCCCATCGGGTGGCTGAGTGCGCCGAGGTATGGACGCACTCAGATAGGCGCTACCTATTATGGTGTTTTAAGGCGGGAGCTGCCCGCCATCAGGTTCATCAGTACATTGGAGTTACCCTTTCGTTACTTTGTTTGTCAAATTGACGTGCGTTAGTGCATCGGAGTGTCCCTTCTGTTCAGATGTTGCATTCGGACGAGAATTACTTCTGCATCGGAGTGCCCTCCCTGTTTTATTTGACCTGCTAGAATCGCTTCCAACAGGTCATGGCTCTGGCAGGTGGAGTTGAACCACCTTTTCCCGTGCGCTGCGGGCGAATTAACCATGGTGCATTGCAACCTTCGTATTCGATACCAGAATATTTCGGTCATTTTACGTCCGACCGATTGACATGAATAGCCGGTTTAACGTCATGGCATGGACGATGGGTGCGGAGACAGGACTTGAACCTGCAACCGCCAGCGTATGGGGCTGGTAAGCTACCTTTGCTATACTCCGCGTGGCGGGTCGTACTGGGTTCGAACCAGCGACGCTCGGATTAACAGTCCGATGCTCTACCGACTGAGCTAACGACCCAAGAGAAAAGACATTCGCCACGGGGAGCTCAATACCCGTGTTACCGCCGCTCGCCGCGAGGAGGCTGTCTTTATGAGCGACAACTCTTATGGGATACCAGATACGATGCTTGCCGCTGCTCTACAACCAGCCGCAAGCGGATGTGTATGTAAGTGTGTGTAAAACTATGATGTTGTTTCGGAGCGTATCTGGTATCTTTTAAGAGTTTTATGTTATCTGCGAAGATGTTCGCCAAGCTAAGGGAGGTTAAGCTTGTTGCCCGATGCCGACCGCGTGGAGGTCATCTTCTCGGCATCAGCTTCTGACAGGATTCGAACCTGTGACCCGCTGCTTACAAAACAGCTGCTCTGTCAACTGAGCTACAGAAGCATATTCAGGAGAAGTAACTCTCCCGAAAAATAGGTAAATTACCCTACTACCAATTATCTGCAATTAGCATATTTTGTCAACACAAAAGTGCCACATACAGTGTCCAGAACGGAAAATGTTGTGCATAAGCACAACATATAGTGCTTTCCGTTTCTGTACTTGCATTATACCATATTTTGGCGCGAAAGTGTATCAAATACAAGTATGATTTACAAAATGTTCAAACACTTTCCCAGGCTCGATGCGTTCCGGGAATCGTAGACTCCTGTTGCCGACGCGGTGCATCCTGTGGTCAATGACATCAGAACGGCGCATCTGTTCCGCGTTCACGCAAAAGCCTGTACCGTAGTATTGCATGTAGTTACTTCGTTGCTCTTTATTTTCCGCAGCCCTTCCGAAAGGTCTTCGTTCATCGTGGACGAACACCGTATCCGAGCATAGAGCGAAATCGAGATAGTGCATTGCCGCCATGCGTTCAAAGACATATATCTGCCTGGTCTCGATGAAATAATAAAAGATATAGTCGGCTTCCTTGTACAGCCATCCCTTTGAGTGCTTGGCTATCGCTTTCTGGTATTTTCCAAACCGCAGCAGCTTGTCATCTTCGCCGATTGCGAAACTATTCACCGCTGTTTCGAGGAAGACATTCCCGGTTTTGTAGGTGTCAGCCTTTGCTTCAACCGTGAATGAAGAACCGTCTTTTCTGTATACAATGAAGTCGATGTCGTCTTCCTGATATTTCTTGTCATCCCGTACATCCGAAAATCCTGCAATCCTGTCCTTGTGCTTTTCACAATAGTAGTCAAGATAGTGCATGGTGACAGATTCACCAATCAGACCTACCTTCATCTGACCCGCCATGTTATAGGGAGTCTTGTTTTTCTGTCTGTACAAGGGTATTACCTCACGATGTTACCGCAAAACGGGCACTTTGCGCCTTTCCGGCAAACGTCAGCAATCGAAGGCGTCCAGTCTTTGTCTTTGCCGTACCCGCATGCGGTGCATACGAGCGGGATATTTTTGCAGCTGCCGGTCGTATACATGTCGGGGCCGAATTCGTTTTCAGGATGCCACAAAGCGGCGATTTGAGGGCATGCAACTGATACTACAGGTTTCCTTGCTGTTTTGGCGTAGTGGGCTCTCATGGTCTTTCTCAGTGAGTTTCTGGCGCATTCGGGACATCCGGTATGTACTCCCCCGGACCCGCAGGCAAAAGCAATCATCGGATGCCATTCTCCGTTTGCGCCGTACCCGCAATCCTTGCAGACAAGGTATACATGCTTTGCGCTTCCGGAAGTCACTCGCGTGGGCGGGAACTCATTAAGTGTCGGATGCCACTGTGCAGCGATTTCGGGATGTACGGTAGCTACATCATTGACACCTTCGACAAGGACTTTTCCGGAGCACGCCGGGCATCCGCCGCCTGTTCGACAGGCACCGGCGATAGAGGGACGCCATTCTCCGTTCTTTCCGTATCCGCATTTCGGGCAGATAAGAGCGATTTTACGATTGCTGCCGCAGGTGACTTCCTGCGGCGATACAGAATTGGCTGTCGGATGCCACATAGCAGCAACGCGGGGACATTCCTCTGCTACCGTGCCACGATGCCTGCGATACCGCCACTCGAAATCTCTCACGGTACAACCACCCCTGCCCGTTTATGGATGTTTTCGGACTTTGCGATATTTACAGCTGTGCTGTAGGAGATACCATATATATCCGCAAGGTCACGCAGATTTTTGCCGGTATTCATCCGTGCAAATTCCGCAAATTCCCGGTTTCGGGCTTTTACATTATCCGTGATAGGAGAACGACTTTGCGTGGCTTTACGAGTTTCGGCTTCTGTCAGCGATTCAGAAAGCTTTCCGTAGTCATGCAGAATCTTATAGGTCTGACCCACGGCAATCTTATGGTCTTTAGCAATGTCGGAGACGCTTTTCCCGTTCTGGTATTCTATCGCAATCCCCTCGCAGACTTCTTCCGGCAGCGTCTTCTTCATTTTAGCGTTGCCGCGCAGGTTCTTGCGGTAGAGGGGATGATGTGCCCGGTATTTCTGGATAAGCCCCGCAATGAATCGCGGCGTGACATTGTACCGTACTGCGATATTCTCTACCTTGACACCCGCTTTGTAGTCTCTCAGGATATCGTTGTTCCGCGCTTCGATTTCCTCCGGGGTCTTGGTGTCTTCCAAGGCTTCACGCCGCAGCCCCAATACTTTCGGGCTGTGCTTGAATTCCGGGATGTTCATGGGCGGTTCAGGGCCGAAACGGACAAGACCGCCCGAAATCGGATGTCCCGCTTCCCGAAATACCTGATAGGTGGTGGATTCCGATAACCCATACTTATCCATGATTTCTCCGACAGTCATGTACGGATTTGCCCTGACATCCTCAACGATTTCAGCATTGCGCTGGCGTTTCTTGAACTGTACAGCTGACCCGATATTCTCTTTGTGCGGGGTATAATCAGGGCTTCTGCGCAGGATATGATAGACCTGTTGTCCAGAGAGATTGTATTTCTCAGCGATTTCAAAGGTCCAGGCCCCGTTTTTGTAGTCTTGCGCAATCTCAATATTCCGCTGCTCCATGTCGGCTTTCGACAATCGTTTCTGATTGTTGGGTTTCCGATTCGGGCTTTTGCGGTCATTGCGGCGCACAGCATCAAAACCCTCTAACACTTCAAGGGATTTCTTAACATTCGTGCAGCCGATACCGTATTTTTCAGCCAATTCCGCGATGTGCATACCGGCGATATAATCGTTCAGCATTGCCTTATCGCGGTTCAGCTTTGCTTCTCCGGTTAAACTTTTCCGATGCATGGTGTATCCTCCTGATTTGCTACCCAGTCGATGATATGGTCGATGCAAAGATTCGTGATTTTGCTTGCGGTATAATACTGTGAAGTGTCATCGAACAGCGATTCAATTTCCGCATCGGATGCCGAATACCCTACTGATGCAAAGAACATCCTTGCGAGGGTACGCGCATCGTCCCGGCACAGAGGTCTTACCGTATGCCCAAAGGTGAAGCGCCGGAGCAGAGCATCGTCCAGCGTATCGGGACGGTTCGTGGTCCCGACAAGGATGATGTCGTTGCCGAGTCGGTCAAGCTCCTGCATCAGGGCAATCGTCACACGGTTCATTTCCGCAACATCATCCTTGCCGCCGCGCCGTGTCCCGATAGCGTCAATCTCATCGAGGCAGAGCACGCACGGACTTTTTCTCGCATAGTCGAATATCATACCGATATTCTTCTGCGTTTTGCCCAGAGCGGAATTCACCAGACCGGAGAAATTCGTGTATACGAAAGGAAGGTTCGTCGTATATGCGATATACCGCGCCAACTCAGTCTTTCCGGTTCCTGGCTCGCCCATGAGTAAAAGAGAACTCGTATAGTGAATCCCCATTTCCTGTAACCGCAGCGCAGCACGGCGCGTCTTGCACATTTTATCAATGACCGCCTTCTCGCTGTCTCGGATGAGGAACCGGTCTTCTCGGAAAGCGCTCGAATCCTCCGCGACCAAAAGCCCCTGCAGGTTATACGGCAGTTCGATGAGTGTAGGACTTTTACTTGCAAGTGTTCGCAGACAGGTTTCCTTGAACGCTTTGTCCTTGACAGTAGTAAGCCCCTCCAACACGATTTTCGCCTGCTGCTGAGATTTCCGAATATCCCCTTCCACCACATACCGAAGCAATGCCCGTTCATTATCGTTCACTAGATTTTCCTCCCTCATAAAAAGAAAAAAGCCCCCTGCAGCATCATGCAAGGGACTCAGTCTCTTTTACATTTCTGTTTACGGACACGCCGGATGATACTGTAAATACCCGGCAAGGAATAATGGTATGCCTTAGCGAGGTCTTTGGCCTCGATGCCGTTTTGGTATTTCTCGAAGATTTCATCGTTGCGTTTTTGCTGACGGCGGGTGATGCGACGATGACTGAGTTCTTTGTTGCTGATTCCGGCCTGAACCGCGATGGCACTGCAATACCCTACGGAAACACCGTACTTTTCGGCAATGTCGCGGACACGCGTATTTTTCTGATACTCCGCCACGATTTTATCGACCAGATTGGTATGGTCCTGTTCTTCCGCAATGCGCTGCGCCTGCCGCTCCTCATCGAGAGCGCGGTAGCAAGTCCTGATGCAAAGCCCGTATTTCTCGGACAGTTCCTCGAACGATAGACCGTTCTCGTAGTCCTTTACAATCTTCTCGTTTCGCTCGATGATTTCGCTGCGGGTTGCTTTCCTTTTCCTCATACTGGTTCACCCCTTAGGCTTTGCTGCCTTCTTTTTGCGTCCCTTGCCGCGATAGATACCGGCCTCATGAAGATACTTGAATCCGGAAGAGGGACTGATACCGTATTCCCGAGCAAGGTTCTCGACCGGCGTGTTGGGGTTCTTCTTCGCGTAGTCCACAAACCCCTGCTTGAAATCTTTAATGCGGCGCAAAGTAGAGGTCTCGATTTTCGTGTCGAGGTGCCGGTGGTAGGAGTCCCCGCCTTCTTTCAGAATACGAAAAATCGTGGCGCGGTTAAGGTTAAAAGCTTTTGCCAGTTCTTCGGCTGAAATGCCTTCCTGATACTGGTTGCGAATCTCGTCGTTGCGGTTATCCTTCCACTCTGTGAAAGTTACTTTCCGCCGCTTCTCCATCTCCGCCTGTGCGATATGGTAGACGGTTTGTTGGCTGAGTCCGTGCTCCTGCGCGAGGTCCGTGACCTTTGCGCCATTTTGCAGTGCATCGGTAATTTTTCGATTGCGTTCCAGCAACTTCTTATGCGTCATAGAAACCTCCCAAAATAAAAGAAGCAAGCTCCCGAAAGAACTTGCTTCTTATAATCTGTGTTCACTTTTTTTCGCGTGATGCGGGCAAAAAACTCACCCACTGATTCACCTTACATTTTCCATTTTACCCAATTCGCACGAATGTGCAACAACTTTTTGCGAATTTAGGTCCACTGCATGTACGGGATATCGGAAAGCATCATAAGGCAGGTCTCAAACTCGTCTTCGATGTATCGGGTGACGGCATCGAATCTCTGCATCAGGGGCAGTTCCGCGAAAGATGTGCCGGTTTCCTTGCGGCATTTCCCCTCTGCGCTCGTATATATCACATTCAGCATGACATTCAAGGCGAGAAGAATATCTTCATCCTTGCCCTGAACCGTGAAGTAGAAGTAGTGCTCCGACTCACCGTCCGTAACGCCGATTCGGTTGTCGTATTTTCCGTAACTCGCCAAATCACCAAACACACTGATTGCAATATATCGCAACTTATCCTCAATAGGAACAGTCCCCCATAAAGGATAATGTTCATCCGGCTGAAAATCTGCCTTACCGCCGTTATACTCCCATTCAACAAAATCGCGGACGGAGAGTTTCTGACCGCCCGGAATGATTATTTCTAGCTGTTCCAAAATGTTCTCACCTCTTTGCGTTGTCTCGTCATTTTCTATTGTATTCGGTTCGCACGATTATGCAACATTGAGAGAGAAATTACCGGACACAGGAATCTGACGATAAACAAAAAAGCCGCCTCCAATGCGGAGACGGCTCAATGGTATCACATTCCTATTTTCTCAAGATACGGGATAGCGGCACGCATTCTTTCGCACTCCCAACTCTTGCGGGGGTTGCGTTCGTGCTTCTTGATGAACTTCTTCATCTCGGCGGAATTTCCAGGACCGAAGCCGATGGCATCCAGGATGATGTCCCAGCCGTCGCACTTGAGGGCCCGCAAAGTATCCGTTTCAATGGTTCGACCTCCCGGAAATGGCTGTCTGGCGCTCAAGCGGCAGAACGGCAGATATCCTTCGGGGGCATTGTTTTTGCCGATGTTCCAGATTTCGTAGCCGAAAGGCCGTGTCGATACGACCTCGTAGATACTGCATACGCCAAGCACAGTATGATGGATTTTCATTGTTCTACTCCTTATTTTTGTGGCGGTCTTTAGACCGGTTATAGGTTATGATGGTTACAGATTCAGCGAAATATTGCGGGCACTGGGCTCGTATTTCTTAGTCTCTACCCCGGCAATCTTGAACATGTGCCGTGCAGCAACATTGTTGTTCGCATCCCGGTACTTGTCGTCGAGGTATACGATACGCTTGATTCCGCTCTGAATGATTGCTTTCGCGCATTCATTGCACGGATAAAGGGTGACATACATCGTGGACCCGTGCAGGTCTTTCCCGGCGTTGAGGATAGCGTTCAACTCCGAGTGACAGACATACATATACTTGGTTTCGAGTTCATTTCCTTCCCTGCCCCAAGGCATGATATCGTCGTCGCAGCCAATCGGCATACCGTTGTATCCCAGCGACAGGATTTTGTTGTCTCGCACGATGCATGCGCCTACCTGACTGTTCGGGTCCTTGCTGCGCATCGCTGACAGCATCGCAATGCCCATGAAATACTCGTCCCACGAGATATAGTCGCGGCGTTTGGCGGTGTTGTTCTGAGATGCTTCGTTTTTCGGTGAAATGCTCATATGGTTCTCCTTCAGATATGATTTAGATGGTTGTTTCTGTTTGCGTACTTTAGCCAAAAAATGCGGTGGAGTGTCTTGCCCCACCGCATTGGTATTGGTCAGATGTACTTTTCCCAGAATTTCTCGAAGGTTTCGTCCGGCATCACCATTTCCGTCTCATCGAGGACACGGCTGAACTCGCTGCTGCTGATGTCGGTGCCGATGAAATCCGTGACGGCATCGCGGCCACGCTGCATCAGGGCATCTTTCAGGATATACCAACGGTATTTGTGGATGAGCTCCGTCAGAGATTCGCCGTCGTTCTCCCAGTAGTCGTTCTTTGCCTGAACATGATACAGGGCATCGAGAACGCCGTCGTAGTCATCGCTGTCATACTCGCTCACGATGGTGTTGAGATTGAGCAGACGGCGGTCAACGCCATCGACATTCACGGTTGCGTTGCTGAACGAGTCATCGTCGCAGGGCTGTGCAGGAACTTCCACAGCAAACACCTCGCGCGTTTTCTTGTTCACCTTGCACGGCAGATAGAACGATGCACCGGAATCAAAGTTCGAGGAGATAACGCCGGATACAATATCGGGCATCGGGTTCTCGCGAGCCTCCTCAAACTCCGGCAGATGGAACACATCCACGACATTCTCGATGTCGTAGTCAAGGGCACGGACCTTCGTGACGATATAGCCGCCGCGCTGCAATTCGAGAACTGCACGGCAGAGGTCAAGCTTAATCTCGTGCTCATTCAGAAGATTACCGTGGCTGTCTTTCACGAGGGTGATTTCGATTGTTTTGTTCTTGGCGGTCGTTTCGGCCAGAAAATAGGTCTTGTCATTGCAAATTTCAAACATGTCATTACGCTCCTTTTTGTGTTGGACGCAAAAAGAGCGGACCTCTCAGAATCGAGAAGTCCGCCCTTCAAGCGAAATTGTGAATGTACGAAAGGCATAAAACCCTTTCGATATGGAATGTTATCTATCGTACAATACCAATTCTATGCCGTTCGCACATTTTGGCAAGAAAAAAGTCGCTGCCCTCAGCATAGGCAGCGACAAAATTATAATGCTGTTAGATATAATTAGGATTCCATTTTTCACAGCCATAGGAAACAATGGATTGCAAAAACTTTATCGGAACAAGATTCTCGCTGACCGAGGCACCGTTGTTTTTTACATATTGATTTATTTTTTTGCGCTCCTCTTCACCTGCGGACTCAACATTGATGAAAACCTCTTTTGTGGTCGGCTCATAGAAGAAAAAGCTGCTGCAAGAAATCTTGACAGTGATGCCCTCACCGTTGCCGTTTCCGATTACGATAGTTATATTTTTTCTTGCGTCAAGCGTCCGTGCGCAGTATACAGACACGCTTTTTGCAATGCGTTGTGACTCATTATCATCGAAAACAAACGCATGGCTCATTTTATCAGCCATTCTTGCTGCTGCAACTCTTTTTGGAAACTCATTTGCTCGTCTGCTATACCAGGTTCCCTGAAGCGCCAAACTTCTTAGCACATAATCCTTGAGCGTTTCCATCGCACCTCCAAGATAACCATCCTCGTCAATGATGTAATTCACAATGCTCTTATAATTGATATTACGCACAATACTTTTCGCGTTTAGAAGAAGAAAGTTATAGTGAACCGGTCTGCCTTCGAGCATGGTATAAATAGCATATTGTTCCGCCCGCTCATTCGTTTCCTTGCCATCGCTTAAGGCATGACAGAAGCTTAATTCTTCAATGATTTTCTTGCAGTATGCCTGCTCGAATTGCTGATGATAATCTATCAACTCTGCTTTAAGCTTTGGACACACGCTGATGAGATAGCTGGGTAAACTCCAAAACCGAGTAGAGTCAATGCTGTAACCGGCTTTTTTGAAACTGTTCGAGTAATCACTGGGAAGCGGTGTGTTGTAACCGTTTTTCCACGCTTCCCACCGAAATTCCTGCATATATATCTCGTCAACTCTACTGTTGACCGGCACCTTAAAAATCTTGATATATACCCCACTTTCACAATTTCGATGGCAGAAAATGGGGTTTTCATCTACAATAAAGCCTTCGAGAAAGGCTTCGTTTGGATTGTGGAAATATTGATAAATACATTCTTTGTTCAAGTATTTCACGTTTTTTATTGCTGCCATAATTCATCCTCCGTTTTCAATATTTGTACCAATTTTCTTGGCAATGATTTCAGCCATGCGTTTCGCATCGCTTTCATCGGTCACAGACCAAACCTCAAAAAATTGGTAGCCGTAGTAGTTTCCGTCCTGTTCCCGATTGCTGCCACACTGGTGGAACTAGCTAAAACCCTTGTCGCGGATTTGCATTTCGTCGTACATAGCACGGACAAACGCAGTGGCATCTACCTCCCGGTGCTGCGTGTAAGCACGAAACCTATCCCTTGCAAGGGTGATTTCGATTGTTTTGTTCTTGACGGTCGTTTCGACCAGAAACGAAAATAGGTCTTGTCATTGCAAATTTCAAACATGTCATTACGCTCCTTTTTGTTTTTGACGCAAAAAGAGCGGGCTTCTCAGAATCGAGAAGTCCGCTCTTCAAGCGAAATTGTGAATGTACGAAAGGCACAAAACCCTTTCGATATGGAATGTTATCTATCGTACAATACCTATTCTATGCCGTTCGCATTTTTTGGCAAGAAAAAAGTCGCTGCCCCCAGCATAGGCAGCGACAAAATTATATGTTATTGATTGAGAGCCTTTTCGGCGTTTTCTTTGACGGTAGCACGGATATCGTCAGATACCTGCAGCACATCCAATGCTGCATCAAGCGTCAGAGTGCCGGAGCGAACAAGGTTTGCAACGCTCGCGGAAAGAGATTCAACATACCCTTCCGCACGACCTTTTACAATTCCCTGTTGTTCCACAAAGTCACTGTAATTACACATTTGATTGAGTCCCTCCCTAACGTCGGTTGTAACCTGCAAACCGCATTCGAGTAGCCAAGCACACTGACTGGATTTGACACACTCCCACGATTGAAATCGTGGGATTCTACTTCAACGAGGTCGCTGGCTGACCCAGTCTTACACCTCTCGGCAACGGAATGGTGCCCCATCCGCGCGGGGGTTATTACGCAGGGTAGCCCATTTGAACTAATCCCATACGACATATGTTAATAGCTGCATTGACATCTCTCTCGTGGTGTGTACCACAAGACGGGCAATCCCATCGGCGTTGCTTAAGAGTGAGTTCTCGGTAAATGTATCCACAACGACTGCAACATTTGCTTGACGGCGCAAAGCGGTCGATTTTCACAACCTCTGTGCCGCAGTTAGATGCTGCCCATTCGAGGATTTGGACAAATTCACCAAACGCAATATCATTGATTTTGCGTCCCCAGAGTTTTTGCATACCCTTGAGATTTAAGTCCTCAATGCAGATGATAGCGTAATCCGCTATCAGTTGGTAAGTAAGCTTAAAGAACCAATCGGTGCGTTGATTGCAAATCTTTCGATAGATACGGTTCAACTCCTTGATTGCTTTCTTACGGTTGTTGCTTCCCGGTTTACAGCGAGAAATGTGCCTTTGTACCCGTTGCAGCTCTTTCAGCGAGGCTTTATACCACTCAGACGAATCTACCACGGTGCCGTCATCCAAGTTAAGAAAGTGCTTTAAGCCGAAATCCATCCCGACAGCTTTACCTGCTCGCGGAAGGATTTCATTACATTCTTCCTGGGTGACGACAAAGATGTAGATATCTCCTAAATTGTCGCGTTTGACAGTTAAGGTCTTTACTTTACCTTTCAACGGACGAGAATCAAAGTATCGATATTTTCTATCATTGATTGTGATGCCGCCTTTACCGTCAAACTTGTAGCCAGCCTGTTTGAGCGTGAAACTTTTGTACATCTCGCGCTTTTTGAATTTCGGCGGTGACTTCTTAACAGGATGTTCCTTCTTCTTGTTGTCAAAATAGGCTTTGTAGGCACGGTAAACGCGCTCCACTACATCCTGTATAGCTTGACTGCCGAGATTCCGCCAATGTGTCCACTTGCGGCGCTTTTTGATTTTGGCAATATACATTTTCAGCTTTTCCTCGCTGAGACTTTTGCCATAGACCAAATAGTACATACGCCGCATAGCAATGCAGAAATTCCAAATTTCGGAGGCGATTTCTATCTGTTGAACAAGATACTTGTTTTTCTTACTATTGTACAGTTTATATTTGTATGCTTTCATTACAAGACGCATAGACAGCAGCCCCCTTTCATTTAGAATCTACTATTCATGGTATGCCATTCGCAATTTTTTGCAACAAAAAATGCTGTCCACCGCAAAATGGACAGCATATATCCGTTCTTAATGCCTTTCATCCCACGACTAAAGTCGTGGGTTTTCCCGGCTTGTTTTTATAAAGTTTGCAAGGCGTTCTCGATACAGCCGAAGTACACCGGCTTCTCACGCTTAGAGAGCATATCCAAAATCGCGTACTGTTTTGCCAGATTCTTAACGGCCTCGCTCTTTTCTACGCCAGCGTCAACTGCGTATTCCTTCAAAACCTTTCTGGTAAACGCATCCCAGAATTCAGACACAAAATCAGCATCATCGAACTTCTGCCTACTTTGAGTGCAAATTCGCCAAAGCGGCTCCATAAGCCAAAGACGAGACGAATCAATGACAACCCCGACCTTTTCAAATTTGGTATCTTTCCCAAACTCCTCTATCGGACGGTTGCTGTCACCTTCAAATGTTTTGTATGGAATAGCTTGCATGTATACTTCGGACGCTTTATCTCTAACGGGAACCTTCAGCAATCGAACATATACACTCCTATCCGTTTCTGTTGGAAAACCGTAGCTTTGAGGGATAAGTCCCTCGAGATAGGTCTCACTTGAATTGTGCAGATAGTCAAGAATCGTATCAGCATCCAAATATCTTATAGCATCCATAGGGCGACTCCTTTTTCAGCTGTTCGTAGCCATAGGCAACCACTGCTGCGGGTAGGCACGAAGTTTCTCCCTAGGCACGCAATCGTTCAGAGCGGAGTTTTCAGCGAGCGCCATGTCGATGATGTAATAATCATCACCATTACGCATCACATCAATACTCCACTGCCCTACCAGTTCGACAGCGGGAAGAATCTTCTTGATTTCCTCCAGAATCATCCGAGCACTGTCATCGTATCGAGATTGCAGGATATCCTCGTGCATCTGATAGATGACATAGTCGTGGCGTTCCTGCGGCGTACTTGCATTCTTGAACTTGCCCTTCATTACATCGGCACGCCAATATGGACTGATACCCAGCACCTCATCAGCGTCGAAATCGACGAACACGCGGTACTCAGTATGCAGCGGCAAACCGTTGTAGATGGTCGGGTTGTGTTCCTTGTCCTTGATATACTCTCTGAGCACCCACTCGTTCGTTGTATTGGCACCATAGAAGCAGGTATTGTTCAACGGCGAAGCCATAGAACAGGTCAGATGGTTTAGGAACAGGAAATACTCGCCCATCTCATTGATTTCCTTCGGGTCATGGATATGAGCGTTGCGGAACTCATACTTGGAAGAATAAGTTCCGGTCTTGATGAAGTAATCCTCGTGCTCATCCAGCTTGAATATCCGCTTGCAATAACGGTTCACGATTTCCTTGGTCACAGGATTCAGGGTTTCAAAGCCAAGGCGAGTGAGCTGCAGCATCGGCAGCGGAACACGCAAAATCTTGGTGTCAGGAATTCTGAAGAACTTGTTCCCGCACAACGCTTTTGCCAGCGGCGGAAGCCAGAATCCCATCGTGTTGGGATTCATTTCGAGCATTTGGTAGGTGAAGTCGTCGAGGTCAAGAATATCAAGACCCTGACGGAACTGGTTGTAGTAGAACTTCTTCATGCGGTCATCGCGTGCATCCTTGTACTCGGCGTAATTCTGAAGCAGAATCTTATACGATGGCTCCGAGATATCGACCTTCGCAAGATTTCCTGTCAGCTGAGGTCTGAGTTCTTCCGGGTATTTTTTCAGGTCATTGTTCGTTACCGTCACAGCGTATCGAGATGCCGCATAGTTCACATAGTATCCGCCGCGTTTTTCGTTGTAGATGTACAGGCGAGTACCATCTGTTAACTCACCTACGATACGGTCGATAAGCGCTTCGAGGTCCCGCGTAAACGGCACTCTCTTGTCGAGCATAGCCTTGACAGTAGCGGTATCCCACTGCAAGAGGTTCTCGGCCAATGCCCCGCTGTCCAGCACCTGTTCCTTATAGGCATCCTCAAATGTTTTGAGGGCATCAGGGCTGGTTTTCAGCATTGCGGCAAGTTCTTCGTAGGAAAACGATTTATCTTCCCTTTTGGTCATCATTTTACCGATTTTGGCAATCATATTTTCGATTTCCTCCTTTTTGGGAATCAGGTGTTTGCAAAATTCGGATTCTTCCAAATCAACTTATTTCCGTAATAGACTTCGGGAATGTACTTGATGGGAATTCTGCGATTGTCTTCGAGTTGGGAATCGTTGTTCGCGATAAACTCCTCGATGCGATTTTCTTCACTGCGCGGGGTGATGTTACAAGTCGAGAAACCTCCACCGTACAGGATATCACTGTTCATCATACCTTTGACCGGATACTTTACTTCGGTCGTTTTACCGTTGATGTTCAGGACAAGGCGAACGGTTTTGTATTGCTTAGCAAGTTCCACAAGAAGCCTGAACATTATTTCCTGAGTGTTCGGACTATTGTACTTTCTCATATACTCTTCCGTCAACTCTTCCACCACAGCCAATGTAATCCCGTATAGGCGTCCATGCTGCCCGGAATTTGCCTTTTTGATTTTCTCTATCGTCCGTTCAGCCCAGCCGGTGGGATTAGCAAGATAATCCACTACCAGTTCATCGGCATTTGTGGATGTCAGGCCAAAGCAAGACCCGTTTCCAATCTCATCGACAATGCTGTCAATAGGGCTGCGATAATTCTTATACCCCTTTATTATGCGACAGAAAGCGTTCTGTCGTGCTGTCTGGTCGTAATAACCGCCCTTGAGAATTTTCTTCTTGTCTTCTTCCGTCACATTCTCTCGGAACATATCGAACAGCTTCTGTGCCATTTCCTCTATGACAGAATCCGAGGTAAAAGAAGAACGGCAGAAAATCGTTTTGAAGTCCTGTGTTTCATTGACGGTTTTGGCATTATCGACAACGAGGCAAAGGAAGCGTATCTCCTGGTTGAATGTTACGGGTTTATTTTCCAAGGTTCCATAAAATCGCTGCCCGTACAAGGCATCTACCTTGTGCTCGCCATTGGCGAGCGGCACACGAATGAAACGGTAGTAGCGCCCGGACGGTTTTCCGGTATCGAGAATTGTGTTGCCTTCGAACACGGATGCGCCGGATTTGATAGCCTGCTCAAAATCCTCACGAGTTAAATTGATAGTCATAATTTCTTCCTTTCTGTTTTTGGGTATTTATTATTTTTCAGCTGTTTTCTTCGATGCACAATTTGCTGCTACGAATGTTTTCCAACCATTTTTCATCCATAACATTGCCGATGCGATACTTTTTCTGGGATTCGTAGGACCAATCGCAGCCAACGACAACATCGCCGACAGTGTTCAAGTACAGTTCTCCCTCGTTGATGTTGATGCCGATTTTGTCGTTACCGGTATAATCAACCACGAGTTCCGGGGTACGAGGTTCTCTTTTCAAAGACCAGTCGTCGTTGAGGGTTTTTGCACGTCCCTCGTTGAGAAGATACTTTTCGTGAAAGTCTGTCACCATATCATCACGGTTGTATTTTAAACCACTGAGGATACTTGCGCTTTCGTCAGAAATCTCTTCGTGGAAGTTATCGCTGCTGATACAAAGGCCGCACAAATATTCGTCCTTTTCATCGCAGTAATTCCACCATTCGAGACTCGCCATAGCAAGGTCAGCCATCTTATCGACGGCTTTTCCGTTGGTGACCATGTAAAAGCTTCCAACGGCGATACCGCGCTCTTTGACAGCTTTCAAGGTGTATCGAATTGCCGGTATGTTCAGAGAAATTTCGCCGCCGGTAAAGGTAAGAGAGCTGATGTAAGCTCCCTTCTCAAAGCTGTCGAGAAAAGCATCGATGTACTTTTCCTGAATATCGATGCTTTCGGCATCTCCGCGCAGGCAGTGCGCACAGCACATATTGCACCGACGCGTAACTTCTATGAATACGCTGTTTGCGGCATAAATACGCATTTTTTTCATGTCCTTTCTGTTAGTCTTCCGTGCAATCGTCGTAGTCATCCGTGAAATTCTCGTTGCGGTCAACGACGACATTCACATCCGGCGGAGCGATTTTAGCCAGACCATAGTTCAAGAAGAACGAGCCGGGAATGTCATCGACATCGCCCCAGTTCCAGCAACCACAGTTGATTTCCAACCGGCGTTTGCCTTCGTCCGTCTTGAGATAGTCCTTGACAGCACTGCGCAGGACGCTTTCCGGGTCATGGATTTGCTCCGGATTGTAGCTGAATTGCATCAGTGTGCATTCCGTTGCGGATAAGCCAATGACCTCATTGGCGACGATTGTAAAAACTCTTAACATTGGTGTTTACACTCCTTTTCTTGTTTTGACGCAAAAAAGGGCGGACCTCTCAGAAACGAGAAGTCCGCCCTTTAAGCGAAATTGTGAATTGTACGAAAGGCATAAAACCCTTTCGATATGGGATGTTATCTATCGTACAATACCCATTCTATTCAGTTCGCACATTTTGGCAAGAAAAAATCACCACCTACTTGCATAGGCGGCGACTGATTTACTTGCTATCGTTTCAGTACCTTATTGGGCTTTTCCGTTTCCGAATCAGCCAAGGCGCGTTCCTGAACCCGGGTCGTCCAGAACGGAACATCCCGTGTACTACACAAATCGGCTTATATGGATTGGATGCCGATTGGATATTTACGGCTTGCAGTATCCACAAGGCGTATATCCCTGCTCGATAAGTTCCTCTCTTGTGCCGGTATACTCCTCCCTGTTTGCATCGCTTATCTGAGATGCAGAAGAGCAATCAGGGCGGTGGAACTTGCGAGAATTAGTGTTCAGGATATAAGTCACAGCAACTGTATCCGGCTGTTGCGGCTCCTCTATCTCGGCAGCAGAGGTATCAGAATCCTTGTGGTATTCCCCATACGAGAAGGTGACTTTCGTACCGTCAGATGTGCAGTAAATATCACCAAGTTCGTCCGTTCTGAACACCTCTACTCCCGCGCTGGCCAGCTTTGCAAGGGTCTCGCTGTGCGGGTGTCCGTAGCTGTTGTCCTTGCCGCAGGATATGACCGCATAAGTAGGGCTCACGGCATCCAAAAATGCCTGAGAGGTGGAGGTGCTGGACCCGTGATGCCCGACCTTTAAGACGGTGGATTCGATGTCTTGGTCGGATTCGAGTATCTTCTCTTCCGTTTCCTGTTCGGCGTCGCCTGTGAACAGGAAGGATGTACCTCCGTAGACAATACGAATCACTATGGAAGTATTGTTCGTGTCATCAGGCACGGAATTGACAGCCACAACGGTGACGGTGGCTTCCCCTAGGGTGAATGTATCCCCCACTGCCGGGACCGTAATACCACCGCCTCTCTCGTCCGCACGAGCCTTAAAGTTCCGGAATGCTTTGCTGTCATACTCTGTCACAGGACAGAATGTGACATCGGCTGTGTCAGCCTCGAAGGCACCCGAAAGACCTCCGATGTGGTCTTCGTGAGCGTGTGTTCCTATGACATAGTCTAAGTGTCCCTCTGTCTCGCGCTGTAATACTGAGTATACAAGGTTCGAGTCATCGGCATTGCCGCCGTCAATGAGCATCGAGTGCCCATCGCAGGTGACGAGGGCGGAATCTGCCTGCCCGACATCGATAAAGTGGATGGTAAAGCTGCCGCCTTCCGATACGCCAGCCGTCTTCTGACCGCTTTGTGCGGTGGTTTCTGAGGCGACCCCGGATACAGGAAGGCTTCCCGGAGATTCCGTTGTCTGACCGCAGCCTGTGAATGTCAGTGTGAAGAACGCGGCAATTACCGCTGCAGTTCTCCGAAGAAATTCGTGTTTGATTTGCATTGGTTTTGTCTCCTTTCAAATAAAAAAAGCGGGCCCATCCCCCGAAAGGGATAAGTCCGCTAAAAACGAAATTGTGAATTGTAAGATAAATGGTATCTATCGTACAATTCTATTTTACCGGTATCGCAAGAACATGCAATACTTAAACCGTATCCGAAACTTCATGACACAGCATCCTGTCCGCATAAATACAGCAGAGAACCAAGCCAAGGCTCGCAACGCAGCCGAACGCGACATGTTTCGGGGAAAGAAGGAGCCATTCGATGTCGTTCATTACTTTCACCCAAAACAAAACGCCCATCATAGCAATGATGAGCGGAATAAAGACAGTTCCTGTGTAATGCAGGAATTTTCGGATTTTTCTTTTTTGCATTCTTTAATTACATCTCCAATCATGCTCGCAAAACAGCCTGAACCACATATCTCTGATTCGTTTGGCTGTAATACCCAAACGGATAGCAGGTATACATGATAAGTTTATCGATTCCGTCTGTGAAATTAACGAGGACAGTGCCGTCATCCGCAATCACGGTGCTCGCGTCCGAGGACACATAACCGGGCATTGCTAGGGTGACGGAATACACATATTCCCCGTAATCGGTGTCTACCACAAAGTCATCTCCTATGCTGACATATTGCAGCAGAGAAAACACGCTGTCGTTATGAGAGCAAAGCAGATGCCCTCCGGTCACACCGACTTGGTAAGAACCGGGATACTGATATACCCCGCCGCGTTGATTCAAAAGACTCTGGTCATCGCCCCAGATAAGAGAAGCGTTTAGGCCAATCGCGTCACAGGTAATCGTGCCGTAGGCTTGACCCCAGGCTGCAGGTACAACATCACCCCAGACAGAGGTTGCTGCCGCAGGTTCTGGAGTCGGCGAGGGAGTCGGGCTCGGTGTAGGCTCAGATGTCGGACTCGGGGACGGTTCTGGTTGCGGCGTAGGAGACGGTTCAAAAGACGCAGCGGGTTCCGGGCTCAGTTCCGGTACTCCGGATAGGTCCGAGATTTGCTGTTCTTCTTCTGCTGTTTCTTGCGTCGCAGATTCAGAGGTATTGAGAGAGGATTCGAATTGTGCTGATTCGGCAGGCAGAGGTTCCGCTTGCCATGAACAGGCTGCAACACTGGTCAGCACAGCCAATGTTGCAACGAGTATCAGTGCTTTGGTTCGCCGCATTTGAGTTTGTCCTTTCTTAAACAAAAAAATATATAAAAAAGCTGCCCTCAGTTCTTGTCGAACCGGGGCAGCCTTTTAGCAACGGACAGAATCAGCCATTTTTGTGTTTTTTCCGAGAGAATGTGCGACTTACATTCCTTCGCCTTTCGGATTCCGCATGTGCTCTCGCCGTCGTAATAGAGCAAGACGCCGATATCCTCTGGTATCTCGCCTTTTACCTTCTTGTACAACTCAGTGGGCATCGCATAGTAGTTGCAGTGCCCAACGAAATTGTGCCCGTGTGCCGAGTGAAAATCGCTCACGGAAATCTTGATTTCCACACAAGTGATGACGGCATCGAGCGTATACAGATGATTCGTCTTGTGGAAGTGGCACCATCGCTCGGAACAGTGCTCCCTGCAAAAATCTATCGACGAAATATCCTTGACGCAGGTTGCCTCTTTTGCTTTTTGCTGAATCGCGGTAAGCGAAGCACCCGTATCCGTTTCGATAAGCGAGGCCAGTTTGCAGGTCCCATATTTGGTTTCGGAGGTAAAGCATTCCTGAACCCTGACGAAATCGACCAATCCGGATTTGACAGACCCGCATTCTACCGGCACTTCTAAGGCATCGAACCCTTGACGAAACGAATCCACCCGATACCCGCCGTAGCTGGAAGGATGCCACGCATGAAGCGCGGCCTCAATATCGCGAGTCAGCTGAGTTTTCGCCATCAGGTATCACCGGAAAATCTGCTGACCAATCTCTACCATCTTACGGCGTTTGCGGTGCAGCGATACAAGCTGGTAAACAACGATAGCAAATGCCGCAGCGGCAAGAAATTTCAGAATTTTTTTCATGGTAGTCCTCCTTAGTTTGTTCGTGGCTTAGCGCTTTATCATTGCTCCGCAGTATATTGCCGCAGCATGAGTTCCTGTACCGTCATGACCGTAAACCCTTCCTTTGCCGCCTCATTGAGGGCTTCGTAGTAGTCGTCTACATACAGAGCCTGTGCAGCATTCAGACCGGCAGCTTGGGTCAGAAGTTTCATGACGGAGGTCTTCCGTTCGGGGGTGGCAGTCCCGATGACATCGAGGAACTGTCCCGGATAGTGCATTTCAAGCCACTGCTTTTTATACGGCAGGGTCATACTGTCCTGCACGCGAGTAATGCAGTATTTCGGGATACCGTCGCAGCTTTCGAGGAAATGCTGGACAAGCGTATTGGCTTCCCCAATTTCGTCGAATACCCTGTACCCACCCCGGTTCTCAGCCTCATACCGCAGTAGCCGTGCCCTGTGTGCATCAGCAGTCGCGTCGAGTTTCTGTTCACGATAATGGACGAGCAGGGTATCGTCGAAATCGAAGAACATCATACGAATTTTTGAGAAATTCATGGGTCTCACCTTCCTTCAGTTTCTCGCCGATGCAATTTCATGCCGAACAACATCAGCTTCGGTGTAAAACTCATCGCTGTAGTCGTCCTCATTCGTCTCCTGACAGACCTTGTGCCGGTGCGGCGCGGAACCTTCCTGCTCGATGAAAATACGCCAGACACCGGAGGAGAAGCAGACAAAAAGCACCGTGCCGTCATCCAAATATAGCCTAACACCGGCGACATCAAAGCATTCGATTTCATCCTCGAAGTATTTGGAATTATCCAGACAAACGGTATCGTCACTGTAGCCGTAAATTTTGACCATTCTTTTACTGCCCCCTTTACTCGATTACAAAATCCTTTGTGGCATCCTCTGCCTCACTGTACCGGCTCGCATTGCGCCATGCAGCCTGCAAGAGAACATCACGCTCGGCATCGAGCGCCGCCTGCATCGAGGTCTGCTGTACCTGCCTGGCACGGGATGTGCGAGCGTTCTTGTACTGCGGATACTCTGCGACGATTTTATCCATCAAAGCCCAGCGTTCTTTATCGGAAAGTGCATTCAGGTTGATGTTGTCGCGGCGCAGCCGTTCAATCGCATAGTCCAAATACGCGAATTCATCCGCAGACGGGATAGCTTCTATATAGTCCCGCATCGTGGCGGGAGGACCGTTGTAGGTCGCCATGGCTTCATTGTACAGCGTTTCTGCAACCTCTGACCCGTACCATTTACCCGGTTCGTAGCCATGATTCCGGTACACCTCCGCTACCCATAAAGGGAATGCTTCGCTGTAGGTCATATAGTCCCTCCTTCTCAAAAATCCCCGAACGAGAGCTGACGGCTCTGCGAGACCGGGATATTGGTTTTGGGCTTTGACGAGTGCTTGATTTCACCGTACTTGGTGAGATTCCGGCATTTATATCCGTAGCCCTTCTGTGCGGCAGAAATCGACTTGTATCCGTATCCGCTTGCATCGTCCAGCACCTGGTCCTTGTCGTTCAGATTGACGACAATATACCGCACATCGTTGGGCTTAGAGAGCCGGGACGAACGAATAACGGTATAGGGGATACGCTTATCGAATTGAGGCTTTTCTTCTTCCGGGTCCGGTTCGGGCTTTGCAACCTTCTCCTCTTCCGGCATTTCAAGCTGAACATCGACCCCTGCCTTAACGAGGGATTCGAGCGTAGAGGCAAGGGTCTCGTACCGCGTATTCTCCACGGTATTCGTATCCTTCTTCTTCCGCTCCTTCCAGACCTTCAGTAGCTGGCGTTCGCTGAAATTGATGATGAGACCACGGTCTTTGAGCATCTTACGAACAACATAGGTGGAAAGAGAAGCGTAGTTCGCATATTCTCCGATATGGTGCTTGATATCCACCTCGGTCTTAGTCATAGCTGCTTCGAAATCCCTGTGATTGTCGAGCCAATCCTCAATAACGCTGAGCAGTTCCTTCTTGGACATAGATTCCTCTGCCAGCTGCTTGTTTTTCCGGACATAATCCTCGCAGGCAGCGAGAATCGAATCGTAGCCGTTCATGGCACTGTTATCGATGATTTGACGGTTCGCGGCATCCACAATGATATACTGCTCACCACGGCGGATGATAGAGATACCTTCATCAGCCGTCTTCTTTTCTTCCTTGACATTGCCGCCGACATCGAATTCCGGCAGAGAATCATCGGTCATGATTTGCTCGATGATGGTATCGAGGTCCTGCGTATAGTCCTTGGAAATCGTATAGCTTTCTGCCTTGGCAAAGACCTGTTTCGTGATACAGGTGATTACCGCGTCTAGGAACTTGTCAGGGTCCGGAATCTCGATTTCATACATCATGTTATCGCGGATATTCCAGACAACACCCTGCTTTAACCCGGTAGCCAGCATATAGCAGGCACATTGCAGGAAATGCTTGTGCGCGAGCGAAGATACGAATTTCAGCAGATAGACCTTGTTGTCCTTCACGACATCCGCCATGCCGCTGATAACAAGTTTCTTCTTCGCCTTGGTATCTACCACGGCAGTCAACTCACAACGTTCCTGTACGGACTCGTCGGGAGTGAACACCATAGACAAGCGCTTGTTCAGGTCGGTTTCCTGCGCTCTCGTAATAAAGGGCAACTCAACCTGCTTCACATACCGGTCCTGACTCGTCATCAGCATCGTCAGGAACAGGACCTTCTCCTCCACGGATTTCCAGCTGGCAGGCAGTGCTACCTTCTTGTCGTTATGCAGGTACATGTAGAAGGCAATCGCACTGTCGATATCGTAATAATCGAAGAAGTTCGCCTGCTGGTAGATGCCGATGCAGGGAGCTAAATCAATCATCGCATCCGAATGCTTGATTTCGATTTCATGCACATCCTTATGGAAGACCGGCGTCGTATTGATAAGCTGGTAGCAGTGCTCTACGTCCTCATCAAACTTGAAATCGAACATCTCAGAGATATCGAACTTTGTATTGAACTCCTGATTCATCTTGACGGGAGTCATCAGGGTCTTATCGCTGACCAGCCCAAATCTGTCCTCTTTTTTCGGAGGCTCTACAAAGATGACCTCATCCTTACCGCGACTCGCCGCAACGCAGAAAAGGTTTCTCAGAATCTCATACCGCGCCATAGGCTGAAATACACGGGAGCACCAGTAGGATTCCGTGAAATCAAAGACAACACAGATAGGGCGCTCCATACCTTTACTGCCGTCAAAGGTCGTAAAGATACCGACATCTGCGCCAGGTGCTACATGCTTTTCACCGTCCGGTTCCTTGATGCTGGCATATACATGGTTCTTGTCATAGAGGTTGCCGGGTCTTGCTTCTAGTTCATTCAGAACCTTTACCATAGACCCCGTTCTGGCTCCGAGACACAGGACATCCTTCGGATTCTTGGTATCCAGATAGTCTACCACCTGCTCGCGGGACATGGTCGATACCTTACAGTTCTTGTTCACACCGTTGATATCCTTGCCCCAGATGTTTCCGAGCCGCTGTGCAAGGTCATGAGACAGGCGGAAACATTGCGTGAAATTGACCTGCGTGTGCTTGCCTAAGAACTTATTGATGAACGACCAGATATCCAGCGAGGTATGGTCATAGATTTTTTGCTTCATGTCCCCGACCGCGATGATTTGAAGACCGGGGTTCGATTCCTTGATGTATTCGAGCATCTTCGAGATTTCCTCGTTGATGTCCTGATACTCGTCGATGATAAGCACATCAAAGTGCCCGACAGGAACGCGCTTTCTCAAGACCATCCCAATCTGCTCGCCCTGTCCGACATTCTTGATGCCGCGCCGGTACAGGATTTTCGAGGCAAATCCATGATAGTTCTGGACCGTGACATTATCGTTTAGAATCTTTTCCTGTGCATCGAGTTTCAAAAGCCGGTTATAAGTCAGGTACAGAATTTCCTTAGAGGAATCAAACTCGTTGCACAAAACATTGATGGTGGACGTCTTACCGCTTCCGATACAGGCATCGCACAACACGTTTTTCCCGTCAAGCGCCAGCCGTACAAGGTCCTGCTGTTCGCTGGACAAGTCATTGAGCGTCATTGTAATCCCTCCGAATACTAGAATGGCAGGCAACAAAAAGACCCTGACAGCTATCACAGCAGCCATCAGGGTACATTTTTTAGTCTATAATTTAGATTGTATGCAGTTCGCACGAATGTGCAAGGGGCTGTTGATAAAAATCGCTGTTTGTATATTTTATTTCATCTTCTGACCGTCAGCAGAAAGGGGTTAGATGAGCATGGGTGATGCAGTGTCCCTATACCAACTCGATACATTCCTCCTCAACACGGTGCCATTTATCGGTGCTTACATCGTATTCCAGCACATCTTTTCCGACCATTTCCCCGTTTTCGATATACTCTAAAATGTGTCGAACTCGCATTGGCGGATTGTCGTTTTTTGCATGCCACAACGCGATATCCTTGTTGTCGATGACGAACGCAGGCTTGTAGCTGACAAAGGGGCTACCGAGCGGCTGTGCTTGCCGACTTGCCTCGTAGTATGATTTCACATAGCCGTCACGGGAAGTATTGCGAATAGCACGAGCGCTTTCTTTGTCGCCTTGCTCGTCCAAGGTTTGTGCAATTTCGTCCACACACCGACAAAAATGCGTAGAATCCTGACTGTTTTTGGCAAAAATCAGTTTTCTGATTAACCGCACTTCGTCTTGCTGCGTCACAAGCATGCTCCCTTCACTTTTCTGTCGAAACCAAAAAGATTTTCTTAGAGAAAGTTCCCTTCTCTGCTGCTTTCTGGCTCCGTACCTGTTCAATTTCTCGTTTGGAAACAGCGCAGGTCTTGCCCATAGCGTACAGGACCTCCATCACATCCGCCATTTCTTCCGCGCAGTCCAGAACGCTTCGTTCCTTGGCTGTGTAGGCTTCCAGCAGTTCGGCGACCTCTTCCTGCAGTTTGTTTGTCAGAGCGTCCTCGTACTCTTTGTCGGACAGCGTGCGCGTCACACAGGTTTCCCCGTTCTTCTCAATGATAGCCGGGATATTATCCCGAACAAGCTTTTGGTACATCATAGTTTTACGCTCCTTCCAATCTACAGTGCCGCAGCGGTATGCGCAGCTCACGACAGGTGTTTTCGATTTCTCGTTCGTTTTCGGCTCCATCAAACACTACACATCCTTTTTGCTGCTGTTTGGCGAGGTATGTGGGCAAATCATCATTTGCAACAGGTATGAAAGAGTATCCCCGCTCGCTGGCGTACATAGCTGCCAAAGCAGCCATCTTCTTACCGGATTCTGCTGCAATGACGACCTTTTTCCGTTTTGCCAGCATTCTGTCGAGGTATTCCGACATCTGCTTGCGGGACTTCGTCATCGATAACGGCGTTCCTGCAACTCCGCAAAAGAACCAATCCTCTTCGCAGATTTTGTCCTCACACTCTTGGCATTTCAGGTAGACGACATTGCCGTTTGTATACGGACAATAATTCCCTAAACTCATACCTTTTTGAAATATTTCTCGACATACTCATCCGGCAGTGTAATGTGCATCTTATCCGGTCCGGTGAATTCCTTAAAGTTCTGCTCGCCACCGCACCAGACCAGACGCCAGATGGTCCCACGCTTTACCCGATATGGAATTTTCTTGCCATCTTGACCGATGGCATCAAGCCATACATCGAACGGCTTGACGCATTTGTAGTTGGTATTGTACATGCTAATCCTTTACTTTTTGGGCAGCACCCAAATCTCAACGTTCACATTCCAAGCATTGGCGGCTTCTTCAATGAGATTCAGCACCGTTACCCAGTTTCCGCCTGCCAGCCCGCAGCCGAGACCGTAAGGAACGCGGAAAGTTGCATTAGGATGTTCTTTCATTGCTCTGAAAAGAGCCGTCCCCAGCGCCGCGTAGTTCGTCTGACGCTTATCTCTGCCGAAACTCAATTGCCCGAACAGGTTAGCAACATACAGCTGCGGGGCGACTTGAACCACCTGAAAGTCACCGAGTTTCTTTGGACTGCAAACTTTCACATATTCGTCGAACACGACGGGCCACTTATCCCGAATCTGTCTGGCAAGACCAGCACCCATCGCGGCACGACAGTTCACCTGATGGCAGATGATAGTATTCTCGTTACGAGTCGGCGGTGTTAAGATATTGCCCTCAATAAGGTTGACACTCATAGTCATTCACCAATGTCTAAGATTTCGTATTTTCTCGCTGCAAACCCCAGCAACTCATTGTAAACGCGGGTCGCGATTTCAAAAAACTCGGTGTCGCAGATTTCCTTTCCGCGCAGGAAACGGTTGTCCTTCTGCATCTCTGCTGCGGTATTTGTTACGATAGCCCAGATGCAGCTGTTGATGACAACGGGCGGCACAATGTCGTCTGCCCAATTCTCAACCGCATATTCGCTGACCGCATATTGCGTGTCATAAACCCCATCGTTAAGTTTCGCGCTATAAAACTTTGCCTGTCTCTCACCCATGATGGAGTTTATGATGCTCCGGGCAGTCGCGATATCTTTGCCCTCCACATTGCAGATTTCAGGACCAAAGAAGCCTTTCGTTTTGTTGCTGAGAAGGACAAGCTGCATCGCCAATGCCGTAGCGCACTTGGAGAATTTCTTGGCATAAGTATCCGGTATCTCAACAGGAATATATTCAGCCGCAGGACCCTGCAGATAGTATTTCTGTGTATCTTTTTTGTCGTGCGAACTCTCGAACAAAATCGAGGGCAACGCAACCATAATCGCTTCATTTACATTTGCTTTAACAGTTCGTAAAACTGCGATATTTGTCAGCATGCCTTTATCCTCCTCGCCTTTTATTGAGCCTGATACTTGGCGATAATTCGTCTTGCTTCCCTTTTCGGTACGCCGAACAGAGATACAGCAATTTGACTCAGCTTATCCTTCTGTGTGGGGTCTGTCAGGACCACGATGCGATGAATATCATGGATGTCAGTAGCGACAACCACCTGAGCATACCCGATTTTATCCTCATCGAACAGCCGCTTTAATTCTTTTACAAACTCTTCCCTGTTGAGTTTAAGCATATAATCGCTGTTAATGAACATGTCGAGTGGGAAAATATGCTCGTTATCGAACTCCTTCGGATGCGCATTTGCAAGGTCAAGTTCCGGGCGGAACAGGGTCTTATCATGCACCAAGCCATAAATAATGCCGGCCGCTTCTCCGCTTTTGCAATCAACTACAAACTGTCCTCGTTGTGCATCAGCCATAGGTTGTTCCCTCCGCCAGTTTTTCGTATATATTCTGTGTGCGTTTGTTGTTTTCGTCTTTGTGCATGAGCACGACATTTGCCATGCTGGTATAATAGCTTGCTACACTGTTACCTTCTACGGTAAACTTTATATTCTGCCCGTCATCGACTACCTCGTAGCTGATGAGTTTATTCGTGACCCACTGATTGTTGTACCGGAAGTATATGTAGTTGTATTCCGTGGTTGTGGTCTCAGGCGTCATGTTTTTCTCCGAACCCACCGTTTCGGCAATCTCAGGAGTTGCCATCCGAATGATTTGCGCAGGCAAGTCCTTGATGCCGTCCATGGTCTTGTCTGCCACCTCACTGCATCCCTCGAACGCTACAGAAATGGTTGCGACAGCAAGAAGGAAGAGCGTTTTGTGGATGAACGAGAGAAATCGCTTCATAGACATGCCCCCTGAAATATCTTCGATGATACGGAATGTTTTGCTTGTTTTGATACTTGCATTATACCATGAAGTTGTATTGAATACAACGATGAACGCTATATGTTCACGGATTAGATACATTTTTAGCAAAGCAAAAAACGCCCACAAAAAGAAAAGACCCGCCTGTTAGCCGCAGGCAGGTCTTTCTTCGCAGTGAGCGTTTAAGGTCGGCTCAGGACCCTATTCGTCTCTACCGAAGCAACGTCATCAACGCTGTTCAGTATGTTTTATTGTATGCCAGTCGCACGGGGCGTCAACTATGTTTTGCAGCTACACAGCAAAAAGGCGTCTCACCCGCTGATGCAGGCAAGACTCCTAATTGGCTCAGCTTAATCTTCGAGGTCGAAGCTATACCCTTTCTTGTCCATTGTCACGAAGCCATTGCGGGTCTGACATATGCTGTCACCGAAATAAGCTTCGAGGGTCATGCCGGTGTCCTCGCCATCCAGCCACTGCGGGCGCATATAGGCCGCAAGGTCATACAATACGCCGACTGCGTAGGCAATCAGTTCATCGCTGTTCATCGCTTCGTTGACCGCATCGTCATCGGCCTCGACAGGGATACCGATGGAGGCGGTAATGGTGTCGGGTGTGTTGTCGTCTACGTAACGAGTAGCGGTGAGCTCAAATTTCAGGATGTTAGTTTCCATAATATGTTCTCCTTTGTGTTGATGTGTGTGCTTGCTACACTTTCAATTCTAGGCCGTTCGCATAACTGTTCAACTGCCCAATCACCCTGAAATCCGACTAGGCCGGATTTTCCAAATTTTTTTGTAAACAAAAAAATAGCCCGCACAGAACTGAATCTGTACGGGCTGGTATTAGTCATGAGGATGTTCGTGGCAGGGTTCAGGCGGCATACCATGCGGGTCAGGCTCGGGGAAGCGACCATGGTCACCGATGATTTCCGAAGTGCGAATGCCGTTGGCTTTCCGGCAAGCCTCGATGGTCTTAGAAAGCACTTCCTTGACATCACGCGGGTTCTTGATGCGGCGGATGTCGATTTCCGGAGTCATAGCGTCCGTGGAGCAGAGATGAATGCTGCCGACACGGCAAAGGCGCTCATAGAAGTTCTGCTTGAACGCGATGTCCCGGACACGGTACAGCTGAATTTCATCCTCGCGCAGGTTAAAGCAGCCACGCTGGATGATGAGTTTGGTCTCGGTCAGTGTGTACTTCGTAAAGGACAGCGGCAGAGAAAAGATGGTGTGGCGTTTTCGGTCGGTCCAGAGAATTTTCTCCTTGTCCAAGTCGATGCCGAACTCGCCGTTTTTGAGGGTGGACATGGTATGGCTCCTTTCGTGATGGGATTTGTTTGGGTTGTTGGTATTCTACCATTTTGGTATCAGTTTAGCCCGTTTTCGTCGTATTTGTCGCTTTTTCCAAGATTACAAATACTACACAGCGTTCTAAGATTTTCGGGTTCCGTCTTCCCGCCTTTAGATACTGGAATTATATGGTCCACATGGAGCGTAATTCCGTCCTTTTTTGGCGTTCGTCCACAAATCACGCATTTGAAGTTGTCCCTCTTTAAAATATCATATCGTAAAGACGGCGTCAAGATTTTGCGCTGGTACTCTTTGGTTTCGCGTTCTTTTTCCAATGCGTATGATTGATTTACAAAGCCCGCAACATCTTCAGTAGAATATGTTTGATGGTTTGCATAACGATTACGACCGGCAGGCGATGTATATCGAATTGAGCAACTTATCGTTAATTCTGTAGTTGGAGATTTTCGGTGTTTTTCTTCGTTTCGCATTACCGTGCGCTCCAACACAGAGTACAACCATGACGGAAGATTTTCTGTGAAGTCAGGCAGTTGGTTGTACTCTTCCTCGAATTTTGCGAGTTGTTTTTTGTTAATCTCAATGGCGTCCAGTATTTCCTCAAACGCATCGCGTTCCTTGCAAACCAAACCAAATACATATTTGTCAAAATTGAAATGGTCAAATTTGTACTTGCTTTCCAAACACTCGCAGTATTCGGTATTACTCTCAACCTGAAGATATTGGTATTTTGCGCATAAAGCTTTGTATGCCAGATATCTGTCGCTGGTTTCTTTGATTTCTCTTATAACTTTTCTTCTCGTTGCTATGGCAGAAAGTATCACGAGCGCTAGTGCGAGTGATACAATTCCTGCGGTAAGCATTACCTCGACAGGTAAAAAGGTCATGATTCCATATCCTTTCATCTGTGTCCGCAGACTGCTCAGTCAATATCCAAGTTGCCAAAATCCTCTACGGGAGGTTCGTTGTACCAGTCATACTCCTCTGTATCCTCATCGTCATCATCAAGCAAAAGAAGGTCGTCATCGGTGACGGGAATGTCTTTCCTGATAGCCTGCTGTGGCACGAACGTGGCAGCGGTGACAGCATAATCACCGCCTTCAAGCACTACTTTCACAGTAGCAATATCTCCTACTTCGGGGACAGAACCGTTCTGGACGGATGCATCAGGGTTACGCTGGACATCCACCTCGACATCGAGCGCTGGGATGAAGACTACGATGGTCTTGGGGGTGACGGTGGTTATGGTTCCGGAGTAAGCTACTTCGTTTTCGTGAATGTCCTGGCGGACGGTTTTCTTAGTATTAAACATTAACTTCTACCTCGCTGATTTTGTATGCTTCATCGTGGACCTCCCCACCTAAACCTTTCGGCTGTAGTTGGGGCTTCTCCGTGGGTTGTAACCCCACGGTAAGTCTCTGCGTAACCCGAAGGTAGAGATACGACCAGAACTTAGCTAACAATGCCTGACGGCATTGGTCGCCACATAGGGGTTAGTCTCCCGCAAAGTTCTCGCAACACAGTGTAATCCCAACAGATGGGCCCGGGCTGTTGAGTCGCCACGGGGGGCTCAACAGTGAATGCAACTGTTTAAGGGAGTACAATGTGCATTGGGTTCTACGCTCAATGTCAGGAACTTTAGCCTTACACTGAGACCATGCCTTCTTTGACATGGGTTTTGTTACCTCGCGGATGAAATACCGGGCACCAATGTTATAATTGGGAGCTAGAAAACCCGCAGGCTTTCCTGTGGTATGAACGGCTCCTGTTTTTGAATTTTTTTTGTAAAATAACGACCTAGCAGCTTGGCCAACGGTATAGAATGCATGTATAATATATGTATGAAATGATACTACATAACTGTCGGAGGAATCTTTATGGCATTGCCCGGTATGCTTGAGCTTACGAAGGAACAAACGCAACGGCTTGTGAATATCATCGAGGATAAGCAAGGTTGTATTTGCAACGTATCTAATAGTATGCGCACAGTCTGGATTACTTCTGATGACGGTGAAAATGAACTTAGGGTTTCATTTCTTTGTAATTTTGCTTTGGTTATTTCACGTGTTAGGTTTTCTATAAAGCGTCATGGTACAATGTCTCTGTTGCTCGATGCGTTGAAAGAAATTTGCGAAGACTATGGTGTGCATCGTATCGTTATTCAATCTGTACTAACTCGTGAAATGGAAGTCTTTTGTCATAAAGCTGGGTTTCGAGCAGACCCGAACGCAACAATGGAGGTTGATGGGATTCTTACAGGGGATTATAAATTGGATTTTTGAAAAAACACGACATTTGTATTCCCATCTGTGCCGGTGAACATACCGAACATGAAAGAGCGATATTTTTTCATGATATGCTCCCACCATTACATATCCGACTTTGCCGAATTACATTCTTTGCACAGCATCTGCAGGTTGTTGTCGGTGGTATGCCCGCCCTTGCTCCAATGAATGATGTGGTCTCCTTCCATGTCCTCAAAGGCGTACTCGGTGTTGATGCCTGCCTTCTTTGTCACATCATCATCCAGTACGAGTTTCTTGATGTAAGATTCCAGAGCGTTGCCAGCGTGCTTGATTTTCCATGATTTTTTGATAGATGTCGAGGTTCCTAAAAAGCCTTCTGACGTATTCTTCTGTGTCACACTCACATGTCTTGTACGGGATTTGTAACAAGAACAGACCGTGGTCAACGCAATATTGCACTTTCATTAAATCGTGCTTTTTCTGCATCTGAAATGCCTTTTCTCCGCCGAAAACACTTATTGGCTTGTAATGTTGAATCCCGTTAAATTCAATCACGGCAATCAGTTTGTCGTCTTGGTAAATGGTAAAGTCAAACCGTAGTGGATGTTTGTCTTTCAAATCCTCGAAACTTTCCTGCTGCTTATATGTAACACCAAGCTCATCCAAAACAGCCTTGACTTTTCGCTCACCTTTTGACGCTTTTGCGCAAATTGGGCACTCTGTTCCACCCAATGTTCGATGATTGATGGAAGCTGTGTACTCATTGCCACAGAACGGACAATTCCAAATAACTTTACGGTGTGTATGCGCCGATATTTGGTTTACAGGAACACTGTTTTTATCAGAATATTCTCTTGCTATTTCTGGATACAAGGTCTGCAAATCATTCTTTCCTGTGGCAACCTTCTGCCCCGAACAATATGGACACTTATGTCCTCTGATATGGATATTGATGGGACTTTGATATGATTGTCCGCATTTATTGCATACCCACCAAGCTTTATATCCACTTCCATACCGGTAATCCGATGGACCATTCTCGTTTCTTGAATAATACCATTCTTTCGCGATTTCCGGATAAACCGTTTGTAGGTCGTTATATCCTTTAAGCAATGCTTGCCCAGAACAATAAGGACATCCGTAATTTTTACTTGTTTTATTGTTTAGAGATTGTAGATATGAATGTCCCTTCGAGCAAAGAAAATAGTATTTCTTGTTTGTCCTTGGAAGCACTTCTGATGGCAGCACGCTGTTCTTTGAATAATCCCATTCGGATGCAACTTCCGGGTATAAAGTAGCAAAATCATTAACTCCGGGAACAAGCTTTTTACCCGCACAATAGGGGCACCCGCACCGGAGCTTTTGGCTTATATGAGTATTTGCGGTCTGAAAAAATGAGCCATGTTTTGGGCATATGATTTCTACCTTTGTCCCGGAATTTTTGTATTTTACTTTCGAGTAATCATAAGTGTCACCATGAATTTGTTTTGCTCTGGAGACAAAATCTTCCGTTGTCATTGTTTTTCCAACCCTAAATAAATAAGTCGTCATTGCACGATTACAATGACGATTTCATTTGGTTTTTTCTGCGCTTCTCTTTAAGCGCCTTTGCTTTTTCAAATCTTTCTCCGCTTGCTCCATCATGTATTTCTGACATGCATCATCTGCTGCGTTTTCGTCAGGTTTCAATTTATCTTCTATCAGCCAACCGATTCCGTGAAACCGAGACAATATATAGACATCACAGTTTTCGCTTACGCCTTGTGTGATTCCATATTTTGCCGCTGTAGCTGTGGCTTTTAAGCAAGCCATGCCGAGGTCAATCGCACCTTCTATGGTAAGATTATCCCAATTTATTTGAAACTCGGATGTTAAGATTGAATGAGTTATTTTTGTTAGTCCGCTATACTCTGCTCCATAGTTGCTCCCACCAAATTCTTTGCAAACAAAAGCCAATTTGATTTCACTTGTTTTTGGCGTGATGAAATACGTCATCATATTGTTTGTATCGTCAATTCCGGATACTATAAGAGATACATTTGAAACGTATTCTTTATTTTTGTATTCGTTAAGAATAATTAAAGGAATTTCTTTGATTCCATTCGCTTGACCGTATTTTTTGCGGATTTCCAAAAGGAAATTTGTTACTGTGATTTTCTTATCTTTATCAATGCAATTATCACCACAATGGCTTACAACCACCATATTGGGAAAAGCGATTGTTTTTGTGGTGGTATCCATATAATGTGTGTTTACGGCGTTCTTGCCGATGGTTGTTCGCTTGTCTGAAATGGTAACTATGCCATCTTTCGTAAGGAAATGAATAATTAGAGACATTGTCCGCTCCTCCTTTTTTATTTTTTCCTAATAGTTTGTTCTTTTTACAAACATGGCTGAACCATCCATTTCCAGAATGGTTCAGCCGGATGTCCATTATTTCAACAGTTCGTACTTAAACATTTTTTCGGTGATATGGCTCTTATAGTATGCTTTCAGCATAGTGCGCAGAGTGTCCAGATACCCATTCAGAATTGGATAATCATAGACCGTTTTCTTACTCTTACCAGTGCCGATGGTCTTGGAAGTGTTCAGTTCTTTCGTAATCTGATATACGCCATAAGTAAGCCGTCCATCATAGTTCTCGGTCTTCTTTGCCTCGTCCAGAATATTATTCCAGAGCGAAACAAGGGCTTTCTCATCCGTGTCCAAGGTCATCTTTGCAAGGTCTGTGGATGCAACCGTATCGCCATTCGTTGTATCAAAGCAGAGTTCGTTACGGTAGTATCTGCCATCGGAACCGTCAAAAGACAAGCACTTGTTGTAATAACACAGGCATGTGTAAATAAGACACTCTTTCAGAAATTGTACGTCATTTTTATATAAATCACCTTTGTCAGTTGATTTGTATATCATTCCGTTCAAGTACCAATTATCTTCAATCGGAAATTTTCCCGCCACAAATAACGGTAACTTTTCTGTATAGTTATCCTTGCGCAAATAAAATCCATGCCCATTATAAATCGGCACACGCATTAAGTTTAGTGTTAAGCGCGGGTTTTCAAATGTCGCGCCTGTTGCAATCAGATAACCAACAATGTTGTTATTGTAGATTGGTTTTATCGAAATCTTTTTTGCTCCGGCTTCCGTCCCATCAAAACCGCAAACAACAGTCGATTTTATATCATTGCAGAAAGAACGCTTATCGTATAATGCACTTGGTAGGGTATTGGTTTTCCTTAACACAAGTCTGTCCAATTTCACAGCCTCGTTCATTTCGTTTATATCATAAATCGTTAAGCGCATTTCATCTTCTACAGCGTTTACATTTTCAAAGTAAATGCATCCAATGGCAGAAGGTGATGCATGAAAGTATTTGCGGTTAAAAACAAAGCCCCCCACGCTTTTCTTATTTACTAAATGGTGCAATTTCCAGTATTTCATTGGAGAAAACACAATATAGGAATCCGTACTTTTGCGTAAATAAAATTTGAATCCGGACCAAATAAAAGCATTGGTGAAGTCATTGCTTGCAACACCGTTGACTTCTTTTTTAAGCTCATTAAGAATATATGTTTTCTTAAATGACGACCTGAAATTATTGCTATTTTTATGAGTTTGAACAGTGGTGGCTTCTCCATACGGCGGATTTTCAAACAGAATAATCGTGCATTTGTCGTCATCTACATATCGCTTTATCAGCGGGTTTTCGATGAACTCTTTACTCATTGCATCCGCATTGGCAACCTTGCCGTTCTCATAAACGACATTTGCCTCAGACGGAGGGATGATGTCACGAACCTTATCGCCAATGCGTTCAGACAGAACCTTGTATTCATAATACTCGTAGGTACTGACCACGCAATGTTCGATGAGTTCATCGCCGTTCTTATCTGTCAAACCAATCAAAGCGGCTTCCAGATTGCCCGTTCCTGCACATCTATCCAGAATGATGTAGTCATTTCCGTCTGGAACACGGTCTACAGCCATCTGTACCAGTTCCGCTGCTTTCTTCGCGTAGGCAACGGGCGTATAGAACGCTCCCAAATCCTTTTTTGAGAGACGGTCGTTTAGACAGTCCATCAGGTACTTGAACTTTTCGTTGGATTTCCCGGTGTAAGGATTGATAAGCCCTTTGAAATGACGAGGGTCTCTGATTTCACCAGTCACCTTGACGGCTGTTCCGGTATCATCGCCGAGGAAATCTCCCTTGCTGGCACTGGGCTTTTCGCGGTAATACCGTTCTGCCCATCCAACGATGCAGCCTTCATCGATGTCAATGGGCATATACATCTCATCCGGGCAGACCTTCTTGCCTTTCAGCAGCTTCTTTACCTCTGCAGACTCTACCATATTGCTATAATCCAGCTTCTGGTCATGCTTCCCCGCAACAAATCCCTCATTGTTTTTAGACGCCGCGCCGGTATAGACCTTCTGGATTTCACTCCGGTAATCCTCGGCCTTATAGGCGTAGACCGTGGTAGAATTCAGGTCCACTAGCAGAATGGTGGCGGGCACAGACTCGCCTTTGACACGCATCTTCGACAAATACTTGATGGCTTGGAACAAGACTCTGTTCAGGTTGTTGATGGAAAGCTTGAACTCGATGATGTTGCCATTGTAAACACCATCGGTATTGTCAACGAGGACAGAAGCATCATCGATATACGGAATGCCATAGATATCAAAGAACTCCATCTGTCCTTCGCGCTCGGTTTTATAAGGAATATTAAAGTTTGCCATCTCCGTATCCTCCAAAAAACAAAACCCCCGATGACGTAACATCGGAGGCGCAAAAATCAATTATTTATCGTTCAGAATTTCCAGCAACTCATCGAGGCTGGTCATATACCGGTATTTCTCTGCATCTCGTCAGGCACCGGAATCATGTCACTCATGTAATAAAGAACCTGCACGCCGTTGCTGGTGCATTCGTTGTACTTGTCGGTATCCCGCTGCTTTCGTGCCTCGAAATCCCCGTCATCGCTGCCATAGGGGTAAAAGTGCTGCACACCCTGACACTCAATGGCAATGTTCTTGCCCGGCAGGAAGAAATCCAGGCGCTTCTTCCCCATCCACGGGAACATCTTTTCCCGCTGATACTCGATGCCGTTGCATTTCAACATCATGAGCACATCGTTTTCGAGATAGGACTTCTCGCGCAGGAAATCTTCCGTATTCCGGTAGATTACCGGCTTGGCAGTCTGGTTGATTGTCTTTTCCGGATTCAGTTTCTTGTAGTGAACGGTCGTAGGTCTGACATAGACGACCTTGCCGCTTTGCAAGTGCCGGAAATGCCCGCAGCGCTCAGATTGGAGTACACAGAACCCCGCAAATGCACGTTTCCCGGCACTGTCATTCACATAGACCACAATGCCCTTTTTGAGGTCCACGATGGTCTGCTTGGAGGTGTTCAGGCATTCTCTGACATCCTTTACCGTTTCCTGCTCCCCGTTCGCATGTACGATGCGCTGCTCGACTTTCCGACTCAGACACCGCCGTTTCCAGAGACATATCGTATGCAGCCAGATTTGCAGTATTAGCGCCGCTGAGCTCGGAGCCGTCACAGAGTTCCGTGTATGTAGGGAATCGCGCTCGGTTCGCAGCCACCGTTCCAGCAGGTTGCCAGACTCGTTCAGAACGGAAAGGCAGCCGTATACCCCATTTCGTGTATTCACCGCCATCATCAGTCCGTCCACACCGAATTCCTTCTCAGCCCTTCTCCGCTCGACAAACGCCGCCATTTCCCGCATCCGCCAGTTATCGGTAGGTATGACCATGGCGCAGGTGTTCTCGCCCTCAAAGCCCACGAGAATTGGGCACAGGAAAGTTGTATCAGCCCTTCTATGGACAAGGATATAGAATGATGCGCCGTAGGTATCATCTACCTTGATAGCGTATTCATCGTAGGGTTCAAGCCCATACTCGCCGCGATTCAATCGAAAGTCACCGATGACCGATTCGTTGTCGGTCGTGAGTTTCGCAATGGTAGGCAGCTGCAGGATACGAGTAAGACCCTTGACGACCTTATAACAATCCGTCCCTTGCCTCTGCATCCGGTACTTGTCATGTGTCAAGTAGTATTCGCGTTGCCATTCGGCGTTTTTGTTATTCATGAGTAGTCCTTACTCCCGGCTATTTCTGCCAAGAATTTGTAGGTATGTTATTTTTCTGCATCGAGTGCTTTCAGCATCTGTTCAGCTAATGCCACCGAAAGCAGCGGCGGGACGGCGTTGCCGATTTCTAAGCGTTTCAGGCAATCCGAGCCGTAGAACTGATAGCTGTCCGGAAAACTCTGCAGCCGTGCTCCTTCTCGTATCGTGAGTGCCCTCGAATCTCTCGGATGGATGCATCTTGATGAGGACGGGCAGGCAAAGTTCCGTGTGATGGTAGTGGCGGGCTTTTCCCACCAGAGTTTTGCGTAGGTGTTCTTGAACCCGCTCTTAGGTCTGAGTTCTTCCGGCAAATCATCTTTGCCTTGCCCATCTTTGAGCGCCGCCATGATTCTGCGAAGATGAGCGCTGTTGTTCTGGGCTTTATGCTCCGTGAGCGTATCTGAACTACTCTGCCGGACCCATGAAAGAAACTCGTTATCTGGAGGAGCGGCATACACGGTGTTTTCCTCCCCGCATGCCAGTGCAGGCAGGTCTTTGAGTGCATCTTGCAGCGTCACATATGGCAGTAGTCCTTCTCCGTGTGTAGGTTCCGGGTACTGAAAGGGATTGTCGCCCAAGAACCCTACTAGAATGACCCGTTCTCGCAGCTGCGGTACACCGTAGTCTACGGCATTGAGGATTTTGTATTGGAGGCTGTACCCAATATCCTCGAATTCCTTGCGGACATGCTCAAACAGGACTCCTTTATCCATGCTCAGAATGCCTTTGACATTCTCGAACAAGAAGGCTCTCGGATGCAGGATACAGAGAACGCGCTTGTATTCCATGAAGAGATTTGCCCGCGCATCCATCTGCCGTTTACCGAGTGTGGAGTACGACTGACACGGCGGGCCACCGACTACGACATCAACTGTCCGGTTTCCTATCGCTTGACGTAGGACATTTTCGGACATGTCTTTGATGTCTCCTTGCAGCATATTGACCGTGGAATGGTTGAGGGTATATGCTTTCGCAATATCCTTTTGCATCTCGTTTGCCAAGATGATTTCATAGTGCTCGTTTCTTGAAAAACCGTAACTCAGTCCCCCGACACCTGCGAACAGGTCAACGACGGTGTATTTCCTTATCTCTGGCATGATGACTCCAACAAAAAATCCGGCACGAATTACTCATGCCGGACAATGACTTTCTTGCTCTTCAATTTCATTTAGGATACAGTACAGTTCCGTGCCCACGACTCTTGCGAGTTCACAAGGAACTGCATTACCGATTTGCTTATACTTGCTCGTCAGATTCCCGCAAAAGACCATATCTTTCGGGAATGTCTGGATAGCGGCTGCTTCTCTATAGGACAGCCGTCTGGTACTGCCTTTCTCCCCGAACTGCCAAAGGTCTTTGCCGACCTTCACCATGTCTGGCGACCCGGGCCAGAGAGGCACTTGCTTAGCCATCGCGGGAATCGTGAACGATACGCTGTCCCAGCCGCGTTTCCGGTTCCTGGACATGTAACGCGAGGAGTAGGGTTCTTTGCAAATTTCATCTTCTGCTGCCGGTGCTAATCCCTCTAACGCCTGCCGGATACTGATACGGTCAGGAAAAGGTGTAGGAACCTTGAACTTTACGCCATACTTTTCAGCGAGGTCTTTTCGGATGCCCACAAGGAGGATTCGCTGTCTATCTTCCGGGACATGGTAGTCCGCAGCATTGACAAGGTTGATGGACACCACATATCCCTTGCTCTCGAAATCCGCGATGATAGCGTCCTTGATTTTTCCGCCGCCCAGTGTCAGCAAGCCTTTGACATTCTCAGCGAGAAACAGCTTCGGCTGCTTCTTCTCGACCAGTTTCACGCAATGCCGGTAGAGCACATTCCGACTATCATCGATTTTCCTTGGCCCCGACAGACTGAAACCCTGGCACGGGAATCCGAAAGATGCGATATCGCAATCCGGGATAGTATTGTAGTCTACTTTGCCGATGTCGCCTTCCACCACCGTGGCATTACTCCACAACCTATGGGTCTCGCAGGCATCATGATTGAAGTCGTTCGCCCATACCGTATGAAACCCAGCCTGCTCTAAGCCGATATCAAGTCCCCCTGCACCGGAAAACAGCGAAACATGCGTGTATACTTTGTTCTTATTCATTTTTGGTCCTATAAAAACCGATGCAGAATCACTCCGCATCGGATACTTATTTACAAAAAATGAGCGTTAAATGCGCGGAATGCACAAAAAATACACGCGCTCATTTATCGAACGCACGCGTGTGTTTAAGATGCTTTTTGTTGGTCGTTGTGCTTAAAAAAATAGCGGTATCTTCAACGGCTTTGCGCCGCATCGGCGATTCGCTCTTTCGCAACAACAAAAAAATCGGCATCCTTTTCGATGCCGATAAAGTTTCTATTCGTATTTATTGCCGCCACGCCGGTCGAGCCGCTTCCCATACAAAAATCAAGGACCGTATCGCCCTCATTTGTGTAACTCCTGATGAGCCACTCACACAACGCTACGGGTTTCTGTGTTCCGTGCGCCGCACATTTCTGCTTATCGGTGGCAAAAGTTAGTACACTCGTAGGAAATCTCTCGGTGCTGTCGTAGCTTTTTGCCTTGTATTTCCCGTAATCCTCAGTCATCTTGGAGTTCCGCTTATGCTCCGCCGTTGAGACTTTTCTTGGATGCCCTGAGGTCTTCTGCGGGTTGTAGGTAGGCAGCTTCTTGTAAAAGACCAGGATGTCTTCATGCGCCCTTAGCGGCATCCGGTTCGCGTTGAGGAATCCTACCGGAGATGTCTTCTGCCAGATGAGGTTATACCGCCAAGGAATGACTTTGCTGTCCATCAGTGTCTTGGTGTACGCTCCCGCCGAAAATAGAATCACTGCGCCGTTCTCGGTCAGGATTCTATCCAGCTGCTTCCAAATCCCCTGCTGCTTGTTTTGGGTCCATTCGGACATTGCATCAACATAGGAAATCCCCGCCTTGTAGCAGGAAAGAAGAAACTCTGACAGGCTTAGCAGCTTCCGGTCCTTCATGATGAAATCCTCAAACGGCAATACCGTATCCCAAGCCTGATGTGTGATACCGTAGGGCGGGTCCGCTAAGACGAGGTTTACGGAATGTGCCGAAATCCCGTTCAGTTTCTCGCAGCAGTCTCCCTGCATCAGCGTAACGGTGCTCATGCCCGACCTCGGAACAGTTCCTTCAAAGCATCCAGTTGGTCAGCCTGAACCTTGCCGTCACGGATAATGGTGAAGAATCTGCCCTCATCGAGCAAGGCCCTGTCCTGCTGCCCATACATCGTCACGATACCCATGTGTCGGCCTTTGAGGTAGTTCAGCATATCCTTTTCCGGGAACTCTTCCCGGAACCGCCACGAACAGATACTGAACGGAGCGTACTTATTGATAAAATCCTCGCTGTCACTGTGAAATGCCTCGTCCCGATTCCGGTATCTGTGATGCCGCGCCGTAGTTGCAAGGATATCTACCCCGTGGACTGTGGGTGCATCGGTATCGACCAGAGGTCCGAACACGACCAATTCCTGTACCTGAAACACGAAAGGTCTTTCCGCCTCGCTCTTATTGATGAGAATGGCCCGCTCAATCGCTTCCAGACACCGTTTCTGTGCGAGCGCTCGTGAATATTGCCGCTTCTTTTCCGCCATGATTTCCTCCGCAAAAACAAAAAAGCCCCGCGCAGACATTTCATCCACGCGGGGCTAGAACAAACTATGAGATTTTAGAAAACTGCTGCCGTCTGCAAAACGACCGGCACCACCGTACCCAGCACCAAGGTCAAAGTCATCATGACCGCCATGACAAGCGAAGCTACCTTCTGGGCTTTCTTCCAATTTCGCATCTTTTGTACCTCTTTTCGAGAAAAATCAAGCCGCAGAGAACGAATCCCTGCGGCATACATACTAAATCACCTTATATTCTCCATTGTATCCAATTCGCACGAATGTGCAACTGCCATGCACCGAACACGTAAATTTTCAGTCACCGGGCTTGTATCCTTCCTTTCTGCAGCCCGTTAGCACCCTACCGAGCGGCAGCAGCTGAATTCCCAGCGCGTTGCCTATCCCAAACTGCTTCGTTCAGAACGGAAACAAGGCGAACCCCTTCCCGCGCCATTCGTTCTTGTATCCTCGTGTATTTTTTTGTATCTTTTTGTTGTTTTTCTTATTGCAATTCTATTTGCCTCCCTGTATAATAGTTACAGAATGATACACAAAGCTACAAAATGATACACGCGAAAGGAGCCGCTATATGTTCTCTGTCAAGCTGAACGCCCCTGTCCTGCTTCGCATGCAGCTGCCGATGGTTGCCAAGGCATTGCATGTTGATGAGAAGGTCCTTGACGATTTTCTATCCGTTTCGGCTTTCTATGGAGTTAAAGATGGCAAAGGTACGATTGTCCCGATAAAGAAAACGGATACCATTGTCCATATCGATTACAAGGCATATGATAGCTACTACTTTGTCGTCGATGCTATCCTGCAATACGCCAAAGACATCGATGCCTCTGTTACTCTACCTGTCATCACTGAAATCGAACTCGGTACAGATGTTTTCAAGAAGATGGCTCCTGACCAGCTTTCAGATATTGTATATCTGGCAAAACTGCTCCGCGACAGCAACGACCGCATTCCAAGGCTAAAAGAGTTGAATGCGCCGTACATTCTTGTTGCCAGCGAGTGCGCACACCTGTGCAAAAAGGTGGAGTGCCTTGAAGACAACGCACACATGCCGTCCCCCTCCAAAGACTTAGACGGACATGTATATGCTTCCTTGCATGATATCGGTTATTCGATTCTTGACGGCTGGCTGAACAAGAATGATTCGGTTTTCGAGAGTGACGGCAAAAGCAATTTCGGGTATGACCCTGATAAATTAGCGGCGCTCGTCAAGAAAGCTATCGGCACGCGGACACAGGAGCAGTTTTCCCAGACATCGCATCTCGGCCGCGTATATGTGAACCGTCTTGCGAACGGCAAAACACAGTCTCAGCCTACCGAGGTCACCTTGAAGAAAATCGCCAAGGCAACGGATGCCGTGACGGAAAACGAGCTTCGTCAGGCATGCGGTTATGAGCCGCTTCCGGGTGAGGATGTCGTGGAGTCTCAGAAACGCATCGAAACCGTGGACGACTACACATGGATTCACGAGAACGTCAATTATTTCCTTGAATTCCTGAAAGCGCAGATTCCGATGGCGTTGCCGCTGTATAATCTGGTCATCCTCGAGAATCAGTACATTGGCATCCACAAGGACGGCTATGACCTTTTCGGTATTCATCGCTGCTCGGCTCCCGTCGAGTATTCTGAGGACGGTACTGTTGCGAATGTCATTTACCCCGTTACTTTCGATTTGACAAATTTTCAGCGTGGCATCCGCCTTTCTGTGGCCGTCGGGCTCTTGGGACACTACAGCAAAAACAATGAGTTGTACATTACCGACTACATCACCGATGTCGATGCACTGTACAAGTATGCACCCTTCTTGCGCAAGGCTATCGACAAAGTAGGAGAGAATTTCAGGGAAAGCGGTGTAGACATTAAAGACTTCCCGGTATTCTACTATACTATAAACCTGAAGAAGGCATTTACATCAAAGCATGTCTTTGCGAAAATGGAGAAGTTCCTGACCAGTCTTGTGAAAGTTCGTGTGGATGCACTCGGATTCTATGCTGACAACCTGAGCGACGAGACCTTCATCAAGTTCCTTAAAAACCATAAGAAGGTCATGACGAACGAGTACGCCGACAACGAAATCAAGGATTTCTACGAGAATGTTGTTGTACGGCATGGTGACATCGAGGACTTCTTTGCGGAGAACTCGGACTATAACAGCAAAGCCGCTATCGTCGCCTATGTCATCCAGAATGAGGCTTCGGACGATACCCCCCGCCGTCTGGTAGACGGATTCACCTTTGACGATGACGACAAGGAAGATAGACCCTGTGTTGCCGCATCGAAGCGAAAAATCGAAGCATGGCAGAAAGAGCATCCCGGTAATGGCTTTAACCTGAAAGTGTTCTCTGACACTCTGAAAAAGTATGCCGATGAGTTGGGCTTAGAGTTCGGTGATGTGTACTACTATCTGGTTGTCGAGGATGACAAGGCTGACGAGATGGGCGTTCGCGTCTAATACTTAACCTATAGCCTCTGACTATCCCAGACAAAAAATAATGCTGCTACCCGTTAGCTGGGCGGCAGCATTTTTGTTTTCCGTTCTGAACATGCATTATCCCGCACTGGCATCCGCACCGGGGGCCTTTCTGCTGGGGTTCCGGTGAGTACCCTGCTTGCTGGTGGCAGGCGGCAAGTAGTGCCGGTGCTCTGTAGGCCCTGCGGAAATTCGGGCAAAAAGAAAACGAGAACTGCGCCAGTAGCGGAGTCCTCGCAAAAGATAATTCTTTTTGATTACATCGTAAGTATACCTCGAGCCGCACGGATGTGCAAGAGGTCATTTGCGATTCTTTTTGGCGGGTTTCTGGCATCCTAAGCGCATCGCCTTGCAGTAGATGGCAGTGCTTGTTCGGTTCAGAGTTTTCTGCAGAGATTTGCTCGCACCTTCCACGGGAAAGCGTTCCCGGAGCACCTTTTCCTCATCAGCCGTCCATGTCGAGCGTTTCTGGTACACAAGGCCCATGATGCTCGTGTGGTTCAAGACAGAAGCACGGCTGCGGTTGAGGTCTTTCAAAAGAGCCTCGCTTGCACCTTCCCAAGGATACCTCTCAATGAGAATATCCTCCTCTTCGTCAGTCCACCGGCGTCTATTTTCGTATCGGAGCCCCAATGCGTTAGCCTTAATACTGATGAGATAGGCACTGTGCTGAAACAGTTGCACCAGTTCCTGGCTTGCTCCCTCTTTCGGGTATCGTTCAGCCAGAATCTTCAACTCCTCCTCGGTCCAATAATGCCGAGTGCCTTTTATGCCGAGCAGACGAGCCTTTCTGTTAATGGTCGCGGCGCTTCTGCCGAGCAGTTTCTGGAGGTCTTTGCTGGCACTCTCGTTCGGATACCGCTCTCTCAGAATTTCGATGTCCTCGTCAGTGAATCTCTTTCGGCTCGCATTGCGAAGCCCAACTTGCTGAGCCTTGAAGTGAATCGCCTGCTTCGTGCGGTTCAAGGTCTTGACGAGCGCATCACTCGCGCCCTCTTTCGGATACCACTGCTTCATAATCGCTAATTCTTCTGCTGTCCAGGGTTTTGCCATGGTTTTACACCTCTTTCGTTCGTTGGCAACAAAAAAAGAGCAGACGCACCACTGGGGTGAATCTGCTCTTCTTCGTCAGAATGTGAATTGTACGGAAGTCGTTTATTATGCTGCTATCTATCGTACAATTATAAGTGTATGCCATTCGCACAGCCTGGCAAGAGGAAACTGTGCTCAAAACGAAACGGCGATGGCTGCGCTGCAATGTTTAGTCGTCGTATATCGGTATGCCGATATAGTGCGGGCGTACCCATTTTTTTGAGCGTGGCGAAGAAAACTCTCAGCATTGTGTACGAGCCGTTAGTCTTGTCCATTTTGCGCCCTTGCACATTTTTCCAACGAGTTTCTGCTGAAATCCGCACTTTTTCCAGCGAGTTTTTGGTTGAACCCTATGTTTTTCTGTGGATGAGCCTATTGAGAGAAATTTTCCGCACCACTTTTTTAAAAAATCGCATGTCGTTGACACAACCCAGGCAAGGGCAAACTGTGTTCAGAACGAAAATAGCGAGACCCACGCTTTGTGCGCATCTTGTGTATGGATTGCAACAAGCCGATGCAACCCCAATAATAGCAAACTCCGGGAGCAATACAGCCCCCGGAGCTTATTTGATGTCACCTTTTAAAAAAGATTATTTAGATTGTGCGGCAGACACCTTGAACAAAACCAGCCTGTCGGAACAATACATCGGAACAATGTCGATTTGGTTTTGATATTGTTCCGCATATCGTTCCGAGCCTATCCCCCACAAACAAAAAAGCCCTGCACACACCAAAGCAGCATGTGCAGGGTCATTCTTTTATCCGAGAGGCCTCTCCAACACTTCAAGGATGTAGGTGAAGAAATAGAACGCGAGGTTTCCGATTTTATCGGAGTCGTGCTCGACATTTGCCATGATACGGCTCAAAGACCCGTTTTTCAGGGACTTCATGGCAGCATAGACGAGCAGATAGATGTTTACATAGGTCATCTGCTCCTTGGGCTTGTAGCCCTCGAACGCTTTCAGCTGGCACTCTCTGGAAATCTTCTGAGCCAGCGAATACCAGCTGCGCAGATAAAACTGTCCTCCCTCTTGGTTCATCTCCTGCTGTACTCGGACCTGATATTTCGGATAGTTGTTGTTGACGACCTCGGCGAACTCCGTATCCTTGAACTTATTCTGGTGGTAGTACAGCCACAGAGTCGAGTTTGCCAAGTCCATGCACGCCGCAGCCAGAAGCTGTGCCTTGTCATCTTCCAGCGGCACAGTATGCGTCACGGACTCCTCTAAAGACTTGCCGTTGAACAAGTCTACATGCTTATAGGAATCCTTGTCAGCCTTAACTGTTGTATCGATGAATTCCTTGAAATCCTCGACCAGTGCCACATACGCCTGATACTGAATGTCCTCGGTAGAATCCTGAGTATCTTCAACGAAATTTTGCTCGTTCATAGTCTTTCCTTTCTCTGCTCGGCAGTCGTTTTCAGCGGCAATACCGCTTGCCTGTATACTTCATGGTACGCAATTCGCACGAATGGACAACTATTTTTGCGAAATAAAAAGGCAGGCTCCGGAAAGAACCTGCCTTTAGTAGTATTAGAGGTTAAAGATTCCCAGCCAGCGCCGAAACTTGATGCCGAACAATTCCTGTGCCTGCTCATAGTTCATGATAAGCTGGTTGCCACCAGAAATCTCTGCTTCGAGGGAGTTCGGCAGCTCGTCTGCAATGTATTTCAGTTCGTACCAAGGCCCATCCTGTGGATAGGTGTAAATGAGCCGATTCTGCTTCTTGTCCACCCGGAACTTGCTCGGGTCTGCTTGCCATGCCAGTTCTATTTTCTCAATCGCAGCACGGCCGATGCTCTCATCACCCATGTAGTCGTTGTAATACAGGATACGCACATAGTCCGGCAAATCGATTCCGCAAGCCTCGAAGATATCTGCAATCACACTGGACGAGGCATGGAAGATATCTGGGAAGTATTCTTTGCCATTCGCATTCTCACGCATTTCCGTCGTCATCTCGTCGATGCAAACAAGCATCCGGCGGACATATTCGCCATAGAACGCGGTGGTCAACTCCGACATACTCTCATTCACTCGCTTCGAGTTCTTGGCACCGCGCTCGTTGTCGATTTTAGCACCGATTCGACAGATGATAGCACGTTTCGAGAGGTCTTTTGTCAGAGAAGTGATTTTATTCGATGTGATAGATACGGCAGGATAGTTCACGAGCCTATCTGAGATACCCCATTCATCGTTCTTGATTACCCGTTCTGAATGGTTCTGGAACTGGGTCTTGGCGAGGTCGTCGATGTTCAGCGGCAGTCCCTCACAAACTCGTTTGAGACCATCGATTCTTGTGGCTGTGAAATCCTCCGTTGTGTTCATCTTGACGGTCTCGCCGCACATGAGTTTGACAAGGAACTTGATAAAGGTCGTCTTGCCGCCATTAGAATCACCGTATATAACGCCGTACATCGGGAGCAGCTTGGTATCGTAGTTATTCCTTGATGCGAAATACCGCAGGTACGCCATGAACGGGGTAGCCAGATACCATGTCATATACTTGAAGTAGTCCTTCTTAGCCTGCTCGACATCGCCATAAAAGTAGTCCATGCCTGAGAAGAACTTCTGGATGCTCTTGATGTTCTTTGCCACCTCGCTGAGATTCGGATTGAGGTCGATATTCTCGTCGTTGAAGGTCTTGGTCCCGGCATCATAGTCGATATGTAGTTTCGGGAGTTGCTTAACTGCCTCAGCTGCTACACGCCGAACCTCGGTATATCGTTTCGTAAAAACACGCATCGGTTCCGCTGCTACCACAATACGATTTGCCTGTACCGCCATCTTAGGCATAATCGGCTTGACGAGCTCCTGCATTTTCTTGACATCAGCGACTATCTCGTATTCCACTTTATCCTCAGGTTGCGCTTGTTCCAAAAAGATAAGCTTCTGCTTTTCAATGGATTGGAAGACGGGCACTTCCTTGATGTTTTCTTTGAGGTAGTCTTCCTGATTCATAGTGCTCACGACTGCCTTATAGGAGACATTGTCTGAGCAGGTCTCCTTGAAGGTCTCGAACAGAACCTTGTAATGCGCAAATGCCGCCTCGTCATCGAAGCAGACGATATTCTCTCGCTGGATGCCGCAAAACGCCGATGCCGACATATTCGCACTGCCGGTGATGACTCGGACACGCTTATGGTCAGCGCTCTCCAAGATGAAGATTTTCTCGTGCGATTTCGTGTCCCGTGATACATACAGTTGTAAGGACCCGTCATCGAGGCGGTTCGCAAGGTTTCCTGCCGACTTAGACTTAGCGAGCCGCTGCACGCTGTCGATTTGCACCGACATGATGGCAGCGATGTCGGTGGCGATGATTTTCTCGCATCCGAACACGACTTCCGCATACGAGAACTTGTTGATGACCTTATTCACGAACTCGATTCCGGACGAAAAAGTGATAGCATAGAGTCTGTCGAACCCGTCAAACAACTCTTCCCAATTCGTTTCGACCGTATCAGCATATATCGCCTTCACAACATTCAGCGCCTGCGTGGAGATGCTCGCCTTTGCCTTCGTGGTATTGTTCGCCACGAGTTTGAAGGGCTTATCCGTCTGCCCATCACTGTCCCCCGTATCCTCGCCGGGGTCCAAGAGTTCTTCCGGGCCTTCCTCGGTGTATTCGGGGCTTTCCGATGCCATCATGTCCATTAGCGACATCTGATTTTCCAAGTCGTTTGCTTTCCTTCGTGCCATTTTGTGTCTATCCTTCCTAAACAGATTTGTGTCATTTCTTTTGGTCGGGTATATAAGCGAGCAGTTACTTTTTCAGCAACTAATCATTCATTCATGTTTTTTTGCTTTTTCGGTTAAATCTGATTTTAGGTATTCCTAGTTTCATTCTACCACTTATGCTGTCCCATTGTCCGGACTTTAAACTACTCGGCGCAAGCTTTATTCGCCTCAGCCGGATTTCATTCGTCTTTTCTTGTATTCTCTTCGCGTTTCGTTTAATTTCGTGCTGATTTACAAAAGCAGCCCCATTTATTATAAATACATCCTTGCATCGCTCTTTTTGTTCTCCAATTCTCATTGTATGCAATTCGCACGGCTGTGCAACTGCCCGTAGAATATCAAACTGCTGGAAATCATACCGCAGAATATCAAACTGCTGGTAAAATCGGCTCGCTTCGCCACTGAATCGCTGTATTCACAAAACAAAAAGCCGTCCACCCAAAAAGGTGAACGGCATATATTTTTGCAGGATGGTTATGCTTGCGCTGCTTCTGCTTTCTTTCCGTTGTATAAGGCGGCGACCATATCGACCGCCTCATCCATCGAGTGACACTGGTAGCTGATGACAGTGCCGTTTCCGACCAACATGTTCCCGCTACGCCAGAATGCCTTGGAGTCTGTTGTGTAAATGATGCTGCTTTCCACGCGCAGTTCTACGCCGCTGTTCGTCATGACCGTTTGCATAGTGTACCTCCCTAAAACCTTCTACCGCCGTACAGCCCCACGACCGTACCCAGCGCTTCGTCTTTCGATTGGCAGTTGTAGCTGATGACCTTGCCGCTGCAGGTCAACATCAGGCCGCAGAGGTTGTAGGTCTTGCCGTCCGATGCAATGAAGAGATTACCGCAGCAATTCACCGTCACGCCTGATTTCGTATATACTACCATGCTCTCACCGCCTTTACTGGTTTTGTTTGTTTTGTGCTGTTTCCCTTTAGCCCGCCGTACTTTGCCAAGACGAGGCACAGGGCGTCTCGAATAGTCTCGGCATGCCCATAGACATGCCCATCGTCACCAATGACTTTTGCTCCTTGCAGCCAGTAGGATGTATCGTCAGAGGCAAAGACCGTGTTGCCATTGAGGACCAGCGTTACGCCTGATGCAGTTTCGATTTTTGCTATGCTCATATTCGTTTTGCCGCTTTCCTGCTGCGTTCTTCTGGTTACGACACCGAATTTGATACAAAGACGATGCCTTTATTTTTGTTTATTAACGTACATTTTGATGGTTTGGCTTTGCTGTTATTGTCAAAAACATAATTGTCTGGTATCCCATTGTGTAAACCTCTTGATGCCACCATGACGTTTAGTTTTCCATTCGCCGCCATAAGCGCACCGGGAAGGATACGATTCAGTCTTTTGTTTGTAGGCTTATGTTCCTTAACAACGAGTTTGTCCGTTGTGCCGCCATTGTTGCGATACTCTTCCAAGCTGTCTGTTTCTTGTTTAATGGCCTTGTGACGATTTGTCGCAACCAACTTTTTATCAAGATAGTATTTTCTCTTTACATTTTGTTGTTGACAAACCTGACGGTCATGCCTTCTGAATTGCTTCAATTCATAGGGAACACGACTATTGATTGTATTGTCAAAGCAACCGTCCGGTAGAACGGAGCAGGCAATACAATAGGCATCCAACCAGTGGTCTTTGCTTACGCTGTGTGCTGCACGGTAATCGTATGTACTTTTCCCCGTTGTCACATAAAAGTGACCTTGAAAACGAGAACCCAACTCATACGTAAGCGCCGGGATGATTTGGTTCAACACACTCAATGCGCCATACTTTTTATTGAGACCCTGCTTCTTTTTTGCAAGTTCTTCTTTTAACTTGTCATCCTTATGTATAAGGTCGTGGTGTTCTGCACACAATCCAACGATGTTAGCAATAGTGTCGCTGCCGTTTTCGCTTCTTAGAATCACATGATGATAATGCTCTATCGTCTTCTCGCAAAACAGGCAATGATGGTCTTGCTGTTCAGAAACAGCGTTTTCAAGGCTGCCCTTTTGATATAGAGGACCTTGTTGATATTGCCACTTCTGAATATTGGGATTGTCCAATGCCATAAACGCAAATTTGTTGATTTCGAGTACAACATCACTGATAGGAAGAAATTTGCAAATCTTTTTCACAAAGTTGACGTGCGTCAGCAAAAGCTGATTGGCAGTAGGTGTAAGCCACCTAGCGGGTCTGACTCGGTTGTTAAATCGCGCTTCCTTGTTCTTGATGCCAATGCAAAGGACGGACTTCTCACAACCGGGCAGATTGCGTTCAAAAACACCTATCGTTTGAGCACGCTTACTGATATTACCGCCTTGCGCCGTGTCTTGCTTCTTGCACTTTTTGGATAAAGTTCCGTGTGCAGCGGCGCGGCGCTGGCGCTTGCAGCGACGGTAATGTCTGCGCCCCTGACGGTGTTCTTTGCGTTTCGCCATCAGTTTGGGAATTTCCTTATTGCGTGTTTCCAGATGAGCAGTAAAGACCGCAGTACCGTCCACTTTGACTACTGCGACTCCGATATTGGTTCTGCCGGGGTCGATGCCTAAATAGAGGGGCTGCACCACATCATCCGTTTCGTACACCAGTTTAATGGTAAACGGATTTGTTCTAACGACTCGTGCTTTCTTCTCTTTCAGAAGGTGACGGATATGACCACAGCGAGTCGTCGGCATCAAAGGTTTACCGTCTTTGTTGAGCACATATACAGTAGCCATATACGCTACCTCCTTTACGATAAATCTCTTCTGCCGAAGCAGAAGGTTGTGTAACCCTTGGCTAAAGATACTTACTAAGTAGAGCTGCATACTGGGTTAACATCTGCAGGTACATAAGTATCTAATGCCTGCGTCCTACATGCTGGTCAAGATTGCTCCTGTACCGCAGGTTGGACTGAAGTCTTGCTGTCCTGCGTCATGCTGTACGCCACCGCCATCTTTTGTCCGAACCGCATGACCTGATACAGCATCTGGTCGGCTTGGTCTGAGAACACGGCTTTCGTTTTTACGGTCGCGTTAATTTTCTCCGCATAGACTTCTTCTCGGTTCATGGGCTTATCCTGCGCAGGCTTTTCCGATTCCCGCCGCTTCTCCCTATACCGGAATACAAAGTACACGCACAGGAGCAGGAACAGAACCGGTGCCGCGTATTTCGCCAGAAGCACAAAGAACAGCGGTGCGCCGTGCATATACTCAATCGCGTAGTAGGTATGGATATACGCTTCGACCATATACACGGCAGCTGCTGCTATGATAAGTACGCATATACAAAACATCTCTGCCCCTCACCCTTTCCTTCTCAGGCAATCCTCGCACACGGTTCGGAAACAATCTGCAGACGGTCTTTCATGTTTCGGAAGCGGCTTTACCGCCTGAATATGAAGTTTCGCGCCCTGTTCCGGGGTCCTGCCGCAGACAACGCACCGGAACCTGTCCCGCTGCAAAACCTCATACTTGATTTGCGAGGATGCCTGCCTCCGCTCGTTTTCCCGCTGCTGGCGTTCCCGTTCGTGCGCCTTAGCGAGTCTTACGAATTCCTTAGCCTCTGCCATCGAATAGGTCTTAGACTCCTCCATCGGCTTGCCTTTATGCGGCGTATACTGCTTCACCGCAATGAAGGTCGTCTCGGTCACGGGAGTGCCGAACACCGCTGCATTGACCAGCTTCTTCTCATAGTGCTTATACAGCCAGAAAGGGATTCTTCTCCCGCAATCATTGTCCTTCTCGGTCCAGTTAGGGATGCTTTTAAGTTCTTCCTTATATGCCGCAAACTGAATCACATTCGACTGCGCCCATCCGAAAACCTCTTCAAACTGGGGAATCTTTTTCCGAACAGTGCTCATGAACAGCTTATCGAGGGAAGCCCCCTTGAACTCTTCAAGGGATTCGAGCGGGTATTCGAGACGAATTTCTTCGTCCACATCATAGAACTCATATCCCTGATTGACCTCCTCAACACCCGCCAAAATCTCGCTGGTATTGCGCACATCCTTCTTGGCAGCAGAAACGATGAACAGCCATATACCGACCAAAACAGCCAATGCGACGACAACCGCCACGGCAATCGTTACCGGTGACATTCCTGCTATCTGGTCCTCTACCCAAAATGAAAACTCTTCCGGCATATCAATCAGCCAGTCTATGAAATTCATCGGTTTACCGTACATCTATGATTCCTCCATAATTCCAGACGGCGTCTGGGAAATCTCTTTCTGATAATTTCTGTGCGGACAACACCGCTATGACTTCCTTGATTTTCATTATCTGCAATTCGCACAAATCGGCAACTTTTTTCGCGTGAAAACAAAAAAAGCAGCCATCCGTGATGGATGACTGCAAAAAAATATCGGTGAATTTCGGAAAAATGTTGCAAACGGCCTTGCAAACCCCCAGAAAAATGTCGCAGCGCTTAGAAATGTGCCTGGTCAATGTTGTTTTTCGTTAGAGTACGGAGATGACAGAAGAGCGCTCGTGTCGAGCACATAATATTTTTCTGAGATTCGTACCTATCGTTTCAGGTATTTTCTTGGATGGTATCGAGGATGTCCTTCTTTGTGCCGCGCACCGAACAGCCATTATCCTCGAAGGCTGCAAACAGCGTTTGTACGAATTTTTCATTCTCTTCTTTCGAGATGTCCGGCATCCAGAAAGAGTAGTCATCATCGCCGTGTTTAAAGACGATGCCTTCAATTTTCGGGTTCTCGCTCATGGTCTTTTCCTCCTTTCTGTTCTGGACATTCATTTCGCACAGAGGCTCGCTGCCAGCACACCAACAGCGATAATACCGGTTACAAACAGAAGCATGCAGGCGAACATCACACCGAAAGAAAGCGTGAGGTATGAGATTTGTTCGACCATGCTCAGCATATGAATTTTATCCGATAATTTGTCAATTTCTTCTACATCCGCCAACTGCTTCTGACGTTCTCCCGCCATGACCAAAGCCTCATACGCCCCGCCGAAACTGAATTCATCGTCCGACAGCGGCTTGCTTTTGGTCTGCATCATGCGGTTTATCAGTTTTTCTTCGAGTTCTGCTTCCTTTGCGCATTTTTCCGCATCTTTCTCATCCAGCATTTTGCCCGATAGCTTGTAGCAAATGAACGATGCAATGCAAAGCAGCGCTGCAATGACAAGCGAAAAAATGAAAATCATGATTCTACCTCGAGAGGAAGCTGCTCAAACGGCAGCGTAAGATAGTTGTACAGGGATTCGGCAGTCGGCATATCGTAGCGCATCCGGCGACCATCTTCGAGGTCGAACCAGATGCATTTGCGGACATCCTCATACAGCCACCACTCAATGGTGTCCGCCTTGTCGTCCAGTTCTTCTTTGAGGATGCAGAGCAATGCAGCAAGATACAGATTGTCAGCATCGAACACTACTGCCGAGTCGCAGATTTTGCCCAGCGCATGGTCGAATTCCGAGATTTTCCGGTCTTGCTCTTGAATGTCGGCAATCGTCTTGCAAAAAAGTTCCTTGGATATCATTATTCTCTCTCCCATACAAAAAAGAGCCCCACCAATGACTGGTGAGGCTTTGCATATCAGTAGCGATAATATCTCGGCACGATTTTTCCCTTGTCGTCATCCATCATCATGGCTGCAAAGGTCTCCATCTCTGCCGGGGTGAACTCAGCGGTATAGTCGAGCGTGGTGTCGAGTTCTTTGGCGACATCCGACATTGCCTGCAGGAATGCAGCAAACGTCGGGACTTCCTTGTCGGTCAGCGTCACGCCGGTGCAGATGGACAGGTAATCCTCCCCCACATCCGCAACATCGTCCTCTTCTCTGCCAAAGACGCCATGCACGGACTCGATAGCGGCAAGCATCTTATCTACCTGTGCGGCAGTGAACGGCGTATCGGGTTCGAGCGACATCTCGAAGGTGTAACAGAACCATTTATGAATGTCCTTGACCGCCGATTCCGCCACATAGTCGGGGTTGTCGCAGAGTTCCTTGCCGTCAAAGGACAGCATGACAACATTGCTCTCCACATCGTAGTATTCGAGGCCCTTGTAGCGAACCGCCTCGCAGCCGTATTCCTGCAGCACCTCGCTCCAGAAATTGTACCCATAGAAGTTCTCGGTGCTGAAAAAGTGAATCATCTCATAGGACAGGAACACCTCAACATCCACATCCGTCACCAGCCGGTCAAGGATTGCGGACATTTCCGGCGTGTGCTGCCAGTCGGTATCAAGACCTTTCAGACCCACGCCGCCGGTCTTATCCCGAACAAACAATACCGTCTTGCCATCGACCTTGATGCTCAGCTTATGCATCGACAAGGATTCGATGCTGGCGGAATTGATGAACTGAAGCAGATAATGTGCGAGGCAGCTGCGGATATCGTCCGCGTTGCTGTCCCCTTTCCGAATCGTGATGCGCTCAATGGCGACCAACTCAGTGCTCATGGTGTTCTCCTTTTTTCTGTAAACGGCAAGACTTATCCTGCGCAGCCAATGTTATAAACTTATTCGATTTTAGGTGATATTATATTGCTTGCAAGTAACTGACAGCCAGCTTGACGAGCACATACACGCCCGCGAGGTTTTCTGCGATTTTGCAGAGGTATGTCATGATGCTGAACTTCGTCAGCCCTCTCCGCTTGAGCCCGAACATTGCCACGATGGACGCAGTAAGAAGGAACGCGATGGACATCATAGCCTGAACGCCGACCAGTATAAAGACATTAAGGCTGAACTGCACCATGTACTGCGCCTGCACATTCTCGATGTTTTGAAGGCGTAAGGCGAGCTCCTCGAAAACAAACGCAATTCCGGTACAAAGCGCGATTGCGAGAAGAGTCTGATTCAACACATCGTCGATGACAGAAGACGGCTTCCCGCTCTCAAATTGCCGGAAAGCCGCCGTCGTTTTCTTCCCGAACTTGTAATCGTATACGGCGTTTCCCGCAAACAGCGCAGCTGACGACAGCATCAGTCCCGCCGTACAGACATTGACTATATCCATGCTGTCACCCCGTAGATTCATCAGAACGAGAACTTGCACTCACGGCGTTCGCGGCCGTTCCCGCCCCAGTAGTGACGCCAGCGCGGTGCTTTCCCGTCCCCCTCATTCTTGTACTTCTCTGCCACATGGTCTCCTACCGTAAAGACCTTGACATTGACCCTCTGTGCCTTGCCCTTGAACATAAACGGCTGACGGTCCTCTTTCTTGATAGGATTGAGGTGTACATCAGAGCCCTTGCTCGCGAGGTAGTAGGCGCAGAGCATCGCAAGGCGAACATACGGCGTGCCCTCGTTGTAAACGGGAGGAATCTCTTCCATCGTATCGGGCACCGCCACATCGGTGGTAGAGCGCTGAGCCGCAGCTTTCTCAATATACTGCTTTGTGCTCCGAGTTGCTTCCGTTAGCGTCTGCCCCTCCTTAATCCAGGCAGGCAGAGACAGGAACGCATAGTTCTCCTTCTCATTCGCAACGCCACCGACCAACACGATGCCGATAAAGGTATCCTTGGTCTTGGGCTCGAACTCGATATGTACGAACATACCGCAGTAATCCTTGCTGTCATACAGCGGCAGATAGAAATCCTTGAATGCAAGGCGTTCGAGAATCTCGTGGTGGATGACGATATCGTCCGTATCCATCAGCAGTTCTTGAAAATCCTTGTCGAAATCATAGACGACCTTCTCCCGCGCCCAGTTCCCGATGGTGTAAATGGGGAAAACCTGTCCCGCCAACTCCTTATCAAGGCCCGGCTGACGCATCTTCTGCGCGACACGGACACATTGCATCATGGCTTCTTTCGTGTACTCGTCAAGAGTCTTGCCTGCCGGGTCCTGAAAGTCGAAACCGATACGGTTCGAACGGGTAACGGCGTTTGCAATCAATGCGATTCTCAACTGCTCGTTAGTCATAGTATTTCCTCCGTGATTTATGATAATTTTTTGTTTTGATTTGAAAGCCGTTCGCCAGCAAAAGCTGTTGCCCACTGTCTGCCCCGTGGAGGCCGCTTTGAAAAGACAGTTAGCGGATTCCTCCGCCGTTATGCTTTAATGTGCAGGCGTTCATTGATTTCTCGTTCAGTCTTGCCCTTAGTGAGGAAGACAGGTTTTACCTTGAACTCCTTTTCCTTAACAATGCGTTCCAGGCATTCCCATCCATCGCTATCCGACAACTCGAAACCATACGGGTCGATATTCAGGAACAGCCAGATTGGTTCTGCTTGCGGTTCGCAGCACATCATCCAGACTTCCAGAATTTTCGTAATAGCGGCAATGCCTTTCTTCCACGAGACCGCCATCACGCGGCTAACATCGAAAACCAGAAGCCGGGGTTCCTGCGCATTCTCAACATCGACCTTGACGGTATGTGCAAGGACAAAACCTTTCGGAGTGGACTTATATTGCTTAACCGCCATCGGTACTTGTCCGGGGATGAGCCTGTCGTGGTCTAAAACAAGCGCTGCATAGCTGCCGGTAACATCGAACAGGATGATTGTATCGGTGCTTTTCTTCAGAATCCTGGCAAGCTGCTGCTTGCACCACGATGCGTTGATGACCTCGTTTTTGGCTGTCACCAGCGTATACCAGGCGTTAGTTTTGATTATCGGTTGCATATTTTCCTCGCGCTTTGGGGCTTATTCTTTGATTTAATCATTTATTTTCTTTTCGACATCAAAGGTCAAACCACCAAGGAGTGGAACGCTCTTCTCTCCCCTGTTCTACTTTTTGCCAAGGCGTTTTGTACTTGCCGTAAACCTGTTCGGTAAGGCGCTTGCTGCATTCATCACACAACGAACCATAGGGCATATCCCATAAGGGCGTTGTGATAAGTTGACCGCAGCAATCACATCTCTTCCCTTCTTCTACTTCCGTAACCTCTTTCATGAAGTTGACTGTCTCTGCATCACCAGTAAAAACCAGTGGTGTCAATTCTGCTTCAGTGCGAACGACACGAAGCAAAGTAAGAGGAGAAGAAAAGTTCCAAGGAATATCGGCGGAACGTAAAGCATCGTAAATGCCGTTTTCTTTTGAATTAGAAACAGAGCGAAGTCGCGAATAGACTTCATCCTCGGTCAAATCCACTTTTGCCATTTCATTCTCCTTTCAGAGAACGAAACGCTGTGCGTACTCGGTCGAAGAATCCTTTCTTGGGTGCAGGAGCCTTTTCGCGCTGGCGGTACAACCCGTTCATGGATTCATCCAGATTATTAAGCTGGTCGCTCAGCTCGCGGATGTTTTCTGGCGTAGAGAACTTCTTTACGATGTCCCTGTCGGCCTTTTCTTTGACAACGGCAACCATCTTATCCAATGTTAAATCGCAATATTCATCCGTCCAATCACCGATGAAATAAAAGCGTTCTACCACGGTTCTTGTTGCGGTATCTTGGAAAGTCCCAAAAAGAATGGGGTCTTTTTCTCTTTTGATGGCCTCGACTCTTCGCTCTTCTCGTTTTGTGTAATCCGTGAAGACTACATACATCTTATCGAAAATGCCCTTGCAGCACTCGATTTTCCGAATGATTTCTTCCGGAATCCGCCGCTGATAATTCTCCAGCTCCACAATTTTGACGACCTTGTTGTCTACCATGTGGATAAAATCGTCCACATCACTTTTGTAGACAAAGGTATCAATGCCGAGGTCAAGCAGCTTCTTTTCTCGTGTTATATTGTCGATGTGGAAAAGCAGCTTTTTCTGCGCAGCAATTTGTCCGGAACGCTGATACTCTTCGAGAAGAGCAAGGCAGTTCTCATATAGCTGAGAAAGTCCGGCAGTCGTCATTGTCTGCTTTCGGCTTTTTACCTGTTCGAAATATTCGGCAGGAGAAACGATTGTATTGTTCATGATTTTTCTCCTCTCTGCCTTATTCGGGCAGCGTATCGCATTTGATGTATTCCTCGCAGTATTCGAGGTTGTATTCTGCATATTTCGGGTCTCCCGTCGCATTGACGAGGAACTCACGCAGTTGTGCCTGAAGCTTTTCCTCGGTCAGCGTGACAAACTTTTCGTTGTATTCCTTCGAGGGCCATTGGATATCGCAGAAAATCATGGCGTTTCCGTCGTAATCCGATGTGCTGTAAAAGCTGCCCTTCCTTTCTCATGGACTCCACAGTCTCTAAGACTCTTCTTTCGAGGGGACGTTCTTTGCAAGAAACTCCTCAATGTAGCGGATGTCTTCGCCATAACCAAGGTTAATACCTTTTCCGAATAGTTGACATGATACCAACCCATAGTGTGCTTCTCCGATTTCAGTGCCGTTTCCGTTCTGAACGCTATTATCCGGGGTGCAGTCCCCTGTTGCCAAGCGCACGTCATGTGGGGAGTGTCGTCCCAAAGAGCGGCAAAGCCTGAGAAATTGCTCAAAAGAAAAACCGTGACTACAAATACGCAGCCACGGTTAAAAACTGCCAGCCAAAGGCGGTGACCGGCAGGATAGGATGTACAAGCGGGCAGACATAATGGCATATGCAAAAAATCACACTCAGAAAGGAAGGTTTTCTATCCAGCGGGAAAGAGAAAGAGGTTCGAGAACCCGCCGGACCCATTTCCGCTTGTACAATTCTTATTCTATGCGATTCGCACAAACACGCAAGCAAAAAAGTAAAAAAGTAAAAAGAAATCCCCTTGCTCCGATGACCGGGACAAGGGGTTCTCATGTTGAAAGAAGGAAGCTGCATCTCTGCAGCGCAGCACATCTAAGTGCCGCAGCCGTCAGTGACGGGTCGAAGGTTTTGGTGTCTACTCCGCACCGGCTTACAAGGCCATCATCGATGGCACCGTCGAGTCTATACCTCCTGCCTTCTATAATGTATTATACCACAAATCGCACTTTTTTGCAAGGTTTTTCTCAAAATCAGGCTCATTTTGTACGCAGCTACGCATCGGCAGCTACGCTTTGACTTTCCCCGCGCCCCTGAGTTCCGGCAGCTACGCAATTTTCGGAGGAGATGCAGTTTTTGTCCATATTTTCTGTAACTCAATTCCCAAAAGTGTCCGTACTTCCAACTTTTTGGGAATGAGATGGACCAAATTCCTCAGCTCATTTGCAGTTTGCCCTTTGCGTTTCCTGTATGGAAAAAGCACCCGCAATGTGGTATAATTAAGGCAAATAAATTCGTCCAGAGCGGAGATACACACATGACTATCGGAGACATTCTCGTTAATACCAACCGGGCAAACCTCAATAATCTGCTACCGTTATCGGAAGTGAAAACCAAAAAGGATTTCGCCAAATTCAAGAAGAAGGGCTATACCGTCGGCATGACTGCTGGGGAATTTCAGGAGAAATACCCGCTTCTTCCCATTGAGAACATTTATGCCTCCTACAACATCCTGTCCTCGCTCTATTATTGCGAGCCTCAAAATCCTACCATCCCGATTGTCTTGAATCTTCAGATTTACGGCGACAAGCGCCTATCTATTGCAAACGAATCGGATGAAGCATTTCAAAATCGGATTCTCTCGATAGCAAAAGCAATTTCTGAGGGGAATGTCAAGCGGATTCGGTCGTATCTCTTTTCTCTCGAAGACAGTTTCAGGGTTTCGGTGCTCTCGCAGTATATCAAGAACGCAGAGCCCTCAACGGAACTGTACGACCTCTTTATGGATTATTACAAATTGACCGATTATGGGTTCAAAAATCTAAACGAAGCTGATATACGCAAAGTCCTGTCCGGTAAATCTGAGGAGCAAAAGAAGAAAACTGCTGAAAAGCTTCGGAAGTTCCCGGATACGGTTACCGTTTATCGCGGAGAGGGCAGCAAATCAACGCCGTATACGCAGTCTTTCTCATGGACGGTCAGCTACAAAGCAGCTTGTTTCTTTGCCTGCAGGTTGCCGAGCGCTGAAGACAGCACTATCGTATCGGCAGAGGTATCGAAGGATGATATCATTGAGTTCTTCCCCGAAAGAAATGAGGCGGAAGTTGTCATTTTGCCGTCTGCCGTGAAATCTGTAAAAGTCGATACTCTGTATGGCTTAGAATCTGTCGAAGAAGAAATTCTCGAAATCATGCCCCTGTACCAGGCCGGCCGCGAAGAGATTCGGCATCTGTATGCAGTTCATGGCAAACTCGATGCAAATGGGTCTGGGCACGATGCCCTGCACACGCTGCGTGTGCTGTTCAACGCGCTTCTTCTCGTTGAGATGGATGGCATTATGCTCTCCGAAGAGGAAACGCAGATGCTGATGGATGCTGTCATTTACCACGACATCGGTCGCACGAACGATGATGTTGACGATAGCCATGGCAAAGCATCCCGCGATATTTATGCCGCTGACCGCAAACCCGAAAATCCCGGTACTGGATTTCTCATCGAGTATCATTGCCTCGATGATGCTGTCGCTCGCAGAGATTTAGAGGCTCTTTCTCTGCCGAACGTTGACCGCATCTGGCTGCTGTATACGATTCTCAAAGATGCCGATGCGCTTGACCGGGTCCGGTTCGGGCTCAGATACCTTAATCCTAAATACCTGCGCAACGATACAGCGCATAAAATTCTGCCCGTAGCACAGCTTTGCTTAGAGCACCTAACATTTTAAGGAGTATACATGGCTATCACACCAACCACGGAACAACTCCAAATTGACAATGAATCGCTGCTTCGCGTTGAATACGGCGATACTTGGGACAAGAAATACAGGGACAAGGGTCAGGCTATCTGGACTTTCCAGCGCCGAAACCTTTCGACAGCGTGCGTCGTCGTTTCTCGCTTGCACGGCATCGACTTCGATGCCGCCTCCACCTTTATGTTTCACCTGGCGAACAACGCGGGTGAATGCAAACCCATCGTGGAAGCCGTAAATTCCCAGCTGGAGCTCGCCATCATCAAACCTGACAAGTTCATCAAGGGTCTGCATAAGTTCTTTCAGGAGCTCACAAAGCCTATTAAGAAAGATAAGCAGTATGCGCTCTACTTTAAGACGCTAGCGTACCTGCAGGAATGCACACACAACGGTCTTATAATTGACGGGAAAGTGATGCACAACGAGGCTGTGGTAATATCCGCTACTGACTTCATCATGCAAGGCACTGAGTATCTCAAGAAGCAGGATTTTGATGTAGTGAACATCGTAGTCGGCATCACCACCGAAAACGAACCCATCATTATCCGAGACCCCTATCCTCTTGTAGATGTACCTGCCTATTATGTCGAAGCACTGTATCTCGGCAAACCGTATGACAAAGCTGACCGGAAAATGTCGGATGAAAAGAAGGGGGACATGCTTGCCACATATTATGCGCGATACGGATACAAGAACATTGAGACACTCGATGACAGCATAATCCTGAGTCGGGAGTGCCAACTGTATACCAATACCGTGCTCTCTTTAGCCACCGTTCTGAACGAATACCTCGTGGACATGCTGCCGGACAAACCGTTGATTCGCAATACCCCGTATCAGGCGCAGTGGTGGCCGGTTCCTTTGTCGCATAAGTTTCCCGTCAGCGCCCTCAAAGAAGCCCTGCACCATCGGCGCAGAACGCTTCCTGCGAACGGTGCGGTTATTCAGTTCGGAAGTCGGCAGATGCTGCGAGAAGTAAAACTGAAAGAAACCTGCCGCGACAACGAAATCATCTGCGTTTACAAAATCAAAACTCCTGATGGAGATGTTTCCGGGTACTACAATACCAACTCGGAGTGGTTTTACTCGATGCTAGACGGTTCAGACTATATGGATTTGCACGACCAAATCACGCACCTTATCCTTTGGCTGTACACTTCCTTGGTCTGTGATGTCCCCGACCTTCTCCCGACGGACGATTCCTTCCGGCGCTCCTTTATCACCCGCGAAGGCGTTCCTACCGACTTGAAATTCTTAACTCTCGGCGGAAAGCCTCGCAATTATCTGAAAAAAGATGATGGTGAGGATAGTACACTCAACATCTTCGACAAGTCAAAGTACGATGCATCCAGCAAAAGCATCAACGGCTTTGTCCGCAAACTTCCTGCCGGACAAAAAGCGAGCGAACGGTCTCTGAAAATTGCAGAAAGCTACGGCTTCGAGTTACATGAGGATGAGACTTATGTCATGCCGTTTGTGCGCAGACAGTGGCTCAAAAAGAAAACCGAAGAATGATACCAACCAATTTGGTATTTCGACACAGCAAGAGGAGCGTCCGCTAAAGCAGACGCTCCTCTTTGTGTTTCTTATGCTTTTTGTAAGCTTGCAGCTTACTTTCCGCTGCCGTTCAGGCGCGGGATGGTCTCAGTCTTCGTTTCATTGCAAACCTTGCAAGTATAGGTCTTGACGCCTTCTTTTTCAGCCGTTGGTTCAGTAGTTACGACACCGCTATCCCAAGTATGGTTGTTGGTTTTTGGTGTGGTATTGATAATGCTGCTCACATCACCGCAGACGGGGCAGTAGATTTCGGTGCGACCTTCTTCCTTGCAGGTGGGCTCAATGACACGCATGGCGGCACGATGACCGGTGGAGTGTACAATGTTGTCCTTGTAGGAGAGGCTGTCATCCTGATTGCACTTGTGCATCGTGTAGCCGTCCTCGGTGCAAGTCGGCGGGACAACGGTAACGGTGAAGGTGTACTTGGTTGGCAGGACCTTTTCGGTCTTGGTCGCATCGCAGTTCTTGCAACGCAGAGTCTTTTCACCGTACTCTTCATAAGTAGGCGGGGTAGTGATGACGCCCTCATCCCAGATGTGACCTGTACCACCGTAGTCGTAGGTCATGGTATGGGAAGCATCGCGCTTGCAGTGCATCAGCATGGTGCCCTTCTCGGTGCAGGTAGCCTTTTTCAGGCATTCGGTGTGCTCGGTGTCCCAATCATGGTAACCGATAGCGGGCACAGGCATCAACACTCTTTCGTTGCATCCCTCATAGCTGCAGTACATCCAACGCTTGCCTTCAGTCTCGCAATAGGGTCCTTCGACGATTTCGCCAAGGCGCGTATAATCGTGGTTATGCACCTTAGCAATATCTTCGGTCTTTGTTGCTTGGCAAACCTTGCACTTGAAGGTCTTGATACCGGTCTCAGTAGCGGTCGGCTCCTTCGTTACAACGCCTTCATCCCACTGATGCTCGCCGGTAGCAGGAATGTCACTCACATGCTGCTTATCGTTGCAGCGCTCACAGACATTGTCAACGCTGCCAGAAGCGCCACAGGTAGCGGGAGTAGTGACTTCCTTGTACTCATGACCCAGCGCAGGGACGATGTTGTCCTTGAAGGACTTGGTAGCATCCTCCACGCACTCGTGCATGGTATAGCCGTCCTCAGTGCAGGTAGGAGCGACCACGGTCTCGTTGTAGGTGTATCCCAGAGCCGGAATGCTCTCGGTGTAGGTATCACCACAGTTGTGGCAGGTGAAGGTCTTGACACCGTTCTCGGTGTAGGTGGGCTTGGTGGTCACAACGCCATCATCGTAATCGTGACCGGTTGCGGGGATGACCTCGGTGTAGGTATGGCTCTTGTCGTTCTGGCAGGTAAAGGTCTTGACGCCGTCCTCGGTGCAGGTAGGAGCTTTGGTGACAACACCCTCATCGTAGTTATGCCCCAGAGCCGCAATCTCCTCAGTCTTGGTCTCTGTGCAGCCGGTATTCTGGCACTTGTAGGCCTTTACACCGGGAGCCTCACAGGTAGCGGGCGTGGTGACAGTGCCATCATCCCACTTGTGCCCCAGAGCCGCGATTTCCTCGGTCTTAGTCTCTGTGCAGCCATTACGGGTGCAGGTATAGGTCTTAACACCAGCTGTCGTACAGGTCGCTGCTGTTGTGACTGTACCGGTATCCCAGGCATGCCCCAGTGCATTCGTATAATCGCGTTTTTCGGTCAGAGCGGAATCCTGGTCGCAGATGTAAACGGTATAACCCTTCTCTGTACAGGTAGGCGCTACCGTATTGCCCTTATGCCAGGTCTTTTCGACCATCGGGATATCTTCCGTGTAAGTAGCACCGCAGGAGGTGCAGGTAAAGGTCTTAACACCCTTCTCATAGATGGTAGCGGGCTTTGTGACCTTACCGGCATCGTAGGCGTGCGGCAGTTTTGCCTTGTAATCGCCCTTATAGGTCAGACCGGGGACCTCGTTGCACTCGTAGATGGTATACCCCTCAGCGGTGCAGGTCGGAGCAACAACGCTCTTGATATGATATGTCTTGTTGAGAGACGGGATTTCCTCGGTGCGTGTCTCATCGCATTCCTTGCACTTGAAGGTCTTGATACCGGTCTCGGTATAAGTAGCAGCCTTCGTGACTGTACCGCCATCCCAGCTATGTCCCTTTGCCGGAACAAAACGGTCATTGTAGTTCATGCCGCCCCACTCATGGCAGATATGCTCATCGTAGCCTTGCGTGGTGCAGGTCGCTTCATGACGGCGAACCGTGAAGGTATATTTTACCTGAGGCTTTGCGGTAGGAGCCGGAGTAGCTGCCGGAGCAGGTGCTGGTGTTTTTGTCGCTGCCGGTTTGGTAGTCCCGCCGGAAGTCGAAGTGCCTGTGCTCGGCTTCTCCGTCTTAGTCGGCTCGCTGGTGGTGTTGTCCTTCTTATCAGTGTTCTCAGCGGGCGTGGCGGTCGGTGCAGGTGTGGCAGTTACTTCTGGTGTTTCCGGAACCGCAGCCTGACTTTGGCTCGTGGTCACATCCGAACTCGTCGTATCGTTGGTATTTTTTCTTTTCTTGCAGCCGGTCAAAGAAACCGCAACCGTAGCAGCCAGTGCTACAGCAACGATTCTTTTCGCTGTACTAACTCTCCTTTTCATGATATACCTCCTTTAACTTTGAGGGATAGTTTTGTAAGTATATTATATCACATTATGTATTTGTTGGAGTCAATTTCAGAAGAATTTACAACTTCCTGATAATGTTCTCCCCTTTGCATAAGCGGTATATCCCGAAACTGTGCATAGTACCCAGTACATATGGCTAACTCTTAGTCCTTGGCACAAGCCATTGATTATATGCCGACAAGAAAAGCGCCCACTTTTTTGTGAGCGCTCTTTTTGTACCTGTTAGGTTTTTGATGAAATTGAAAACTTTCTTTACTTTTTTGCCGAAAATTTCCAAAAAGAAATCTTAGTCGATGCCAAGTACCATTTTCAGGTTACCGTTAAAGGAATCCGCAATGCTGTGTACGGTACGATACTGACCCGTATACCTCATGCATTGCTCATGCGTCAGTATGGGTTTCTCATACTCGATACGGTCGATGCGGATATCCACGGTTCGCTTATTGTTGCAGTAGTCGTCTGGGCTATCTGTCAGGATATAGGGCCCGTAGATAACAGTGCCATAGGCATAAATGCCGCTCTCATGCGCCGGGTCCTGCTTGCCAACATGCAGCATCACGATGTCCCCAATCTGCATGTCACGGGTAGCAAGGAACGGCTCCACATGCCCGGGTCCTTTGACCTTGTCGAACAGGTTCCATTGGCGAAGGTTAATAGGTTCAATATAGAATGTCACCGTAGCACCTCTGATGCATCAGTTGTTTTCGAGCACCCACTTCACATACTTTCTGGCAATGCTCAGCGGGTGGTCGGGGAATCGCTCATCGAATATATCGCGTTCCGAGAAGTTCATGAGAAAGCCTTCCCTGTATTCGGAATCATATGGGTCTTCAAAGAACATCTTCATCATTTCCTTGGTGGTGAAATGCTTTTCTGGGGATTTCTCCTTTATGGCGTTCTGGAACATTGCAAATCCGAAGCTGTCCCGCGCCCCGGTCATGCCTTCTTCGGTAAAGCTGCCGTTGACGAAATAGTCATCCTCGCCGACATTCACATTCAAGTTCAACAGATACGATACCTCCGGTTTCGGTAGGCCCTGCACCGTCTCCTGAATTTTCCGAATAGCGTAGATGTACTTGTGCCCCTTCGCGGTCAACCCGTTCTTGCACTCCAAAAGACCCATATTCTCCATCAGGGACAAGCGCACATCTTTGACGGTATCCTCAACGGAATCGTAGTCCATCGCTTCTTCCGGTGCCACAATCCAGGCAAAAATCAGGCCGAAGCACTCGTCATTGCGAATACCGCATCCGACATTGGGTTTCGGAACCGTATCGGGCAGAGGCTTGTTGAGGTTACCGTATTCGTCCGGCTTCACTTTAAGTTCAAATGCTTTGAAATTCTGTTCAGACATTTCCTGTACCTCCTGCCTCAATCATTGTAGGTGCATTGTTTTTAGGCTCAGTCGATTTCGTCCATTTCGCGCAGCGTATCCTCTGTGTTACTGAAGATTTTATCGTAGTCATCGGGGTATGTCAATGTCCCCAAGACATTCCCGGTCTTCTCATCTACATAATTGATAGTGACTTTCGGCTTCTCGACGCCATTCAGGGCCTGATACCCTTCTGCGCTGATGCCAAACAGCATCGCCTCCGTCGTATAGGGCGATTCATAGTCGGCATCCATGTTCACGGTAAAGACCGTCATGTCATCATTGTAGGTATAGTCGCTGAAATCCGATTCATCGCCATCGTCGAAGTAATCGGCAAATGTCTCGTCGATGGATGCTTTGAGGTCGTCGAGCGACTTTTTGTGCGCCTCTCTCGTCATCGTCGCAATGACAGACCCGTCGGCGCTGGGTTTTGCTTCCAAAACACCCTCTCTGTCGAGCAGGACCTTGCAGAATTCCTTTGCCGCTTCCATCCTCTCCTCATCCGTGCCATCGCTCATTACGCCCGGAATCATATACTCAGGATAGGTTATGGTTACGGTCTCGTTGCCTGCTTCGCCAGTCGCTGTGCTCTTGTCGGTGGCAGAAGATGCCGTTGCGTTTGCATTAGCCGTAGCGCCGCAAGCTGTGATGGATACAGCCAATGCCGCTGCCATCATAAGGCTTGTCAGTTTCTTCATCGTGTTCTCCTCGATTTCCTTTTAGAAATGTTCCGCTACAATACCGTCTAATTCTTTCCTGATTTCAGCAAATGACTGATACAGGTCCAGAGTTCGGACGGTTATTTTGTTTCCGGACATCAGATATTTTCCGTCTGGCTGCATCTCGTCCTTAGTTTTCGCGTACAGAAGCATACCCGATACTTTGTGTTTTGTCCCTGCCTTGGCGAGCTCGTATTCCTTGTTCTTGACATAGGTGAATATCTGATATATGTTCGCGGAACAAACCGTCTGTCGGTCGAAATGCGTCTGCATATTGTGCTGATAGTATTTGGCGTCGATGATAAGGACCGTATCCCGTTTTTTGTTTTCGAGCACGATATCGCTTTGCATAGTCGGCAGCTCTTTGCGGTTCCCGTCATCTACCTGCCATTCGATTTGCGGAGCGGATACCGTCAATTCGCTGTGTTCCTGCCGGAAATATTCTAGCAGGAATTTCTCATACAAATGATACATTTCCTGCGAATCGACAAAAGCAGCCAGTTTCCGGGTTCCGTCTTCTTCGGTTATCAGCATCCCGTCCAAGACAAACCGGCAAATCCCCATCAGTAGCTGATAGGTTTGATTGTTCCGGTGAAAGGTAAGGCTCGACCACCGGATAGCTTTCGGTTCAACCGTATCGATGCAGGAGAAGAATAAGAGTTCCTTCTTTAACGCCGCACGGTATTGGGCATTCACTCTATTGCTCGCCACGAGCAAGAGCGCCGTGGTTTTCAGGATACGGTTCAGAAGATTATTCTCCGACAACTCATCATACTGGCAGCTGAGCCTGCGCCGATGCGCTATCTCGTTTTGTATGGTGCCGGGCATGTTCAGTTTCCCGCGCAATACCGGAAGGTCGTCTTCCCTGCCAATGTATTCGCGGTACAGTCCCTGTTTCAGCTGCTGACCGATACCGTTACTTAGAATTGCGGCAAAGAGGTTCTCGGCATTATCGAACGATTCGGCACCGACCTTCTCGAACTTGTCTTGCCGGAGAGCCTTGAACGCATAGGACAGCATATAGTATATGTTTTTGACAAGAATGTTGTCCTTCTCATTCGATGCCATCGTTTACCGCCTTGTGCAGCTTATCCGCCCATTCCTGATACTTCTTGGCGTCATCGAACCAGTATTCCTGCAGCATCGGGAGGATATCGTAGTTCACGATGTCACGCAGCAGTTCGTCCGAGCACGGTTCGTCGTCACCGAGCACAAAGTAACTGTGCCCGATACAGAATCCGTTACCGAGCGTCGGGTCGCCTGCGATAGCAGCGTTCAGACCGTCCGTGCCGCTGATGACGCCAATCAGTTCATCAAAAGCGGGGTTGTTATACGCCTTAGCGCGAGCCTTGAAGCCATCTGTATCAAAGCCCGGCTCCATATCTATAAAGCTGAAACGGCGGCGCAGAGCATAGTCAATCATTGCAAGAGAGCGGTCAGCGGTATTCATCATGCCGATGATATACAGGTTCTCCGGCACAGAGAACTCCTGCTTGCTGTATGCCAGTTTCAGTTTCTGACCTCGATACCCTGCCTCGATAAGCATAAGGAGTTCACCGAATATCTTAGAGAGGTTACCGCGATTTATCTCATCGATAATTAGGAAATACGGCTTGTCCGGCTCGTACTCAGCCGTCTCACAGAATTCCTTGAACAGACCCGGCTCCAATCCGAACCCGTCTTCGTCTTCTTTAGGCTTATACCCTTCGACGAAATCCTCATACGAATAATTCTGATGGAACTGAACAAACTGGATGCGCTTCTCGTCCTTCTCACCCATGATAGAGTATGCCAGGCGCTTTGCCGTAAAGGTCTTTCCGACACCCGGCGCACCTTGCAGAATGATGTTTTTCTTGCGGCTCAGTATCGCGCAGATAGTATCGTACTTGTGCTCGGTCATGAAGACTTCTTGCAAGAACTGCTTTTTATCATACTTATCCACAGGTTTTTCTGCTGGCAACGGATTGTACTCACGAATCATATCCATAAGGGATTTGTATTCGTCCGTGGTTAATTGATAAATCGTTGCTCTGAGTACTTTAAAGAACTCCATTTGGGAAAGTTCATCACTTTCTTTAAGTTCTTCAAACGGTATTGGATTTTCAAGTCCCTCAGTCTTTCGAATCAGGATACGCTGCCCATCTTGCTCACCGGCAATCTCTCCAATAGCAACGATTTTCTTGGTCGGATTGGATTCATAAAGGATAACCGCATCTCCGGTTTTGGCATCAAGAAAATGCTGATAGATGCGGCTCTTGTTCCCGGATGGGGCAAACATGGAAACATCCATAACGCCGCCCACAGGGAAAGTTGAGACCTTCCAGAGTGTTGGCTTGGCGCTCATCATCCAATAATGTTTATCAGTGGGCAGATTACTGCCTTGACTCATTTTGTATTTTCCCCATGCGTTAGCAAGTTCATCTCTAAGCTTCCAGACAAAAACGCCGTCTGCTTTTTTGTCAGCTTTTTTACCCTCATACAGAACTGCCCAATAGCACTTGCTGCCATCTTCTCTCTCATAGATGGGGCAGTTTGTTGCACTCTGAATTTTTTTGCAAGAGAAACCGATGCAGAATTGTAGGCGTTTGCCTCTCCTCCGTACTTCTTTGCAAGCTCAGTGCAGGTGGCCTGTCCTCCAATATCCGCGAACTGCTTAATGAGAGTTCTACTGCCGTCATCAAAGATGTTATTATCGCCGAGCAGAGACAGCCATTGAGACTCTGATATTGCAGGGGTATAATTGCTCGGCCACCAAGCATTCTTTTCCTGAGCTTTAAGATAATGATGGGTAATGTAGAATGCGAAATCTGAGGTCAGTGTACGTAAAGATTCGTCTGCGTAGCTGTCGTCCGTGATATAACCCTTCACTTTTTGTAATAGAGCATCTTCACGCTGTAGAAGTTCCGTCACTTCGTCATAAAAGGGAAGCCAGTTAGAGAGAATCTCCGTATAGTGTCCAGACACAAACTTGTACTGGCTTTTGAGTAGCTTTGCCATATTCTGTGTCTCAGTAAACTTGTAAATGTAGTACTTGGCAGGATATCTTAGCCACAGGTATATGCTGATAGCATGCTCGTCCTGATAGTGGTTCTTGTCAGCTTTGCCGATGATGGATAATAACTTGATTGACTGCTTCTTGAAGTTGTCAAAGCGCCATGCGAGTTCGGCACTTTCGTCATAAAGGTCCCGAAACATCTGACGCACAGTTTCTGGCTCGGCGTCCGCAAATTCGCCAATCATTCCAGAAGAAAAATAGTTTGGAACCATAAGTAAAGGCTTAGCCTCTTTAAGCGCTGCCTTCAACATTGCAGAAAAATCAGACGAATCTATATCCCATTTTTCTGAGAAAGCTTTTACGGCTTTCCACTTGAAGCCTTCCTCTTCATCCCAATACCTCTGTGTGAAATCGTTGTAATAAGATTCAACGACCTTTTTGAATTCAACAGCATCAATCATGGTTTACACTCGTTTCCTTATAGGATTTACTGCACTGAACTATACATAATCTAATTGTATAATTTCTGTCGCAAAATTGCAAATAAAGTCTGTTCTATTCTTTTGTTTTCGCCTATTGCACAATGTACGTCGCATATCTTTGTTCACTTCATCCATTGACAGCATCAGCAGTCAATCTCCACTGTCTCGTCTTCGCAATCGACATTATCCAGAGGTTCGCCCCACGAGTAATTTATGTACTGTTCTGAGGGGTCATCATATGTCGAGTAGTCAAAATCATCACCGCCATCACGAACCGGGTTCCCATCCACAGTCGCATACCAAGTATCGAACCTCATAAACCGATGTTCGGCACAGTATTCCTCATACTGCTTAAATAACTCTACGCACTGCGGCCACGGCAGTGGACTCCTCACATAAAACTTCAACTGCCACGGTGCATACGCGGTCAGGTCCTCCACTCCATAGCGTTTCAAGCCTTTGAGGGCTTCCTGCCCCAACTCACCTTTGAAAAACTTTCGTACCTGCTTGTCCATCTTCATTTTGAAAATCTCCTTTTAAATTAGTAGGTCTAAAATTTAGCCCTCTATTGTATAAGAGAACAAGAAATCAGAAATTTTCCAGCAAAATTTCAAATTTTTCTCTCTATAAATAAAACAGAGTGAAAAGCCTCGAATTGATTCACATTAAGAAGCTTTTTCAATACTTTAAGGAGATTTTTTCTGAGACTTTGTAAACCGCCACCTGCAAATTAGCACTCGATGTGCTATTTGTCTTTGATTTGAAATATGGACAATTTTATCGAAATTGATAAATTATTCGTTGAAGTCCAAATTATGGGACAACCCAAGGAGTATAATAAAGACAGGCTGGAAAGCAAAACGCCTCAAAACCTGTCCGAAAGCCACTATTTTACACACTATCGCCGTTTTCACCATCTGACGCAAGGTATGCCGGGCAAAACTGCCGTTGCCTGAGCCACAGAGACGAATGTCAGAACGGAAGACAAGGATATACCACTCTCTCGAAAGGAGCGCTCATCATGAACATCCCTCAAATTCCCACCGGACGCAACAGCTACTATGACCTCGGTCCCACAAAACAGTTCGATGTCGAAACCATCCGCGAGGCTCTGCGCCTGTACGAAGATAATTTGGCTGAGAAGTTTGAGACAGCAAAGCCCAACAGCATGGAGCGCATCGAGATGGGTGCAAAAAAGGCATCTGCTCAGGCCCTCATCGCAAGACTTAGCAGACGCCTTCCCCTTTATGCAGATTGAAAGGATTCTAATACAGATATGACCAATACCGAAATCATCGCAACCATGAGCCGCTGTGTATGCGGCACCCGTATTCAGTGGACTCAAAACCTCGATAACAGCACACATCGAGGCGTGGTAGACGAGTTCTACCCCCAAAACGGTGCCGAGGACGCATATCTCGCCGTCATCGAGCCGGGACGCTATATCCCGGTACTTGGTGCCAGCGAAATTCAAAAAATATCAATTTTGGAGGACAGTCATCATGATGCCTAACTACATTCAGAGAAGTCCCGAAATGGAGCGTATTGCCGATGCTTTCTCCGGGCACATCCACCGGCATCCCAACTTAGACCTTATCTGGTCCGAGAAAATCGGGTATGTCCTCATGACGATAAATCCCGATAAGCAGCGAGGCGAGGATTATTGCTGTTTCCGCACAGCGCACGATTTAGCTTTCCGCCTGTTCAGCGAAGTTGTAACCGATGTCGTACTAGAATGCAAGGATTGCGACGATGTTTCCAGTATGGACGATGAAGGCCGAAAAGAAGTACAGCAGAGGTGGACTCCGTTCTTGGATATGTTGCCGGAGTACAAGGGCGTTTGCGAGGATATTCTTGCAGGAAACAAGGACAAATATAGCGAATGAGGTAGTGTATCATGGCGAACGATTACGGCTATTTTGGCAACGGCAGCACCGGCTATGCGCATTACAAACAGTCGTTTGACCGCAACTTCGGCGGTTCCGGTGGCGGCGGTGGGAATCACAACGGTGGCGGTAATGGTTCTGGCTGCGGGCCTCTGTTGCTTATCATTGTTGTTGTCGTAGTCGCTGCACTTGTGCTGCTAGCAATGTAATTCTTGCTATGCGGCGTTTGCTGCCAATAAAAAGCAGGGCCATCGTTTGCGGCGCGGTGGTCCTTCTTCTTTTCTCGCCAATTCTTGCCTTTTTGTCGCACTAATGATATAATGTTCCTGAACAGCATTTCACTGAATTTCATTTCAGTATTACAAAGAGGTGCAACAGATGTTTGTAGGTCGAGAGGAAGAGCTTGCACTCTTGCGGGAGGAACATATCGGCAAGGCTGTGATGGTATATGGCAAGAGGCGGGTCGGTAAGACCACACTCATTTTGAAAGCTCTCGAACAATGCTCCTATCAGACTGTATACTTCGAGTGCCTGAAAGGGACCATGCAAGAAAATATCAACGGTCTTGTACAGGAACTGGTTCGCATCAAGGTTCTGCCTGTGCCTCTTGCCTTTAGCTCTCTGCAAGATGTATTCGCCTACCTCAATACTCTACCTCAGAAGATGGTGGTCGTTGTGGACGAGTACACCCATCTTTATGCCATGAACGACTCCGGCGTGGTCGATTCTGTCTTTCAAAGCATCATCGACAGCCGCCTCTTAAACATCGAACTTATTCTCGCTGGCTCGCATATCGGATTGATGAAGGACCTTCTGCAGGAGAGAAATCCTCTGTATGGTCGCTTTGCTGCCTCCATCAAACTCGATGAACTGAACTATCTGGATGCATCCAAGTTTTATCCGGACAAGAGTGCCTATGACAAGGTGGCTCATTATGCCGTTTTCGGCGGCTCGCCCTTTATCAATCAGGCGCTGAATCCTGATGTCACTCTGCGAGAGAACATCATCGGCACAGTTCTTAATCCGATGAGTCCCGTGTACCTGTATGCCAACCAGCTGGTCTTCTCTGATAATGCCTTGAATATAAACGCCGAACGCATCTTCTCTGTTCTTGGGAACGACAGGAAGCGCTATACGGAAATCGAGGATGCGTTGGGCGTTAAGAAAACCGGCAACCTGGCAAAGCAGATAAAGACCCTGACAGACCTCGAACTCCTTTTTTATAATACTCCCATAAACGAACCGAACGATAACAAGAAGGCAACCTACGAACTCAGCTATAATCTGCTGCGGTTCTACTATACCTTTGTGTATAAGAGCGCAAGCGCATTTCAGGTATTGGGTGCAGAGACTTTCTATGACGAGTATATAGCTCCCGTTCTGACTAACTTTATTGCCCGTTGCTTCGAGGATATCTGCCGGGAATATTTCAGCCTGCAAGTCCGTTCTGGGAGGATGAACGGTGTCCGCCGCATCGGCAGCTACTATCCCAATACCGCCGTTCGCTGCGAGATTAAAGAGTTTCCTGTCGCCGTAGAACTCGCAGATGGCTATGCGGTTTATCTGCCGAAATACTCTGCTCAGCCAATGACCCTTGATGAGATTCATGGCGAGGCGCAGCGGATGGAAGGAGTCAACGACCCCGGCATTAAACAGCTTGGTTTCATCTCTATCAACGGTTTCGTGGAGCAGGAGAAGCCCTACATCTACCTCGATGACAATGATATTTTTGCAGGTATGTAGTCCGTAATATGCTGTCTGACACATCACTGTAACTCGCCGGATTTCAACACAAATCAAGGTCTTTCTAAAGAGGTTCACCCATGGATAAAGCCACATACAGTTTATCTGCTCTAAAGCAGTGCAAGGAACTCATCCGAAAAAGTCGGTGGAGCACACAGTTGAAGGCCGAGCATAATTCCCGGTGTGCAGAGGTCAATGCCCTGTTCGCATCCTGCCAGAAGCTGCTCAACTATGTCATGTTCCAGCCTGACCTCTCTCCTGCCTACGACTACCAGCAGATGGTGTCCTCAAAGAAATGCACGAAAAAACAACTGGACAATCAGCTGCGTGTATGCCGCTTGTTTGCTGAATCTCAGATTTCCTGCATCAAGGAAGCAATTCGGGACGGGTCCGTGAACATCATCCCATGAATCTCAATACCAAGGGAGACGCTTTTCGCGCCTCCTTTTTTGTTGTTGCCCCGTCAACGCGACTTTATGAGCCAGTCACGCTGTTTTCGAGTAAAAATTCAAAAACTGCCGTTCTTAGGGTAATATTGGCAAAAGCCAGTGCAGACCCAATCGCGCTGTATCGCCGTTTTTGTGTCAATGTAACATATCAGTTCACACTGTCAAGGTACATAAGCCTTCTCTAACACCGCACATATTTTGCGCATAGCTTTCCTAATCGAACGCCAATTGTTACATCATGTTACCTTTGATTTTGCGCCGATTTCCATAAAAATCACAACAAACCTATAAAAATCGAGCATATTTCGCTGTATGTTCAATAGCAAGATATGTGTTTTTTGTGCATTTTAGCTGTTTCCGAGTGTTTTGTGCCCTAAGAGGGTGTTTACATCAAAAGAGGAGGCATTGTACACAGTTAGGCCCCGCTCTAAAGCGTACTTCACGGTGAAGGCTGTGCCGCCCGTTGGCTTGTTGCAGTAGCTGATGCAGTAACGAGAACCATCTACTAGATGCCTGCCTCTGGCAAGATATGCGCCTCTGCTCGGCTCTTTAGACACATACACTATCTTATCCATCTGCCGGTCGAGGTTCTTTGCATGCAGCTGCTGTTCGGGCGTCCACTTGGCCCTGTATCCCTCATACGGCAGCACCTCGATAATCCGCATCCGGGAGTTCTCCTTTTTGAGCTCTAAAAGCAGGTCCGCCATCATCGTATCGAAGCCTAAAGCTCCACCCACGCCAAAGTAGGTGACGCCACTCTGGATGAGCGGGATAAGTCGATGCCGGACACGAATCAGTATCTTAGACTCCTCTCCGGGAGGGATAATCCTGTGCCCAGTGAAGCAGCAAGTCTTGTCTGTGTACTTACCCATTTGCCCACCCCGCTTTTAATTTTATCGTGTTGTATCATTTTTTAGTTAAATTATCTTGCCATGTCTAAATTGCTAAATTTCCAAAACAATATTGACGAATTTATATTGTTTGATATAATGAAAGCAGTATGACAACCTATCCATATAGTAGTAAAATTGGTGTATGAAAATGAACAAGAAAACTTATCCGTATCATTTGACTGCTGCTGAGGAGTCCGTCCTCGATATCCTCTGGAACAGCAAAGACCCGCTCACCGGGCAGCAGATTATCGAAGAAGCCAAGAAGGACGAAAGCAACTCTTGGCAGGAGCGCTCGATTTTTCTATTTCTCAATAGCCTCATGGACAAGAAGTTCATCGAGAGCGTCGGCTTCGTCCGTGCAGGCAAGACCTATGCGAGAACCTTCCAGCCGGTACTGTCTCGTCCCGAGTTCTACGCCAGGCTGGTGAATGCTGCTCTTACCGACAAGGAACTTGTCGCTTTCAAGCGTGCTCTTAAAACTCTCAACAAGACCGATGATGAGACCGAGAACTAACCCGCTATCTTCCTCCTTCTAATTTTGCCGTGGTGTCTTCCCTGCTTTTATGCGGGGTTCTCGTCCACGGCATTTTCTTTAGCTTCCACGAACCACTTCCCTATCTCGTAGTATAAGTAAGTGCTGCACCGGCCTATCTGGCAGGTATACCGAACGCCGACACCTCCGGTCTTTGAGTATTTCCGAGGTAGGATTTCCGAGATATTCGTGATGTCGAACCTCTGCCCGGTATCCCAGATAACGGTTTGCGGTGTGAGCGTTCCGTCCGGCAGGAAGTCCGCGATGACTTCCACATATTTCTTAATTCGCTGTTCAGGCATAAATCATCAAATGCTCCCCTGCAAATACCCGTGCGGGTGTATTGTATGGTCTCCCTTTGCGTCGCAATGGGAAAGGAACCGGTCCTTGTACATCACGCAGCGCTGTACGGAATAGTATCCGAATCGGTTTCGGACCCCGTCGATAGCGGATTCGAGTTTCTCCATGGATTCCTGCTTTTCAGCAGAATAGTCAAAGGATATCTGGCTCGGCTCTGTGTCTGGTCGTAGGTCAATAGCGCGAACACCAATCGAACGGAGATGCTCATTCCACCGGTAGTTCTTCTTATATAATAGATAGGCGGCTTGCGCTATCTCCCGCTCCTGCATCGTGGGTTGTCCGAGTTTTGTCTGCCGTTCGAACGCAAAGAGGCTCGAATCCCGAAGCGTCACCTCCACGCCCCGGCACCGGAAATGATTTTCCCGGAGCCGTGCCGCAACGCTCTCTGAAAGCAGATAAAGGACTATCCAGACATCTTCATCCGTCATAAGGTCACGCGGCGTAGTCCAGCTGTTGCCGATGCTTTTGATGGGCGCAACGACATCCTTGTACTCGTACTCGGCTACTGCAGAGGTATCCATACCGTTGGCGAACTGCCAAATCATGATACCGACCTTGCCGAGTTTTTCTTGGATGAACTTAGGGTTCGCCTGCGCCAAGTCCCCTATCGTATGCACGGCGTAGTTGGCGAGTTTCGCTGATGTCTTGCTGCCGACATAAAGCAAATCCGAGGCAGGAAGCGGGAATACGATGTCCTTGAAGTTCTCTCGATTGATGACCGTGATAGCGTCCGGCTTCTTGTAGTCTGAGCCGAGCTTTGCAAGGGTCTTGTTCCAGCTAACACCAATAGAACAGGTGATGCCAAGTTCATCCTTTATCGTGTCAGAAATCTTCTTAGCTATCGTCAGACCGTCGCCGTACATCATCCGACTGCCGGTACAATCGAGCCATGCTTCATCCAGACCGAACGGCTCGACCTGGTCCGTGAAGCGCAGGAATATCTCTCTAGTATACCCGCTGAACCTCGTATACATGTCATAGTGTGCCGGTACAAAGATAATATCCCGACAATGCTGCTGTGCCTCCCAGAGCGGCATGCCGGTCTTTACGCCCATACGCTTTGCCGGATAGGATGCTGTCAGAACGATACCGCTTCTCCTCTCCGGGTCTCCGCATACAGCAATCGGTTTCCCCTGCAATTCCGGGTGGTAGGCCATCTCACAGGAAGCGTAGAAACAGTTCATATCACAATGGAGTATTGTCCGCTCCTGTGCCATGGTCTTTCCCCTCCTGCCGCTCGTTTTACGCGATATTGTTGTATTGTGTTGCTTATTGGTTGTTTTTATTATATCATTTACAACCGACAGTTGCAATATAGATTAAAAAATTCTCCGGTTGTAGTCCGATTTACGCTACTACAACCGCTGACTTCTTGACAAAATGAAAAGAGGCGTTCTCAATGACGCCTCTTCGTGCTATAATAGTAAAAAAACAGGATGTGATAATATGCAAAGTATTGAGGAACGCGCAGCAGCCGCGTATGAACTGAAAGCCACCGGCAAGTGCAACTGCTCGCAGTCGGTTGTCAAAGTATTTCAGGACAAGCTGCCTGTCGGTGAGGATACCCTCATGAAGCTGACGGCGGGGTATGCTGCCGGTATGGGCTGCATGGAGAGCACCTGCGGCGCACTTATTGGCGCTGTGATGGTGGCGGGTATACTGACCGATGGCAAAGCAACGCCTCGGATTTCTAAAGAACTCCTGCAGAAGTTTGAGGCGAAATGCGGCGCTACTATCTGCAAGAACTTGAAAGGTGTCGGAACCGGCAAACCGCTCTGCCCTTGTCCTGAGTGTGTACGCAATGCGGTGCTTGCACTCGGCGAGGTTTTTCCGGACTAAGACAAACGGCAATTCTGAGGGTATTGGAGGGTATGAGGCATGACTATTGCGGAAATTTTAGAGAAGATGATTTGCTATTCTAACGGTAACATCCACGACATCGACCATCTTGTTCGTGTCTGGACATTCGCCAAGACCATCGGCGAACTCGAACATATTGATGCTGAGACGCAGTACATACTGGAAGTTGCCGCTATCACGCATGACATTGCCTGCCCTCTCTGCCGAAAGAAATACGGCAATGCAGACGGCAAGCATCAGGAACTCGAAGGCGGGCCCTTGGTGCGGGAATTTCTGCATGATACCGGCTTGACCTCGGAGCAGGTTGACCGCGTTGCGTATCTTGTCAGCCATCATCATACCCTGACTGACATTGACGGCATCGATTACCAAATCCTCATCGAGGCCGATTATATCGTGAACGCTGCCGAGAACGAGTACAGCAAGGAAAATATCAAGGGGTTCATCCACAAAGTAATGAAGACAAACAGCGGCTCGATGCTGGCGCGGCAGATTTTCTGCGTTTGATGAGCAAAAGCCAGAGCAAAAGGAGCGTTAATATTATGGCAAAGAAGGTTCTTGTGGTTTCCACAAGCCTGCGCGGAAATAGCAATTCGGAGATTTTGGCAAAGGAATGCGAGCGCGGCGCGAAGGATGCGGGTCATGAGGTTGAATTCGTGTCCCTGCGCGGCAAAGATATCCGATTCTGCATCGGCTGCATGTCGTGCCAGAAAACCGGCCACTGCGTTTTGAAGGATGATGTAGCCGAAATCATGGCAAAGGTCAAGGAATCCGAGGTTGTTGTCTTTGCTACACCCATCTATTATTACGAGATGTGCGGCCAAATGAAGACGCTGCTTGACCGTCTGAATCCTCTGTACGAGTCCGACTACAAGTTCCGTGACATTTATATGCTTGCCACCGCCGCAGATGACGATGCACACGCCATCGACAAAGCCTACAACGGTTTGCAGGGTTGGGTCGATTGTTTCGAGAAGGCTGAGCTTAAAGGCTATGTGTTCGGCAAAGGTATTGCCGAGCCGGGAGATGCAAAGAACCATACTGAGACTCTGCTGGACGCCTACAATCTTGGCAAATCCTTGTGAGGCATAGCGAAGGTCATGACGATTCGATACGCTGTACCCGCTGATGTTCCCGCCTTATCCGCCGTTGAGGCTGAATGTTTTCCGCCCGCTGAGGCGTTGCTCTACCGCCAGCTGGGTGCCAGAGTATGCTGGTTCTTCCGTTCTGAACACACTATACCCTTCCCACGCATCCACTCCGGTAACTAAGCGTTCAAGGCTTGTCTTTTTCTCGCACAACGTTCGTGTGCCACATCAGCGTATCCTCGTCATCGGTCTCGCTGCCCGCATCGGCTTCTTCCTCCAATGCAGGCGCAAACGCCCAGAGGTCTGGCCAGTCGAGTATCGAGCGCAGACGGTCGGATACGCTCTTCCCCTGCCAGTTAAAATCCGTGCAGAGCGTGCCCTCGTAATGGAAGCGTTCCCGCTTATCGTTGGTCAGAACGAGTTCCCAGCTCCCGGCATCGCAAACAAACCCTGTTGGCTCATAGGCGGAAAACACCGCCTCAAACATCGCCAGAATATCCCTGATATCCTTTTCGGATTCTCTGCGCACATATACCTGATTCAGCAGATACTTAGCGCCGTTCCCGAAATTGTAGCAGGACAGCCTTGCTGTTTTCTTTTTGACGGAAACCTCAAGTTTCTGCTCCACCTCGGCATCTGGCTCCGGGATAGGCCCGTAGCTCGAAGCATTTGATTTCAGCCGCAGCTTTACCAGCCTGCCCGAAAAGGGTACGCCATCATACATGTTCTTGTCCCTCTAGTTTTATTCTTTTTCAGCCTCAGCGAAGCCTTTGCTCCCGCACGCCAATTACCGCTTTGTCTTTATGCGTGCCTCGCCGCCAGCCCATAGGATAAAGTCAATCTTCTTCGTTGCACTGATGTCCTGATGCTTCGGCAGTGCTCTGTCAAATGCCTTTATCCACTTTTTTGCCACGGGCAACTTTTTGAATTCATAATACCAATGATTGATTGTATTGTAGCAGTCATAGATATCATCAGGCCGATACTTGCCACTTTTCTTGCAAGGTTTTAGCCCCAACATGGCAAGGACATTCGCGTCCCATATCGGCTCATTGATGTCCACTGTTGCCAACATCTTACTGACAAAAGAAGGTTCAAGAGTTCCAACTCTTACGGAAAGTTCTTCGAGAGTCCTATCAAACCGCGATTGCGGATTTTGTTTCACTTTTTCGAACATTTCAAAGTATATTTTCCGCCATTCTTCGTCTCGGCGCACACGATAGAAAGCGTTGAACACTCGCTGGAAGTCCTCATCTTGCGAGACATCTACCTTCCATACCTGTTCCATTATGTATGCGTAACGCTCAACGTCCCTTTCACGCCGCTTTAATACTTCTACTGCCGCTTTCAGGTCCACATCAGGCACAAAAGTGGCTGCATTGCCCGCATAAGGCGCAGGCATGGGTTTCCACGCAATAATCATGTAAGACGGCCACATGCGTTCGTGCAACGCATCGCTCCACCACTTGCCATCTTCAAAGAAAGCCGCCGTTGTCATCTTTGGATTGACACGTGTCACAAGATAGCCACCCGGTTTCTTCGGTTTGCCTTCCCACATAGGAGTCCAGCCGTCATTATCTACAGCTGACTTATTCTCGCCATTTTCCGCCATATTGGTATCCTTTCAGCAATTTCTAATGGATTTCACAGACACTCATTTTTTGCTCTGCTTCACCCGTGATTTTCAGCATCCCCATCCCTAATGATGTACAGCACATCTTTAGCTTTCTGCAACTCTTTCGGGATGGCAGTTGCCTTGCAGCGCCGGAGTTCGACGACTTGCCCGGCCAGATTCTGCTTCTTCGCAGGAGTCGGCACAATGACAACATCACCCAAACACACATCGTCATCGCATCGATAATACCGAGCCCCGACCACTCCGAGAATCTCAACGCCGCAGAAAACGGCATCGTCAGTCTTTGCCGGGACTCTGTCGAAGGTTCTCGCATTGAACATCTCGCCGAGACTCTCCGTGTCAAAGAACGCAGCAACTCTGCCGATGAAGTTTGCCCAGTTGCCCGGAAGTCCCTCCTTATCGAAAGACCCCGTATAGGACGCCGATTTCTTGTCAGTATATAGGGTCGTGATTTGGTAGGTCCTACTGATACCTTCTTTTGTGACAGGTTTCGGATTCACCTCGCCAGGCTCAAACAGAGGCTGCTCCTCATACCATGCAAGCAGGTCCTTGACCGCTTCCGGCATCTCAAATGTCATGGATACACGCTTGTGGTTCCCTACCCTGCGATTGTAGGCGATTTCATGGGTCATGCCGCTAATAATGAGTCGTTCAACGACATCCTCTACCGGCGCATGATACTTTTCCGCGACCTTCTCGGCAGCATCCTCCGCCACTGTTTGCCGAAATCTGATGTCGATGCTCGATACATGGCTTTCTTTATCGATGCTCATAGCAAAGCCGTTGAGTTTTTTGAGCGTTGTCCTTTCCCGGAGAATCTCAGTTAAGGTCTTGCCCTCGTACACAAAATCCTGTCCGTTCGAGCCGTGGTAGAAGAACACTTCATTCTCATCGGTTAGCAGGCGGACTCTCCAGAATCCGGAATTGGTCGGGATTTTCATTTTATTGTATTCGGAGAATACGGCAATAAACGCATTGAAGATGTATTCGGCATCCTCCACCGGTATCTGAACCTTGCGTTTCTGCCGACCGTCCATGCGGGTTGTCTTGAGTTTTACGGTGCCATCCGGCTTGATTTCGAGGAGTTCCTCCTCATTACATGGCTGAGTGACAATACTGTTGAATCCATAGGTCCGCAGCCGGATTTTAACGAGCTTACCCTTGAATGGCAGCTGTTCGTGCGTGATGTATTTGCCCATTTGCTTTGTCCTTCGTTTTTAAAGCGGTTATTTACCGTTGTCCGCCGCCACTACCTGTTCCGCGCCCTTTGCAGCCGAAGCGCTCGTGAAATACCGGAGCGGGATATTTTTGCTGCGGACAATATCAATGATTTTATAGAATGCCTTATGCGACATATAGTTCGTCTGCAGCCATACCATCTCGGCACCTTTGATTTGTTCGCTGCTCGGAACACCTTCGATGAACTTTACATCCGGCAGCATCGGCTTGATGGCTTTCAGCCAGGTCGGATGCCCGCCGAACACCACATGCTTCTTCTTGGTATGGTACGGGAATGCGGTGTTCTGTTTCTGGCTGGGCTTCTCCTCCCCTGCATCATTGGTCAGAGCGAAAATCAGCTCACGCAGGTCGTTGAGTTCCTGCTTTTCTACGGTCCTCTTATTCGCCTGCTTCTCTATGATGGCATCTTTATCAGACAACGCCTTCTTTGTTTTGTACAGCTCCTCTTTCTGCTGCTCATTCTCTTTCCGCAGCCTTTCGAGTTCCTTCTCATATTCCTTGCATTGTGCTGCGAGAGACTCGGTATTGTCCTTGAAATCCACCCGCTCTTCGAGGTTAGAGAGTACAGATATATACGCACCGTAGATAGCCTTACCTTCATCTGCCGTCACGCCGCAGTCATAGAGGGATTCTGCGAACGCATCGATGTTCCTCGTATTGCGGGGCACTATCGCGCCGTTCGTGAAGGTATAGATGGCTTTCGATGGTGTGTATCTCAGATTATCTTCCCGCTTCGTATCGGGAGGCAGGTGCAAACTCATATCGTTCCAGGAAATCGGCACCATCCGGCTATCCTTCGTATGGAGTTCATTGTAAATGTCAATGTGCGGGAAAACGTCGATGATATCTGCCGTGTCAGCTCCGTTCTTGTCGCTCAACTCCTTCACAGTCCCACCGCTCCACGGCAGCTGAGCGGCAGAGAAGGACAGAATAACGCTGGTCGGATAATACAGCCATGCGAGGTCATCGCCCTGGTCGATGAGGTAATAGAAGGCAAAGCACATCTCATACGGGTCCGGCACTGAATACCGCGCTGCATATCTTGCTATGAGTTTCGGATACCGTTTTGCCCAGCTTTCTTCGGTCCAGTAGGATTTTATAATGCTGTCATTCTGGAAATCGGATATCTCGTCATAGAGTGCATCGCGTTCATCCTGAATCGCTTCCATCTCATCGATGATATTATCGCTGCGGTTTTTGAGGTCAAATACATCTGCTGCAACCTGCATCTTATCATCAATAAGCGGGACACCTTCTATTCTTCGCTGAATACTCTTTCCGGTAAAGGCAGCTTTCGCTTTTTCTGATAGTTTAACGCTTTCCTCAGAGATGACTTTGAACTCTTCTGTTTTCTTTCTGAGTTCTTCGGCGTACTTTATCTCCTTCTTTATCCACTTGTTACGGCAGGTGAAATATCGGTTCACTGCGGCTTTTGACATGAATGCGAATGTGTTGACGGCATTATCGACCATGTCTTCCGGCAGTAGCGCCAGAATTCCATCAAACACCTGTCTGGACGGCACATCCTGATGCTGTTTCCCGGCAATCGTATACCCATCCGTGACAAAGACCCTTGCCGGGTCCTTCGGGGATTTTATAAGTCCAACACAGTCCTCGTTCCGGTGCAGGATGGTGTATAGCATGCTCCGCAACACTGCCTCGCTGTAGCACGGAGACACACATTTCGGCAGACGCACGGAATTCAGTTTATCTTTGTCTTTCGGAAGGAGTGCCAGCGCCTCGTCCATCTTCTGATTTGCACGAATTGCGTCGAGAATCCAGATGGCCGCTGCCAGAGAATAACAGAACATCTCTTCACCGACATTGTACGGCGGGTCCATGAGGATGTTTATCGCAATCCATTCGTCATCAAAGTTAAAGCTTGGGTCGCCCTTGATGCAGCCCTCTGCGATACGCTTCGCCACAGCACGGTTCTTCTCCATGGCATCAATACGCCGCTCCACGCTGCGTTTATCGAGGTCGAAGGACGCTGCCACATTTTCTTTTTCCGCAGCATTGATATTCGCCAGTCCCTTTAGGGCTCCAGCAAATGCATTCCTGCACTTCTCGCGGAATGACGCCGGGCGATTATTGTTTCTTTTCGCTTTCGATTTCATAGCGGCTCCCTAGCGTTGTTTTCTTCTGTCTCCTATTATACCATATACTACCATGAACGGACAGATTTCGGCAGTAAAAAAGAGGCCGCCGTTTTTGGTGACCTCTAAAAACAGTATGATGATTTTGTCAGGCTGAGCCTGTATCGGACTTTTTCTTTACCATGCAGCATTTCTTAAAGAACGAAATACCGTACAACATTTTTATAATCCCCGCACTTGGAAGGTGCAGAAGCTGTAAAAGGGTGCCTAAAAAATAAAAAGCCGCCTCAAATAAACGAAGCGGTTTTTCAGTCAGAATTCCCGATAGCATCTTATACCATACCAAGAACTATTATGGGAACTATGATTCGTTAAGTGTATGTCCTTAACGCATTTATATTATATATTATGCACTATAAAATGTCAATATGATTACTCCGTAGTCCTTTTGTTTTTTCCATGATACAGCGGATTTCGTATACTGACAAGATGCGCTCTTCTCCTTTACGGTTTGCATCTGCCGCATGGCTTATACCCTTCCGAAATTAACTCATCCCGCGTTCCGGTATACGCCTGCTTGTTCATGTCCTTCATCTCGTCCACGCTGCTGCAGGACGGATAATGAAAGCGCTTTGTGTTAGTGTTCAGGATATAAGTCGAGGCTTCCGTCGCCGGTTCATTACCCTGCTCATGGAGGGGTGTTGCCGCCGCCATGTTTTCCCGTTCTGGCTCAGCATTGTCTGCCTGTGCTCATTGTTTATCTCCCCGCATTTTTTCGTATTCTTTCTGGATGTCTGAGAACAGTATCAGGTTGCTCGGCTGTCCTTTGCTTTCTCTCTCGAAGCCTTTAAGCTTGACCTCGCAGTCCAAGGCGGTTTCAAGGTCCGCAATTCTGGCATGGTCGTTGCACAGCGGTAAAGGATTCTCGTCATCCGGGCCGCAGGTGATGTTCAGGATACCGTACAGCCATTTGCCGGGACTCATGATGAATTCCTTATCGATGTCTGTTTCGAGGAGTTCTACCCCCGGGAAGTAGGGCGTTTCGAGTCTCGGGAATTCTTCCTCATCGAAATTGAAGCTATAGGTTAGCACGCAGTCAGGTGACGGCGTTTTAATGGTACAGCGGAACCGCTCATCGGGGAATGCCTGGCACCGCGTCACGGAATACTGATAAGTTCCCGTGCAACTTACAGCAAAGTTGAAGTATTCGACCCACGCATCAATGTTCGTCAGCTTATACGCATGTACGGTTTGCAAGATACACTCAATTGCTTCGTCCTTATGTTCCTGCAAAAGCCGCCCTTCCTCGGTATCGGCACCGAAGCTGAACTCTAACCCCGTATCCTTGCTGTATCGGCCTTTCGTGTAGTTGCTCAGCCAGCGGATTCCGAGGACCTCAAACGCTCCATCGTAATGCGAGAAGGCATAGGCATGCTCATTGATATGGAGCGTGCCTTTGATGACATACTCGGAGTCGTAATACTTTGTTTTCTTGTACCGAAGATTATCGGTGCAAATCATAGCAAACATAGTTTCCTCATTTCGCGGGGTTATAGGGTTTCGGCATCGGCTTCCAGGCAACAATCATGCCTTCCGGCCACGCCCATTCGCACAACGGTCCATCCCACCATTCGCCGTGCTCAAAAAAGGCAGTCGTAGTCATAAGAGGGTCTTTGCGGGTAACGAGGTAGGAATCGGATTCCGGCGGCGGGGACTCGGTCATAGGTGTCCAGTCGATGGCCTTTTCCAAAGCATCCATAAATGCCTCCTTAGCTTTTCCGTTCTGCAAGCAGTACTCAGTCCAGCGGGCGCGTGTACCGGCATTTCGGATAGCTGCTGCATCCCCAGAACGCACCGTTTCTGCCATGGCGCATGACCAGAGGCTGACCGCAGAACGGGCACTTCGTTTTCAGGTCCTCAATATGTTGCTGCTTTTCTTCTTTCGTCACCTCAGTGAGAGGACGGAGCAGTCCGGCTAATCTCTCAATATCCGCATGAGAATATACTACCGGTGCATCCTTTATCCGCTTCCGCATAAGGCGCAGCATCGTATGGCGGCGGCATACCGTGATATCCCCGCCAAAGTATTGCGGGACTTTCTTTAGCGTGCAGCGTTCCGAGAATACGACATAGGATGAAAAGGCTTCTTCCGGCATAGACAGGTACTCAGCCAATGCCCTGATATGTGTGCGGTTCTGCTTGACGGGATTATAGAAGTGTTCCTTGCGACCATTTCTGAAGCACTGTGTCCATTTCAGCTGGTCTTCGCTGCCGAATATCCAGCCGCTGTAGTATTTGCTCTCGATGACAAAGATGCCTTTCTCATGTAGCATCAGCAAGTCGATTTCGGTGGTCTTGCCTTTCATCGGCAGGTATAGGTTAGTAAGAACCACACGCTCCCCTTCGATGCCATTGCTCTGTAAGGCATAGTCAATCAGGTATTCACCGAACTGTCCTGCGTTCCGGTAATGCAGGACAGATTTAAGAAGTCCAGGCTGCTCACCTTTCAGGATTTGCCAAAGCCCCATGGATGCCACCTACAATCCTATCTGCTATATTTCCTTTTTCCGTCGCCAAATGTCCATTGGTTTTGCTGCTGCCTACATTATTATATATATTATACGACAGGCATTACCAAATAGCAATTAGGAGCATATCGAAAACGGCAAGTTTTGGTTGCCATGATTCCGATTATCTCCAGCCGATACCTAGCAGTTGTTGTGGGAAATTTTCCAAAACGAAACTTTTAATTCAGGCACTTCGCTATTGACAAACTTCTTTCTTTGTGCATACAACCCGGACGGTTCCCTGCCTTGGGAAGCGGCTATCCGCTCTGGATGAATCCTTCTGCCGAGGTTCACCGTGCCTGCCGTCCCGCCGGTCGTGCAGCCGGAGTCAGCCCTGCCTGCATCGTTCAGAACGGAAAAACATACTAACACCTATACATGCAAAATAGTATACGGAAAGCCTCACTCCAACAAGCCAAAGCAAGTCCCTGACAAGTGTTTAGCAAGTCTCTAACAAGTGCATAGCCCATACGCACCAAACAAACCCGCCGACTGTATCATCGATAGCAGCAGAAAAGGGAGTCGCATTCCACGACTCCCCTCTCGGCAGTAAATCATTTCAGTATTTTATTCAGCTGCAGATTGAAGATTTTGCTCAACGCATCCAGCCGGTCCTTCGGCACATCAATGTTCTCAGGTTCCTTGAATCTAAAGCCTGCCATGTTCTTTAGTTCCGCACGCAAATCATCGGTAAGCATCGCCTGTGCCGTCTTGATGAAATCCCCGCCAACCCTCGGCTCGCACTTCGATATGCACCACGCCGGGTTCTTTTCAAGGGTTTCTGTATCGAATTGGAACAGCAGGCTGCGGTTGTTGTCATACACAGGAGCCATTCCGGTAATTTGCATCGTATCGTTGTCGAAAAGGAACCCAACATTCCCCAAGTGCCGGTCAATGTTGAGAATAAGCGCGTCCAACACGAACATCCGGCGCATAAGGTCCTCGCTGCCGTATTGTTCAGCGAATTTGAGGAATGCAGCGGGATTCCTGCGATTGGAAACCGGTAATGCCGACAGCTTAACCAAGCCAAACCGTTCACTGGTAAACAGCTTGCACTTCGACGCCAACCGTCCATGATAAAAGGTAAGTTCGTACTTTGCATTGTTTCGGCAAAGAATATCGGCTACCTGAGTAGCGAGGTATTCAGATAGTGGTTCGATTTCGTAGGTGTCACTGCCGCTTTTGTACAGGTAGGCCGTGCCATTTTCCCGCTGCCAGCACTTTGCATACGCACCATCTGTTCCAAATTCAGGAGATGTCGAAGAAAGAGTTGTTGAAGAGATGACGCCATCGAAAGCTGCGTTGGAAACCAATTCATCGAACTCGTTGCGATACAGGGAAACATCGTTCCAAGACAGGGTGCTTTCCGGTTGTTTTACCCAGAATGTGTCATTGAGAGAAAGTGCGTGAGTTAATTTTAGAAAATTTTCGATGGATTCACAACCATACTTTTTCAGTAGCTCTGCGATGTGTTTCCTGTGCTTAGGTGCCTTGCGTGCATCAAGAAAATCGCCAATGTTATCGTATCCGATAGGTCGAGATTCTGTATACCATTCAATTTCTTTGCCTGCCACAAAACCGAACTCGTCCTCATAGCAATCAAACAAAAGCCACTTTGTATCTTTGTTCATCAGTAAAAACAACACGCGGAACCACACCTCACTTTGTACAATATTTTGCTCTAACAAAAGTATATCTCAATTTATCGTAATTGTCCACGAATTTCATAGCTTTGTCCTTTGTTGGTTCCGTTTTTGTCATTCGTGTCGTTTAGTTTTATTTTCAGCGATTTTTATGCGTATATTTGCACGAATATTTCTGGATTATCCGCACTATATGAAAGCAGCAATACACGCCCCAAGCATATCGCGTTGATTCGTCATTTGCGCGGTATTTGGCAAGTCTTTCATTCCTCATTCTTTTTCTTGCATCGTACTCCCTTTGGGTAGGCCACATGATAGGTTTCGCCTTTCCCCAACTCACAACCAGCATCCTCAGCGTTTTTTCTTGCCCGTTCACTGGCCTTTTGTCTTCTGGGAAAGTTGCAAGGTGTTCCATCACTCGGTAGCTACAGGCTTCCTAAAACATTCTGGAATACGCGGAAATTCGAATCATCTCGCGGTGAGCAATATACAGCGAACTCAATGGTTTCAAACTTCATCCGGTATTCCTGCACCACTGCCTTCATTGCATGTGCTACAGCCAACGGCGGGTTGCTGAACGCACCGCATCCGAATGCGCCAAGGATGACAACCTCATTGCCATTCTTCCAGGCAATATCAAGCACTTTTCTCATCCGCTTTTCGTGCAGCGCCTGCAGTTCTTTCTGGCTGATGCGCACAGCGGTGTTTCCATCACTTGGATTCATACCGTTGCTGGGGCACTCCCGGAGATTCGGGGCCGCGCAGGTCAACACATTGACAGAATACCACTTGTCTTCCAGCAACAGCTTGGGATACGCAGTATCGGACTTGAACGCAATAACGCCCGGTGTGTAGATGCAGTCATCATTGTGCAGCGGGTTCTGTTGGCGGCGATGAGGCGCGTAGAATTGCTTCCAAAGGCTTTCTTCTTTGAGATTCGGATACAGCGTGGAACAGCGGCAGATTGCCTCTTCCTGTGCCGAAGAACCTTTCACCACACCACCGCCCGGATTTGCCGCAGAAGCAAAGTTGTGGATGCAGACTTTCTTCCCTGCATAGGCATAAGGCATTGCTGCTTCCAGTGTGCGTTTGGAACTCACAATGATTTGGGCAGGCCGAGCATAGGTGATTGCCTGCTTCTCTGCGCATTCGATGCCTTCAGGATACAGCTTCTGTTTTTTAGTGCTTTGTTCGATGGCGTTGCGCAGCGTACTGTTTTGTTTGCACAAAGCAAGGGTATCCTCGAAAATCTCGACATTTTCTTGCCTTCCCATAATTCCAACCTCTTTTCTTTAGGCAATCTTATTTTAAAGAATTGTACCATGTTTTATCGGAGCTGTCGATGTTTTCTGATTATTGTCCCATTATTTCGGCAGAAGCGTCGAATGGTGATGTCATCGAGTTTTTCTCGGACAGAAACGAGGAGAAGGTGAGCATTCCGTTCTGGATGTATTATCCTTCTGCTGAAGTTCACCGTACCTGCCGCCTCACCGGTCCTGTAGCCGGAGTCAGCCCTGCCTGCATCGTTCAGAGCGGAACACAGCAGCGACCGCCTATTATATGGTATCAGGTCATACTATTTCTCAAAGCCCTATTTATCCATATAGTAGCTATCCGATAAGACTATAGCTTCATCCACCGCGTCCCGCAGTCTGTCATAGGATACTTCCTCTTTCGCAAGACGCTTAACCACATTCAGCGATATCTTTCTCTGCGCAGGCGTTTCCTTACAATACCCGTCTACCACGAATGTTGGCACAACATAGAACACCCAGTCATCCACAGTCAAGGCATTGCGCTTCCCGATATCCTTGTTCGTATTCAGGCAGAATACATATACCTCTGACTGCCTTGACAGCTTCCGCTCGGCATCCTGGTTCTCCCAGTAGCTGTTGTTTGTCGGTGCAATCGAGAAGGTCCGTATTGGGGATATCTCTTTGTTCCAGGGATGCACATAGCTTGTTGCCTTAACCTCGATGCGCTTGTTGCGGTATGCCATGTCATAGGCTGTCCAGTAGTTGACATTTTCGGCTTTCTTAATGCCGAGTGCTTTCGCCACGAGGAGCTCCGCTATTGTCTCCGCCATCCCGTCCAGCTGGCTGTATGCGTATTGCCAGAAATCCTCAACGGAGAAGAGGTCCTTGCCACGGAATCGGAACATCTCATCGGGCGCATAAGGCTCATATGCAGTCAGTTCTTCTTTCTTCTTAGCTACTGCCGCTTCCAGCTTTTCTGTATACGAATTTTTCGTGTCCATTTGTCCCCCGTGTCCTTCGCATATACTTTCCCAGACTATGCCTTTAGTCTAGCACATGTTGAGCACAAACGCCACAGGAAATTGATGCGCCGTGTTGTTTTTTAGCATTGTCGGAAGATTGGCCTTCGGAGAAAAAAGAAAGCGTACAGGCTGGGATGCCTATACGCTGATTTGTACTGGTGTCCCGCGCTTGGAAGGTACGGGGTTTATAAAATGGGGACTAAAAACAAAAAACCGCCTCACTAAATGAAGCGGCTTTTGAACAAAGTTCCCAATAGCATCTTATACCATACCAAGAACTATCATGGGAGCTATGATTCGTTAAGAGGATGTCCTTAACGCTCTTATATTATATAGTATGCACCACTAAATGTCAATACAATCATTCTGTCATGTTTGTGCTGACCCTTGACTTTTTTAGTTGCATGCCATTACTCAATCTCTTCAATTTCGACATTGGGGGTTGCCCCGTATTTTCCGAGAAGATATCCTTTGCGGATGTTATCGGTTGTACGCGTTGAGAAGTTGCTGATGCTATACAACTCCGATGCGCCATCGTCTTTGTGTTTATCTACAAAGTACAGTTGGTCTTTTCGAAGCAGCTCCATGCTCAGCAATTCAGTGTTGTGTGTAGTGAAGACAAGTTGAGCGCCTTTCGGGTTCGTCTTCTTGCTCTGGAATTTAGCGATGATAAACTCGACTAACGCCTGGTGCAGGTCCTTTTCTATCCCATCGATGAGTAAAAGCCCTCCTTTTGACAAAACTGATTCGATGGCAGGCGCGAGCGCCATCAGCTTTCTTGTGCCATCGGATTCGTCTGCGAGCTCAATCGAATACATGTTATGATTTCCGCTCTTGTCTTCACCTTGATGTATAGATGTCGCTGTGACCTGGCCCATCCTCGAATGCGTTTCTGCATTGCTCGAGGTTTCGGAGAGCAGATGCATAAACTGCACAAGTGCTGCTTTGACTTCATCCGGTATATTCTCCGGTAAGTCAGCTTCCTCGTTAATTTCCTTGCTGTTGATTTCGAACCGCATGCCCTCAATGCCGACATCCGCAGTTTTCGCATAATTGGAAATCGCTTTCAGCATATTGGTATCGTTCGAGTATTCGAGCAGCTGCCGAGGTATATCCGAATAGTCTCTTGAGAAATAAATCATCTCTCGAAACCAAGTCATGGCTTTCGAGCAAGCCTCATCGTTCATAGTACATGCCACGGAGAAGAACAACTGATTTTCTGCCACTATCTGGCTTATCAGTTTTCTGCGAGCCTTCTCTTCGGTAAAGGAGAAAACCTGCTCGCTTCTGGAAAAGACGAGGGCCTTCTGTCCTTTCGGTGCATGGTATAGCGATTCAGCATACACCTTTTCTTTCGTTGCGGAAAACGAATACCAGTATTTGGTGCCGTCTAAGGTATACACGAACGAGAACTCTGTCGGTTCAGATGCCGAATAGTCGTTCAACGCGAACGGAACAACCGGTATCGCTGCTTTTTCGTGTTGCGTCTTCTGCGCGTTCTTTATGAACTGAACCGAAAGCCAAAATGCCCGGATGACATTGCTCTTGCCGCCACCGTTCTTTCCGTAAATGGCAACGCTGGGCAATATACGCAGCCCTCCGTATGGGATAAGGACACTTTTCAGCGTGCTCAGACCCGTGGCTTCCATGGAAAGCACTGCCTCATCACGGAACGAACGGTAGTTTTTCACGGTAAATTCGACCAGCATATTCTCACCTCTTTCGTATACTTATAGTATACAAGGTTATTTTGTGAAATTCAACGCTTTTTGTCAATTATTTTGCTTTTTATGCGTGTATTTCCGTGTTTCTGTGTATTACCTTCGTGTTCTCTCAACTACAGATGGTCCTTGCAGCAAAAAAGAAAGCGTACAGGCTGATGTTGCCTATACGCTGTTTTTTATTGTTGCCGATTCAGGACACCGCTCTGCTGATAGAAGCGGCATATCCGTTCTGGACTTGTGTTAGAGGCCCAGTCGAGCCGGATGACCGCCCGCGTACTCTTTGCACGAATTGCACACAGGGTATCCAGTATCCCCATGCGGGTATATGCCTTCTGGGCATAGAACTTCCTCGTGGATTTCATACATTCCCACGAGGATGCCGCTTTCCGGGACGACAGGAACGCAGAACCCCGCCGCTAGGAACCTCATCAGAACGGAAAAGCCATAGGGAAGCTATATACCCGTCTACAAACTGAAAGCTATTCAACTCGAACATTTACGGGGGACATGGTGAGATTGCCTTCACCCTCAACTTTGTACCATTTATTCTTTTCGAGTTTGATTTTCTCTGTCATACCATGTGTAATGTAGCCGATTATGTACTGCTTTCCTGTTTCAACATCAGTAAAGACAACATCCGTATCGCAATCGCCACTTACTTTTACAGTTCCCCTAAGTGGCTGTATTTGTTCTGCTTTTATTGTACCTTCGCTATTTGAAAGAGTGAATGTATGCCTTTTCCGGATACTGGAACAAATCAAGAGCACAGCCAGAAAGGCAACTATCGCACACAGCACCAAACGCCTCATTCTCATCAAAACACCTCCTGCAAATTCCAATTTTTGCACTCCTCCAAACTGGAATTGATTTACTTCTTTTTGTCATTGAAGTAGATGATAAATGCACCCATTACTGCAATAGCAATGAGCAGTCCAAACTCAACCCAATCACCTAGAAATTCAAGTCCTACAACCATACCTAAATAACCAACAATCAATGTAACGATTGCTGCCAGAATTGCTTTACCCACATAATCACTC